GTGCCGCTGGTCCTACCTTGCGTCTCACAAGAATGAGAACGATACGTATGAAACGATGAAGAAGGGATGCGTTGCCTTTCAGAAGAATCAGGTCACCAAACCCTTCTTCAAGAAACCCGAGATTGACAAGGCGATGATCATCTATGATATCGTGCAGCAGATCAGTCGCATCCCGCTCAAAATGATGCAGGAGACTGATACGCTGGGCGACATCTTTGAGCACATGCTGGGACGCGGTATGAGCACGATGGCCGACGAGGGGCAGTATTTCACGAACCGTGCGATCTGCAAGTTGGCGTTCAAGCTGGCATATGACATCAAGAAGACGCTACGCCGTGCGGACGGATCACTCTGCACCTTTGCGGACTGGTTCTGCGGAACGGGCGGTTTCCCTGCAGAGTTCGTCAAGGGCGTCAAGGCGCACGATCCTTCCGTGGACTGGGCGCGGGATGCAGGATCTCTCTTCTGCCAAGACATGAACCTGTCCAGTGTGACGACCACGTTGCTGAATCTGCTGATTCTGACTGGCATCCCCTTCCGCGGCGACACGATTCGCGGCAGCAATTCATTCACTGATGCGATTACAACGGGTGCAGGCGCACCCTTCCCTGGTCTAACAATCGATTACTGCTTCATGAATCCGCCTTATGGTGGTGACAAATCAAAGGGCAAGGACTACAAGTTTGCCTATTCTAAGACAGTCAAGGGCGACGACGGCAAAACAAAGAAATTCTTCGTAAACCAGGAAATTCAGAGCATCGGTGTGGAAGACGACGACAAAGTCTCGGCAGGCGTTCAGCTGGCGATGGCGACGCTTTCGGAAAGCGGCGTATGCTGCATCGTTCTTCCACAGGGCTTCTTCTTCGGCGCATCCAAGAAGTGTGTGGAACTTCGAAAGAAGATCGCGGAAGAGTATCGCATCCACTCGGTGGTAGACATCGCATCTGGCTCATTTCTGAATACGGGCACGAAGACGAGCATGATGGTCTTTCAGAAAGGAGCGGGACCGACAGACATGGTGACCTTTATGGGACTGGATGAAACGGTGTTGGTAGAGGCGACATTGGATGAGTTGCGCGCGAAGAACTACTCGCTGAACTTCAAGCAGTATTTACCACAGAGTGCAGTGGAGGTGGATGGGTTTGAGATGGTGAAGCTGGGCGATCTAGTCAATTTTAGCGGAGGAAAATTTACGACGGGCTATTCTAAGGAAAATCCTGGCATGTATCCATTCTTTAGCGGAAAAACTCTTCAACCAGATGGTACGTGTAAGGACTTCTGCTTTGATGGAGATGAATATTTGGTTCTCATTAAAGATGGGGGTAGTGGAGTTGGAATCTATGGAGATAACATTGGAATGGGTAAAATATTCTATGTCAAAGGAAAGTCTGCAGGGACGTCTCATAATGCGGCTCTTCATAAAAAGAGTGAAAGAGTGCTTCTCCTATATCTATACTACTATCTGAAATCTATCAAATCATCTATTATGGATTTAGCAAAATATACAACAGGATTGGGTGTGATTAGCCAAGGAGATCTTCGCGAACTCCAAATCCCCCTCCCCTCCCTTGAAAAACAGCAGGAAATCGTGGACTCCATTGACAGCTTCACCCAACTTGCACACGCCGAGGAGCAATCGTTGAAGATGCTTGAAAAGAGCGTGATGTTTGAGGTGAAGTGGATGGGGATGGGAAAAGAGCGGGTGAAGCTGGGGGATGTCTGCTCTGTCAAGACTGGAAAATACATCACAAAGGCTACCGCAACTCCAGGCATCTATCCAACATATGGAGGCGGTGATGCTGGTGCCTGTATTTCGGAATATAATCGTGAGAATGAGTTCATGATCTCTAAAGACGGTGTTTCTGAAACGTGTGTGCGTTATATAAGCGGTAAATTCTTCCTGAATCACCATGGATGGACAATTGAACCAAAAGACGTCGCTACGTATCCATACATTGGTTATTGGTTACTATCAAATCAAGATAAACTATACGAACTCGCTGCTGGAACTGCTCAAAAGGGTATTAACCAAGACAGTTTCTATAGCATCCAAATCCCCCTCCCCTCCCTCGCCGAACAGCATACACTCCAATCGGACTTTGATGAGATCCGCCATAAGCACGCCAAGATCGCGGAATACAAGGCGAAGGCACAGGCGGCGATTCAGCGCCTGATCCCTGGAGCCAATACGAAGGATGCCGTTGTGGAGCCAGAAATGCAGGTCATTCTAAGCCACACGAGCACGTGTGAAGTAGATGAGGATGGTGATGGATGCACATGCCGCATCCCAATAGAAAAAGAGGAAGACCCCATCTCTGCTACTGCGATTCCAGAAGTATCCGCTACTGCAGCCGTCTCTGCACCAGCAATCGTTCGCCGCCGACCCAAGAAAGTTGCTATCGCGGCAATGGAGTAAACTACCACACGATCTCGTCCTCCTCATTAAATTCCGCCGAAGGATTCGTATAGCTCTCATACATCTCGCCAGGATGGGCAGGAAGAAGAGGGCTCTTTTTTTGGTTGTATTCGGTCCACGATCGGATCCCCATCTGTTTCCATCGCGCGGTCCATTCGGCCTTTGTCAGCGGAAACGCGCTCGTATCCACGCCCAAGAAGTGATACCACGACACCCACTGATCTTTAAAGTATGCCTTGGGATCCACGATGTATTTAGGGTGAGACGGTGTATGATCATACTCATGACGCGACCCCAGACCCATCTCGCGATTTAGCGCACGAACAACCTCGTATTTCTCCTTTGGATCGGCGCGCTCAAACGCCTTGCGCGCATACATGGCCTGAATGCGCTGGATCGTTTCTTCTACATGATACACCTTCCCATTGATCGCAACGGGTCCGAAGAATTTCTCCACCAGTCGGCGTGTTTTCTCTTTGGAGGGCTCACTGTCTTTCCCCATACACTCCATGATGTTCAGGACAATGGAATCAAACACGTCGTCCTCCGTCGTTCCGTCATCGCTCGGGCGAACAATGATGCACCATCCCTCTTTTCCCGCATAGTCGCACCGCAAGGCACGGCCTGCGATCTGTAATAAGATGTATGCCGCGATTGTGTCGCCCATCAGGACGAGTGTCATGTCTAGTCCATAGATATCGGACCCCTCGCGATAGCGTTCGCACGCAAACAGAATGCGCGGTTGTCCGTCGGCGGGATCGGTGAGGAATAGGTCGTCCGAGGAGGCAATACGAGCGTCATCGTCCACCGCAGTGTAGAGGTGCCACTCTGGCATGATCTCTTTCGCCATGGACACCGCCTTGCACACCTCATGGACCGCAGGAAGATAGACGATCACCTTCCCACCACTTCGCAACCCACCCCCCCATTTTCCCTGTGCCTGTTTCTCTGTGATGGATTGGCGAATGATCTCCACAAAGGAGCGAACCACGACGGCCCGCTGTAGCATGTTGGAAAGCACATGCACGCCGAATCGCGGCTGAGCAATCCATCCCTCTTGGATCGCCTCGTCCACGTCGCAGCGGTGAAGAATCTGTAAGGGGTGGCCGAATAGATCGGCGAGTTTCTTATGCTGGGCGGAGGCACTCGTTTTGGGCGTCGCAGAGGTTCCCGTCAGAAACGGGGTGGCCCATTCGTGGCGCTTTTGTTGTAAGCGAATGTGAAATTCATCTCCTGTGATACGATGCACTTCGTCATAATGGAAATGGGTGATTGCTGGTAGGGCATCCCATTGAGCCGTTGTCGTAAGAGACGCATGGGTGGCCAGAAGAAGGATGGGGGTGTCGGTGGGAATCACGAGCGACGATAATTGCCCGTGATGACCCTCGCATATTGTGATGCCCCATTTGGCGAGTTTGCGGATGTGGGGGAGAATCGTATCAAAGATGTCATTTTTCGGAGAAAGGAGCAGACCGCGAAAGATCACGCCGTGTTTTGTAGAGGCGCGTGCAGAAAGGACAAAGAGCATCAGCAGGGCGATCGTTTTACCCGTTCCCGTGGCCCATTGAACAATTCCTTGGTATTGGGCGATGTGGTGTTCGGTCCACTGGTTGCAGATCGCCTCAAAGCGGTCCCATAGCTCCAATTGATTTCTGCGTGGGAGTTGACCTGGTAAGAGAAAGGTGGCGAAGAAGTCGCGCTTGATCGCAAAGGAATCGCATGTGACGGGTGATACGATTCGTGTTCGCCGTGTGGTATCCTCTGCCTCCACTTGTTTCTGCTCCTGCTCTGTCATGGGTCGCATGGGATACGGATCGTGATCATGTTGTTGAATGATATGGATGCCTTGTGCTTGGAAGAATTCGTGTAAGACGTGAACATAGTCCCATCCCTCTTTCTGATACCATTCGGATCCTCCACTGTGTTGAAGGTGCACTTCCGCGCGACCCGTTTGAAGGAGATAGTTTGGAAATTGTCTGTGATCCAGATCGTAGAGGTTCTGTGGATCGTCGTGGAATGCCTCGGGGGCGAGCTGGAAAAGATGGAGGTAGACGGGCGGTTTGGGGCTGTAGGTGCTGTAGGCCCATTTTCGGTATGCGGGATGGAGGGTGGACCCGATTTTAATGATGGTATGGAATACACCATTTATGTCAATGGCGGTGCCTAGATATAGGATATAGATCCAGTATTCCATTGTTATCGGGTTGTTGCGTTAGATGACAAATGAGAGATACCATGTTTCAATTTTATGTGGGGTTCCCGCCTTTGGCGGGCAGTGTCCCCACTAAAATTGATTCCCCCAACACCCCTATGTAAAACCAACAGAGCACGATGGAAGCATTTCGAAGATATAGGGAGCGTTATGGGGAGTATGAGCGCCAGCATGGGTCTAGAGAGCTCATCTTCGCATGTTCCTATTGGGCCATCGTGATCGCTCTTGAGTCCTATTATGCCAAATGCATCTTTATGGTCATGGCCAGCATCATTAGTCACTTCCTGGAAAACAGGGAGGTCCAGTTGGCCAGGCAAGAAGTGATGGACTCCATTCGCACCAGTATCGAGCAATCCACAATGAATGTCGGCACCAAGATCGGCACTGATACGATGCAATCCATCACGAATCTTGGAGCCTATTTGAAGCAATTGCCCATGAGATATTGGCAGCCGATTGCACAAGAAAACCATGCGATGCGTGCGATGCATCCGAATGCAGAATAAGGCGCAGACAATAGAAAAATGGCCATTGGTGGGTTATTTTTATTTGTGGGGGCAGAATGAAGTTGGTTGTGATCACGGATGATCTTTATTTTGTGGAGACATTCTTAGAACTTCGTAAACCCCACACCCCTCTCCACTGGAAATCGTGTGTTTAGTCAGCTCCAATGGAGAGGGGTGTGGGTTAAGTGCCCCCACTTTGATTCAAATAATCCTCTTGTAGGGGTTCATTTGATTCTATCAGGTTCGGGTACCTAGTCCGCTCCTATGGAGGGGGTATGGGGGCGCTCCGCGCCTCCATTTAGAGTTTATTAAAGCACGGATGAAGGCAGAATTCGGCAGGTGCGGGGGTATTTGTAAGATAGACACCGAGTGTTCCAGCTGTTCCATTGGGAATCAATAGAACACGACCATCAGGCATAAGAACACCTCCAAAGTTACCAGTGCTAGCTGGGCCCGTTGCCAATGTATTGGTGAGAGGGTTGTAGATAGCGATATTAGCGGCACCAGCAGGAACCAATAGGACGCGACCATCAGGAAGAAGCACACCTCCCGCATAACCTGAAGCAGAAGGACCTGCCGTCACTGTATTGGCAACAGGATCATACAGACCGATGGTAGCTGAACCGTTAGGAACCATAAGGACACGGCCATCAGGAAGAAGCACCCCCCCGTTGTAGTTTGTAGTAGAAGGGCCTGTTGCTAACGAATCACCAATAGGATCATAGATGCGAATCACAGTTCCACTGGCAGGGATTAAAACGGCACGGCCATTGGGTAACAATACTGCTCCACTATATCCTCCTGTTACTGCTGCACCAGATGCAAATGTGCCACTTGTCGTAAAGAATCCTACGTTGCCTGTAGCATTAGGAACCAACAGAACGCGGCCGTCGGGAAGAAGAACGCCACCTTTGTAGGCAATTGCTAGTGCAGATCCTACGCTGCTAAATACGTTGGTAATTGGATTAAAGAGGCCCATGGCAGTTGCAGCTGATGGAATCAAAAGAACACTTCCGCTAGGGAGAAGAACAGCTCCCCCCATATAGTTAAGAGTTGTAGCAGCAGTGGTATACAAATTTGTGGCAGGATTAAAAAGTCCAATGGCTGTAGGGGCCCATGGACACATCATGACGCGACCATCAGGAAGAAGCACACCACCTTGATGTGGATTACTGACAGACACACTTGCCACCACGCCATATGAAGAAGTAGTCGGCGCCGACCAGAACGACGACACACCCGTGCTCGCCGTCACCGTATTCGTCACCTTGTTCACCCACGCGGTAATGATGGAGCTATTCGCAGCCGACGGAAGCAGATAAGGGCCCTGGTCGATCTGATCAATGGGAGCCGTAATCGTCGACACATAGGCCGGCCCCTGGATATTCATCGCATACGCGGAAGCGGCGCCAATCGTGCTCGTCGCAAGCGTAGAAACCTGAAGGAGCGGCGTCTGGAGCGTGCTAGTCGTCGCACTGCTCACATTCAGAGTGCTGACGGAAATGGTGGATCCCACAAGGGACGAGTAATTCACACTGTTTACTGTGAGGGCATTGGTCCATGTGAGGGCGCTGTTCGCACCCGAGGTCAACACGTAGTTCGTGGAAACGAGGGAGGGGAGAGACATGAGCTATACGGTCGGCACATATTTTAGTGGGGAGGCAAGCGTGTATCGCATCGATCTTTTGTGGGGACATGCGATCTTCACGGGGACATTCGATCTTCATGGGGACATTCGATCTTCACGGGGACACCCTCATCTTTTTAGATTCTATGAGAATGCTCGGAGACGATCCGCTATGCTCGGGGAGTTCTTTAAGCCCCCTGGTGAGCCGTAGGCGTCCTCTTTACGTCCTCTAGATCCCATGGCCCCCTCTTTAAGTCCTCTGACACATAGATCTTCATGAACCGTTACAATCGTTTCATGATTCCCTACGAATTCCCCATGAATCTCCCATGAATCTTACTGTGATCCAGAGAAGCCTTGGGATTGGGCCCACGCCAATAGCGAAGACTGCTGAGCAGTCAGCGCAGCCACTTCTCCTTGAAGTAACTCCTTCTCCTCGATCAGTCGGGAGATCGCCCCATACATCACCGCATACATCTGGTCTACATTCAGATCGCGGCAGTCCTCCAGGACCTTCTCGGAAACCAGTTGGCGCTCTCCCGTCGCCGTCGTAGACCACTGCTGATCATACACGAACCGCTGCTGTCCCACCGCCTTCGGAAACACCCGCTCCACGTCCTGTGCAATCCAGCCGAGTTTCGAACGGTCCTTCACCTGCTCCTCTGTATACACCTCAGGACGCCATGTGTATCTCTTCAGCGGCACCGCTTTGATAATCTCCATGCACCGCTGGGTATCCGCGATCACAATATCCTGCTTCAGCCGTTGGTCCGAGGACACGGTCCAGGTAGACGTCGTCGGCTTCGCCGCGGAGTCCGATGACAGTTGAAGTTGGAAGGTGGGATTCGTGAGACCAATGCCCACAAAGCCGCCGCGCGTTTGGAGACACACGGACTGGTAGGCCCCATTGCCCGCTGCGTTCATGTATCCCACACCCGTCGCCTGATCCACACCCACCGTCATGGAATAGGGGGTGGTCCCTGTTTTGCTATTCCGAAGCAGGAGCTGTCCAATGTTGGATCCCCCATCAGGCGCGGCGCTCGCATCGGCCGTCGTATTGAACACATGGAGCGTCGTTTGAGGCGTGGAGACGCCGACGCCCACATAGCCGCCGCTCGGGTTCAGGGCGAGTGTGTTATAGGTGATTCCTGCGCCCGCCGTATTGCTATGGAGCGCCTGGACGGTCGTATAGGACGTCGTGGGATTACTGGTGGCCGTCTGGACAATCTGGGTGTTCTGCGTGCTCACATTCGTTGCCGCGAGGTTCAGGTTGCCTGTGGTGGAAACGGCAAGAGAGGAGATCGTCACGGCGTTCGTGAACGCATTGGTGCCTGAGAAGACATTATTACTGAGGAGCAAATTGGGCGCTGCGCTTCCTGTTGGTCCTGTGTTGCCTTTAGCACCTCTGAGTTCCACTGCATTCAGCACCGCGCCCGAATAGGCGCCCCACGTGGTGGTGCCATTGCTCTGGATCAGATTCAGGGCATACGTGTAGGCTCCTGGGGAGGTGTTGGAGTCAATGGTTTCCAGTGAGAATCCCTGTGACTGATTCGCGGCACCCGCCACCAGCGTATAGGGGCTTCCAATGGCCGTGCTTACTGATCCCAGATAGCGGTAGAACTGGACAATCAGCGATCCACCCATGCCAGGAATGACATCACCCATCGCCGCGACTCTCACAGGATTACCCAGGGTTTGTAGGGGAGCGCTCACAATCGTTGAGGCTGCTGCGGCAGACGCCACCACAGGCACATTCGAAAGGATGGTAGGGCTTGTGGTTTGGGTGTAGTTCATGGGGCCCACGCCGTCAGGATTCGGTCCCGTCGGTCCCTGTGTCCCGCGGAGTTCCACCGCATTGATCGTGTTGCCTGAAGCACCCCAGCTTGTCACACCATTGCTCTGCACCACATTGAGCGCATAGGTGTAATTGCCAGGGGCCGAGGTGTCGATGGTTTCGATGGAGAATCCTTGCGCCGTATTCGCCGCCTGTCCCACAATCGTCTGGGCACTACCCAGAGCTGTAGACACAGCGCCCAAGTATCGATACAGCTGAACAAGCACGGTGGTTCCTGCCACAAGGGACACATCGCCATTCGCTGCGACTCTCACAGGATATCCCAGGGTCTGCAGTGGGGTGCTGATGATGGTGCTTGCATTAGCAGATGTGGGAACGACAGGAACATTCGACAAGGAGCCCGCGGTCTGATTGACATTCATCGGGCCAAACCCGAGTCCCGCAGGGCCCGTCGGACCAATGATGCCCGTGAATCCTGTTGTGCCCGTGTATCCCGTAATACCAATGGGACCCGTAAAGCCTAGAGGGCCCGTCATGCCCGTGGGTCCCGTGTAGCCCGTGGGGCCTGTGTATCCCGTTGGGCCCGTGTAGCCCGTGTAGCCCGTGGGACCCGTCGTGCCCGTCGCAATCGGACCCGTGTATCCCGTCGGACCGAGGGCACCCTTGATCTCCAGGGCGCTGATCACGATACCTGAGTAGGATCCCCAGCCTGTAGTGACATTGCTTTGGATGAGTTGGAGGCTATACGTATACAGGCCAGAGGGCCGTTCGGGATCGAAGGCCTCGATGGAGAATCCTTGGACCGTATTGGCCGCTTGGCCGATGATCACCTGCGACTTGCCGATGGGTGTTGCGGTGACACCGTCACTGCGATACAGCTGGACTTGCACTGTTCCTCCCGCAGCGACTTGGATGTCACCATTGGATGCCACGCGCACAGGGAAGCCTCGGATCAGCAAGTCGGTGCTAATGACGGTTTGTGTCGTCGGTGGAGTGGTGATGGAAAGAGAAAGGCCCGTGGCGCCCAGGGTCTGGCTGTAGTTCATCGCGTTGAAGCCGTCTGCCGCAGGTCCCGTCGGTCCCGTAGGGCCCGTGTATCCCGTTGTGCCCGTGTATCCCGTCGCAATCGGTCCCGTGAATCCTGTCACGCCCGTGTATCCCGTGGGGCCCGTAGGACCTGTTCCAATCGCACCCGTCGCACCCGTTGTGCCCGTCACACCCGTTGGACCGAGGGCGCCTTTGAGTTCGAGGGCGCTGATGACATTTCCTGAACTGGTGCCCCATGTGGTGGCCCCATTGCTCTGAACGAGTTTTAATGAGTAGTTGTAAAGTCCTGCGGGAACCGTGGTATCGATGGCCTCGATGGCGAACCCTTGCGCCGTGTTCGCGGCTTGCCCTACGACTGTCTGGAGATTGCCGAGCGGCGTCTGGTTGGACAATGCGTCCGTGCGATACAGTTGGACTTGAACGGTGGTTCCTGCGGCTAACTGGACGTCACCACAGGCGCCCACACGCACTGGGTAGCCTCGAATCAGCAAGTTGGTGCTAATGATTGTCGTTGGGGTGCTGGTGGTGGGAAGAGCAGCGCCCGTGGCACCCAGGGTCTGACTGTAATTCATTCCATTAAAACCTTCTGCCGCAGGTCCCGTCAGACCCTGCGGGCCCGTGGTTCCTGTCGGGCCCGTGACTCCTGTCGGGCCCGTGTAGCCTGTTGGGCCTGTGGTTCCTGTCTGACCTGTGGGACCTGTTGCGATGGGACCTGTTGCACCCGTTGTTCCTGTAGGGCCTGTTACACCCGTGTATCCTGTTGGACCGGTGTAGCCAGTGGGGCCTGTTACTCCTGTAAAGCCAGTAGGGCCTGTAGGGCCTGTTACACCAGTAGGGCCTGTTGGGCCTGTATAGCCTGTAGGGCCTGTTACACCTGTATAGCCTGTTGTGCCCGTGTAGCCCGTGACACCCGTGTAGCCAGTCACGCCCGTCGTGCCTGTGTAGCCCGTTGGGCCTGTTCCAATGGCACCCGTCGCACCCGTCGTGCCCGTGACACCCGTCACACCCGTATAGCCCCGTGTGCCACGGAGTTCCAAGGCGCTAATGACCGGTCCCGAGTAGTTGCCCCAGATCGTGGGGCCGTTGCTTTGAACCACATTCAGGCTGTAACGGTAGATGCCCGCGTCCACTGCGGGATCGATGGCCTCGATCGCAAATCCCTGCATCTGATTCGCTGCGCCACCGATGATCGTTTGGAGATTCCCTAGGGGAACAGGGGCGCCCCCATTGTTCCTATACAGCTGAATGAGAACCGTCGCGCCCATGCTGATCTGGACATCACCGTTCGCTTGGACTCGAATCGGATAGCCCGTCGTGTAATAAGGGGATGTCTGGATGATCTGTTGAGGGGAGCCTGATGGGACAGCGGCAATGTTGAGGTTGGCAGCACCCAAGGTCTGCGTATAGTTCATGAAGCCAAAGCCGTCTCCTGCCGGTCCCGTGGAGCCCGTGAAACCCGTTGGTCCCGTTCCCACCATACCCGTGTATCCCGTGACACCCGTGCAGCCCGTGACTCCCGTGGGACCCGTCGTGCCTGTGTATCCCGTGGGACCCGTCGGACCCGTGGTGCCCACTGCGCCCTTCAGTTCTACGGCGTTGATGACGGTGCCCGAAGAAGATCCCCAGACGGTATCGCCATTGCTCTGGACAAGCTTCAGGCTGTAGGTGAAGAGAAAGGTGTCTCCTGGGGGACCCGTGGGATCGATGGCTTCGATGGAGAATCCTTGGCTCGTGTTGGCCGCTTGTCCCACAATCGTTTGAAGATTTCCAAGCGGCGTCTGGTTTAAAAGGGTGTCCGTGCGATACAGTCGGACTTGCACCGTTGCGCCCGCTGCGACTTGGACGTCACCACAGGCGGCCACGCGTGTCGGGTAGCCTCGAATGAGGAGGTTCGTGCTAATGATGGTGGCGGGTGGGGTCGGGGAACTGAGGATGGGAAGACCGATGCCCGTGGGACCCACGGTCTGGCTATAGTTCATTCCATTGAAGCCCTCCGCCGCAGGTCCCGTTAGGCCCCGTGGGCCCGTCGAACCCGTCACACCCGTCGCAATCGCACCCGTTGGTCCCGTGGTTCCTGTGGTTCCCGTGGGTCCCGTGGGGCCTGTGGTTCCTGTAGTTCCCGTTGGTCCTGTAGGGCCGGTTGGGCCCGTGGTGCCCGTGGTTCCTGTGGTGCCCGTCGTGCCCGTTTGTCCCGTGATGCCCGTCGGTCCCAGGGCGCCCTTGAGTTCCAGCGCATTAATGACCGTGCCTGAGTAGCCCCAGTTGCTCAGGACATTGCTCTGGATGAGTTTCAGGCTGTAGGTGTAACTGCCCACGAGAACCTCGGAGTCGATGGTTTCGATCGCGTATCCTTGGACCGTATTCGCCGCCTGACCAATGAGGATCTGAGGGGAGCCAAGGGCCGTCGTGATGAAGCTCGCGTTCGTGCGATACAGCTGGACTTGCACCGTGCCACCTGCTGCTAACTGAACATCACCACAGGCCGCCACGCGCACAGGGAAGCCTCGGATCGTGAGATTGGTGGAGTTGATTACGATCGGTGTGGCAGGTGGGGTCACAATGGCGACATTATTGAGCGGAGCAGCAATGTTCTGACTATGATTCATGAAGCCCAGGCCGTCCGCAGGGGGGCCCGTGACACCCGCTTGGCCCGTCGGACCCGTCGGACCCGTTCCCAGCGGACCTGTGGGACCCGTCGTGCCCGTGGTGCCCGTGCGACCCGTCGGGCCCGTCGGACCCGTTCCCAACGGACCCGTCCATCCCGTGGTGCCCGTGGGACCGAGCGTGCCACGGAGTTCGATGGCGCTCAGGACCGGTCCCGAGTAGAGGCCCCATGTGGTCGTGGCATTGCTTCGAACGAGATTCAGAGCATACGTGTAGAATCCGAAGGTGACCGACTCGTCGATGGCTTCGATGGAGAATCCTTGTGCCTGGCTGGCCGATTGGGCAGTGATGGTCTGGATGTTTCCGATGGCCGTGGGGACACCGTTCCGATACCGATAGAGCTGGACGAGAACCGTGGCACCTGCGGGCAGGACTACATCACCATTGCATGCCACACGGATCGGATAGCCGCGTGTGAGGAGATCGGCGGTCACAATCGTATAGGGGGGATCGGTGATGTCGACGGTGGGAAGGGAGGGAACAGGAGAACTGAGGGTTTGCTTGTAGTTCATGAAGCCGAAGCCGTCTGCCGAGGGACCCGTGTAGCCCGTGACACCCGTGGCACCCATCGCACCCGTTAGTTCGATGGCGTTCACACTCAGACCTGTATTCGTTCCTACTGTGCCCCAGCTCGTGAGTCCATTGCTTTGAATGAGATTCACGGAATACCAATAGGCATTGGCAGGGGGTTCGTCGATAGTTTCAATGGAGAATCCCTGCGTCATCTGGGCGCTCCCGCCGACAATCGTTTGGACACTGCCTACTGGCGTGCCTACACCGCCAGGGCTGAGGGCACGATAGAGCTGGATGGCGACGATGGCGCCCATGCCTGTGGTAACGTCTCCTGTGGCTGCTACGCGGACAGGATTGCCTCTTGTGTCGATGCGGGTGCTGACAAGGGGGATCGTGGGGTCGCCGATAAAGAGGACGGGGAGATCGCTAATGATGTCCGTAAGGGCGGTTTGGCGGACGTTCATGGGGCCATAGACGATGGTTCCTGGGGGGCCCTGGACACCTGTCACGCCTGCGTATCCTGTGGGACCGGTGGAGCCGAGGGCGGCGCCTGTGGGACCGAGGGCGCCCGTTTCACCCTTTATGCCCGTTGCTCCTGTTACGCCTGTTCCTGATTGGCCCGTGGGACCCGTGTAGCCCGTGCCATCGCCTCCACCGCCTCCGCTGCCGGCTCCTGTCGGACCTGGAAGACCTGTGGGGCCGGCAAAGGGGAGGCCGCCGTTGATCGAGGAGACCGTGAGCGTGCTCAGGCTGGCGTTCTGACCGGTCAGCGTGGAGACGGTGAGGCCGTCGAGGGCGAGACTGTTGGTCCACCGCTGTTGGCCTTGACTGCTCACCGTAAAGACATATCCCTCCTTGACGTAACTTCCGTCCGCGGCGTAGACGGTTGTGTTTCGTAAGGTGAGATATTTATAATCCGCGGAGGACATCCTCTTCTATTATTGTATAGGGACATTCGTGGGGAGCAATCTGTTCCACAGTGGTTTATGTGATATTCAGTGAATTGTATATTTATCTATCGCCCGTAGAGTGTAGGTATGATCATATACGACTTTATCCAGTCATGTATTATCCTATTAAGATAGCGTGTAGATTCACTTCCTCTCCACGAGAGAGGGGGCCAGGGGGACGCTTGCGTCTCCCTAGGGGAGCTGAGGCCACACCAGTGCGAACGGGTTCGGCTGCGCAGTGATATCACGGAGCGCCTGGCGATACACGACATAGGCGTCTTTCTTCGGATGGGCAAAGTCGGACACCGAGCAGATCCAGTCGGAGGCCGCCAGTTGCTGGTTGCGGCCCTCCTTGACGTTGCGCCACTGCTGGTCAATCGCCTCTTGATCGACGATAAACTCGGCTCCGTTTGCAGACTGGACGACGCGGATGATGACCTGGGGGATCGCGACCGAATCCGGAACGACGATCAGGGCATTTCCAGAGTCGGCGGCGGGTTCGGCGGGCTCGGAAAAGGAAAGGGCGGCCAATTGGGCGTCGAGCGGGGCGTCGGCGTAGCGAGCGAGGACGTTGCCTGAGGCGATCTCGTAGAGGAGTTTCATTCTAATGAGACCTTAAAATTTATTAAAACACGGGTGGAGACAGAAGTTTTTTGGTGCGGGGGTGTTGGAGAGATAGAGGCCGATGGTACCCCCATTTAGTGGAACAAAGACCACACGACCGTCAGGGAGAAGCACACCTCCAAAGTAAGCATTGCTACCAGGCGCACCCGCAACTGTCGTATACACATTTGTTATAGGGTTAAAGAGGCCAAATGTAGTTGCACTATGTGGAACAAAGAGCACACGGCCATCAGGAAGAAGCACGCCTCCAAAGTAGGCATTACTATTTGCAGTGAGAGTCGTTGCAACCGTCGAATACTCATTGGTCATTGGATTAAATAGACCAATCGTTGTCGCATTGTATGGAACAAATACCACACGACCGTCAGGGAGAAGCACGCCTCCAAAGTAGGCACTTCCGCCAGGTGCGGGAGACATTGCAACCGTCGAATATGCATTGGTCACTGGGTTAAAAAGGCCAACTGTTGTCGCACTACGCGGAACAAAGACGACACGACCGTCAGGAAGAAGCACACCACCCATGTAGGCATCTCCGCCAGGTGCGGGAGACATTGCAACCGTCGAATACATATTGGTTACAGCGTTGAAAAGACCAATAGTTGTCGCACCATGTGGAATAAAGACTACACGGCCATCAGGAAGAAGCACGCCTCCAAAGTAGGCATATCCGCCAGGTGAGGGAGAAATTGCAACCGTCGAATACGCATTGGTCGCAGGGTTGAACAAACCAACTGTTGTCGTATTACATGGAACAAATACCACACGGCCATCAGGAAGAAGAACACCTCCAGCGTAGGCAGCTCCGCCAGGTGCACCCGCAACTGTTGTATACACATTGGTCGCTGGGTTAAATAGACCAACTGTTGTAGCAACATATGGAACAAACACGACACGGCCATCAGGAACAAGCACGCCTCCACTATAGGCAGATCCGCCAGGCGCTCCCGCAACAGCCCCATACGCGCTCCCAGCAGCCGGTTGCGACCAGAAAGGCCCCACACCAATCGTGCTCGGGCAATTCGTTTGGACCGTCTTCTGAATCCACGCCGTAATGATCGAACTATTCGCCGCCGACGGGGTGAGGTAGGCGCCCTGATCAATGCGGTCGACCGGTGCCACAAGTGACGACACAAAGGCCGACCCGCGGACATCCAGCGCGTATTGCGGGGCCAGGGTGCCCACGCCGATGGTGCTCGTAGCGATCGTAGAAAGGCTCAGCGCCGAGGTTTGGAGGGTGCTCGTTTGGAGGGTGCTCGTTTGGAGGCGGGCGGCGGAGATCGTCGATCCCGCGAGAGTGGAATAATTCACGCTGTTTACCGTGAGTGCGTTGGTCCATGTGAGGGCGCTGTTGGCGCCTGATGTCAGCACGTGGTTCGTGGGAACGAGGGCGGGGAGAGACATGAGAGCTACCTAGTGGAGACAGAATGTGCCCATCACCCATGCGGCGGCGCGCCGCCGCACCCCTGTGGCCACCATTCCGTATGCTTCACAAACACACCCCTCTCCATTGGAGATGATGTAAATCTAACGTGTATTACACTGATCTTCATAGGAGATACATGGGTATATCCCTTGCCCATGGAGCAGACATGTAACCACACCCTTTATCCGTAGAGAGTTGTCTTGTTTTTATGGGAGAGGGGTGTGGGTTAAGTGTCCCCACAGGACGTTTAGAGGACGCGGGGCGTCATCGGAGCGTCATTGGATCAGAAGAGATGTAGGAGGTTACATTTTATTAAAGAACGGATGGAGGCATCGGCTTTCAGATGTGGGGATATTGGTATTGTAAAGGCCGATACTAACCGTGCCGTTTGGAACCAATACAACACGACCATCTGGAAGAAGAACACCACCACTTGAATAAGTGCCACTACCAGGCGCACCCGATATCGTAGTATATGATCCCGCACCGCTATTTCCGAGCGGATCAAATATACCAAAGTTAGTTTGAGTATTTGGAATAAAGAGAACACGGCCGTTAGGGAGAAGCACACCTCCTGAAAATGCACTACCACCAGGCATAGTCACACCAGCCACCGTGCTATAGGTTCCGCCAGTTGGCGATGGAGTAAAGATTCCAATGGTGGTTGCATTATATGGCACAAATACCACACGGCCATCAGGAAGAAGCACACCTCCCCAATAGGCAGCACTACCAGGTGTAGCACCTGTTCCTGTGGTAAATGTTCCTGTTGTCGCATTAGGAGTATAGATTCCAACCGTTAATGAGTTATATGGAACAAAGACAACACGTCCATCAGGGAGAAGCACACCTCCATTATAACCACCACCCGTTGTTGCTCCTGTAGTATATGTACCACCAGACGAGGTTGGAGTAAAGAGACCAACCGTAGTTGCAGAAAGTGTAACTAATACAACACGTCCATCAGGAATAACCACTCCTCCAAGGTAGCCGTAAGTAGGAATACTTGGCACAGAAACAGTTGTATAAATATTCGTAGCTGGATTAAAGAGCCCGATATCAAGCGTATTATCATATGGAATAAAGGCAACACGGCCATCAGGAAGAAGCACACCTCCCCAATAGGCTGCACTACCAGGCGCGGTTCCTACTGCGCTATACAGATTTGTAGCTGGATTAAAAATACCAATAGTCGTCGCATTAAATGGAACAAATACCACACGGCCATCAGGAAGAAGAACACCTCCATTATAGGAGCCTCCAGTAGGAGTAGGAGACATCGTGATTGTCCCATACGTCGCCCCGCTCGCCCAGAACGGCAACGTGCCCGCCACAGGCGTCACACGGCGCACCATCTTCGTCAGCGACGCAATGATCGTAGAGCTATTAATCGTAGAAGGGAGAAGGTTCAGACCCTGCGCCAACAGATCCACAGGCGCCTGAATGGAAGACACATAACCCACACCACGGATATCCATCTGATACGCCCCTGACGTAGCGCCAATCCCCAGTGTGCTGGTCGTAAGGGTGCTGACCTGGAACGCCCCTGACTGAAGGGTGCTCGGCTGGCAACTATTGGCCGCAAGGGTCGTCGTAGAAATCGTCGATCCCACGAGCGACGAATAGTTCACCGTGTTCATCGTGAGAGCATTGGTCCATGTGAGCGCACTGTTGGCGCCTGATGTCAGTATATAGTTCGTCGGAACGAGGGCAGGGAGAGACATGAGCTAAACCATAGGGATATTTTGTGGAGACACACCCCCGTGGGGACGCAAGCGTCCCCACACCCCAGTGGAGACGCAAGCGTCCCCACACCCCTCTCCAGTGGAGATAGCGTATATCTCACCCGTATTCTCCACCGTAGAGTTGTCCCATAGAGAAGACGTGTATATCCACACTCTTCTCCTTGGAAATCCTCAGATATGCTTATTAAAAGTCATTATAACCCTTGAAATCCTTGCGACGTCGCCCATGCCAACAATTTCTCGTTCTGCGCCGTAAGCTCCTGAACCGCCAGCGTCAGCATCGCCACCACCGACACATCCGACAAGCCCCGTGGCCGAATGATCCTGTTACCGCTCTCATCCAGCTTCCACACGAATTCGCCATTGTTCAGGAGCGGGCTGCCGTCTTCTCGTGTTTCCCACACCCACTCATACTTCTTCCCATCGACCGCCAACGGGATCGCCTTCTCCACATCCTGCGCAATGAATCCCAGTCTCTCCTCCTGGGTGCCCGTGAACCGAAAGGTAGCCGGTCGGAGCTCCATGACCGTAGACAGCGCCGCCGCCGTATCTGTCAAATAATGGATGTCCGTCTTCAGTCGGGCATCCGAAGACACCGATAGAAACCCATTAGAACCCGATGTAATCACCGTTCCATTCGTTGTGAGCGGGGAGACAAACACGCTGGCTCCTGCGGCGCTGACCGTCACATTCCCTCCAAGCGGGTTAAGAGCCAACGTATTATACGTAATGCCTGCGTTCACAAACGACGCCTGGACGGCACTGAACGACGATGTAATCGAGCTATTGGCGGCCTGGTAGATCTGAGTGTTCTGCGTGCTAGTGTTTGTAAGAGTGACGCTAAGTGAGGAAGTAAACGTATTGGCCCCTGAAAAAAGGTTGTTGCTCGTGAGAACATTCAGGCCCGATGGGCCCCTGGCGCCTCGGAGTTCCATCGCATTAATCGACGTGCCCGAATACTGTCCCCAGTTCGTCACGCCATTGCTCTGGATCACATTCAGGGCATACGTGTAGGCGCCGCTAGGCGGGGCCGTGTCGATGGTCTCCACCGAATATCCCTGGGACTGATTCGCTGCGCCCGCCACAATCGTGTAAGTCGTTCCAATGGCCGTAGAGACTGATCCCAAGTAACGATACAGTCGAACCAGAACTGTTCCTCCCATGCCCGCCATCACATCTCCATTGGCCACCACACGCACAGGGTATCCCGTGGTCGTCAGGGCCGTGCTCACGACGGTCGAGAGGGTCGCCGCGGAGGCCACAACAGGCACATTGGAGAGAGCGCTCGGGCTGATGGTCTGGCTGTAGTTCATGGGGCCCACGCCGTCAGGGTTCGGGCCCGTTGGGCCCTTCGCCCCTCGAAGCTCAATGACGTTAATGACATTCCCCGAATAGGTTCCCCAGCTGGTCGTGCCATTGCTCTGGACGAGATTTAGGGCATACGTATACGCGCCACTGGTGGCAAATGTATCGATGGTTTCGATAGAGAATCCTTGGCTCCCGTTCGCCGATTGTCCCACGATCGTCTGGAGATTACCGATGGCGGTGCTCACCGTGCCTGGGCCTGAGCCAGAGTATCGATACAGCTGAACAAGTGCCGTGGTGCCCGCTGCCGTCGTCAGATCGCCGCAGGCGGCGACTCTCACAGGATTGCTTCCCGCGTTAAACGTGGTGCTCACAATGGTGCTTGCTGCGGCCGCAGAAGCGACGGCGGGGACATTGGCGAGGCTCGCAGGGCTCAGGGTTTGCGCATAGCTCATGGCGCCCACACCGTCAGGGTTCGGTCCCGTCGGACCGGTAGCGCCACGGGCGCCACGGAGTTCAATCGCGTTGATGACATTGCCCGAGTTCGAGCCCCAGCTGGTGGTGCCGTTGCTCTGGACGAGATTCAGGACGTAGGTGTAGGCGCCACTGGGGACTGTGGTGTCGATGGTTTCGATGGAGAATCCTTGCGCCGCACTGGCCGATTGACTCACGATGGTCTGGATGTTTCCAATGGCGGTGCTTACGCCGCCCGCTGAATACCGATACAGCTGAACGAGCGCCGTCGTGCCCGCTGCCGTCGTCAGATCACCGCAGGCGGCCACACGGACGGGGTTGCCTCCTGTGTTAAATGTGGTGCTGACGATTGTGCTATATGGCCCTCCCAGGGAGACCGCAGGGACACTTGGAAGACTCGCAGAGCGTAGGGTTTGCGCATAGTTCATGGCGCCCACGCCGTCCGCGTTGACTCCCGTGGGACCCACAATGCCCGTGGCACCACGGGCACCTCGGAGTTCGATCGCGTTGATCACATTACCCGTGGTGGCTCCCCAGCTGGTCGTGGTGTTGCTCTGGACAAGATTCAGGACATAGTTGTAGGCTCCTGAGGGCACGGTGGTGTCGATGGTTTCGATGGAGAATCCTTGCGCCGCATTACCCGCTTGGGCAACGATCATCTGGGGATTTCCTAGAGCGGTGCTTACGCCTGCCAATGTATATCGGTAGAGCTGAACAAGAACCGTGGTGCCTGCTACGGTCAGGAGATCACCGCATGCTGCGACTCTCACAGGGTTGCCTCCTGTGTTAAACGAGGTGCTCACGATGGTCGATGCGGCGGCAGCAGAGGCGACGATGGGGACATTGGCCAGAGAAGTCGCCACGATGTTCTGGGCGTAATTCATGGGGCCGACACCATCGGGATTAGGTCCTGTAGGGCCTGTGGCGATGGCTCCTGTGGGGCCTGTTACTCCTGTCTGTCCTGTGGTTCCCAAGACTCCTGTGGGTCCCGTTACTCCAGTTGTTCCCGTCACGCCCGTTTGTCCCGTGGTTCCCGTGGTGCCGAGGAAGCCCGCCATGCCCGTGGGGCCTGTCCGACCGATCCCGTCGTTTCCATTGACAGAACTGACGATAAGGGTGCTGAGAGTGAGTTGGTTGGTCCATACACTCTTCCCGTTACTGCTGACGGTCATCACATACCCCCCTTCGATCAGACCGGTCCCCGCATACGTCGTAGTGTTTCGGAGGGTCTGAAAGTCATATTCAGGGGTGGACATGACCTTACACTATTACATGGGGACATTCTGTCACTGGTAGAAAATCTGCGATTTTCTTTCACCCCCACACCCCTCTGTGGGGACACTGCGCACGCTTCGCAAACCCACACCCCTCTCCCGTAACATCACCTCTACTCTGCATAGACATCCAAGGTCCGAGCACTCGGATCCACATACCCTGTAACCTCCTTTCCATCCGCCGACCACTTCGGTTGCCAGTAAGCAGGGATGATCGTCTGACGGTTTGCTCCCACGGATTCACAGAACAGCCGACGATAATAATACGCCTCCTTGGTTGTCGGGGGACAGTGGGGATAGGTAATGGCTGCCGTGGAGAGCTCCTCGTCCGTCACTTTGTCTTCCACCCACGCCTGGATGATCTCAAACCATGAGGGGGACACTTCGAGCACTTCGTAAACCCCTTGCCCCCTCTCCGTTGGCGCAGCGCCGTTGCTTTCTTTAAGTTCCCTAGGCGCAGCGTCGTGGTCGTCTTTAGGTGCCCTCTTCATGCCCTTGGCAGACTGTGAAATCCCGTCCGAAAACGCCTCCTTCTTCCGATACAGCACCTCATCAGGCAGCAACCCCGTCCCCGCAAACGCCTCCCGCAGCCACCACTTCTCCAGCCCTCGCTCCCGCGGGTGTCGCTCCTCCCCTGGAATCACCCAATACGACTCGATGAACTCAGGGTCCAGCAGGGGAACACGGCCCTCCAGACCCCATCGCGCAATACAGCGGTCCGCACGTTTTACATCATAATGGTGAATGTTCTTCACGGATTCACGGGCGCACGCATCAATCGCCGCGCCGCTCGGCGCATACCAGTTGAACAGATACGACGAGCACACCTCATCAGGTCCCTCGCCCACCAGCACCACCTTGCAGTCCGTTTTGGTTCCAATGTGCTTCGACACGAGATACTGCCCCACACTCGCTCTCACCGTCGTCGTGTCCCACGATTCAATGGTCTTAATCACGTCTGGGATGGCTTCTAAGGCTTGTTGTGCCGTAAACAGGACCTCCGTATGATCCGACCCAATGTGCTCGGCCACCTGACGGGCATACACAAGATCCGTCCCTCCCGCCATGCCGCAACAGAAGGTTCGAATGCGCTTCCCGAGAAGACGCGCGCTGATCGCGGCGACCAGAGAGGAATCCACGCCGCCTGATAGGAGCCAGGCGAGGGGCTGATCGGCGTTCAGGCGACGCTTCACAGAGTTCATCACGGCGTGACGGATAGAAAGGAGATGCTCCCCGTCCGACAGCTCGCACTCGTCCCAGATCGGCTTGTTTGCGGAATAGGTGTGAGAGATCGCGGGGCGGACGGTGTAGAACAGTGCATAGGGTAGCTTCTGTAGATGGAGCCCCTCTAAGGTGGCCGTGTAGACGTAGAGGTGGCCTGGGGGGAACTCTTGGAATTCATGGGTGGAGTGGAGGGCTCCCTTGAGTTCGGAGGTGAGGTAGAGTTCCTGTAAGGCCGATTGGGATGGCACATTGACGAACAGCGGGCGAACCCCCACAGAGTCACGTCCGACAATCACACGGGTCAGATTCTTGAGCGCATCCAGTTCAATCAGAATGAACGCGAACTCGCCCTTTACTTCCCGTTGGATGAACTGCTCAAAGGCACGGAAGGCTTTTTCAGGGTGCTCGGTCTGTTGGATTTGGAGATAGGCCTCGGGAATCACTGCGCAGTCGCTTTTGCAGTCACTGTCACCACGTTTGAGACCACGCTCCTTCACGATCTCCTTGTAGTTGTAGATTTCGCCGTTGCACAAAAAGAGTACGGTGCGATCGTCAGTCTCATAGACGAACGGTTGGTTCGAGCGCATCGTGGGGTCGACAATGGCGAGCCGATGGAATCCGATGATGAGCTGGGGAAGCACTTGGAACGTGGAGTGATCAGGGCCGCGATGCTTCATGCTCATGAAGTCCTCATAGAGGCGCGAGATGTCTTGGGTGTTTTGCTTGCTCTGCTTTCCGATGACGGCGAAAATACCACACATTCCTCCTTGGAGTCACGTAGGAGGGCTTTACATCCTTCTGTCGACTACGAAGTGCTACGAAGTGAGCGTTCTACGTAGTGATTATTATGTAGAGAATAAGTAGAGTCATGGCGTGGACGTCACGCAGTAAAGCGGCTGCAGCTGCCGCTGAACCGATTGAGCCTATTAATTGCCCACAACATGCGGACTATCGTGACACGGGCGCAGCCTGGCCGAATCATCCTAATATAGGCTTACAGCAGGGAGATGAAGCGACATTAATGATGCTGAAAGAAGAGTTGGAAAAAGGACATGAATCTAATGTTCTTGATTTTAAACAAAAAAGAGGAGGACCCCTTCAACGTGCGGTATTGGCTTATAAACGGCTCCCTCAGTCTTATAAAAATATGCTATGGCGCACGGCAGCAGATGATCTCACTGCAACTCGGCATGATAGTCTACTTGTGCCTGATAGTGGATTCTTACCCCCTGAAATGAGGCCCATGTGGGAGGGTATGGGCTGCCAGGCGACGTGCCCATACAATCGTGTTGACAATGGGTTGTGTCCATGGAAGGATGACTGTCATACCTTTTATCATATTCGTCAACCGAAGTGGAACAAGCAGCATGAGCATAGTAGGATCTGTAATATACGATGGAATCTGGAGGAAGTGCATCGCAGAGAAGACGAGGCTCTTGCTCGAAGACGAGCAACGTTAGAGCGGAAAAAAGAAGAACTGCGAGAGCGTATGGAAAATGAACGGAAACTGTCAAAGATGATGTTCAATCCTACAGATTTCCTCAATAAACAAGATGAAAAACAGAAGATCGAAATTGGTATTCGTAATAATCAGGGCGAACAAAATGTCCTACATTTTAATCATGCGATCCAACAATTTCATGCACTCTTTCATCTTCCTCGCTTTACACTTCTCGACTTCCAATGCGCCATTGCAGACTATTTTCATGATGGAATGCCTGGATTTCGTATTTCAAGCACGAAAGATCCAAAGATTAGTGGGATTCGGGTTCTCGATCTCAATATGATACAGGTTGGAAAAAGTGAACACCAAGAGTTTATCTATCAGTTTCTGGAAAGAGTATTACATACCATCCACGCCCAGCCTCGTCTTCAAAGAATAAAAGATGAGTTGGAAGAACTTGAAAAACGCAGACAAGGACACATCTTCAAATTTCCAGCTGCAACTGTGGGCATCATGGGCTCTATGGGAGCCGCCTTGACCGTGTGGCGCCATATACTTGAATTAGAGGGTACTAGGGTTGAGGATAGTCTTATCCCTCGTCTTCATCTTCCAGCAGATGAATCTGCAGCAGATACATATCATACCTCTATTTCTACTCTAAAAGGGAAGCACCCCATCCATTCCTATCATGACTATCTTCAGACTGGAAAGAGGCGCATGACGATCCATATCACAACGGGTGAGGCCGATCTTCTCACCAAACCAGAGGCACAACGTGTGGTCACCTTTTTGCTATTTGTCCTATTCGGACCCTCCCATGAGGCGCAACTGGCAGCCCATCCTGCGAAGTTTACCTTCGATGCACACAAGGGTCACATGAACCGTCTCCTTGCGAAATCGAGACTACTAAATGTTCTCCGATTGGTGACTCCCTATAACATAGCAGATTCCGCCATGACAGAGAAATTTAAGGATGTCGATCCAGATGATGAAGATCTCGTTGAGGAGATTCTAGAGGAGGAAGATAAACAGAACCGCGTATCTGCCGAATATCTCGAGGCAAAAATCAAGATAAAGGAGGATGCAAAAATCGATGAAGAAGAGGAAGAGGAAGAGGATGATTCGCATGCTGCTGCTCAGAAGGGGGATAGTCGTTTTGTCTATACGTTTAACAATGGTAATGCACTTCCTTTTGTTGTAAGTGATACCAATATGATATTTGATAACAATTGGCTAATTTACTATAAAAATAAGGGGTTCACACAACAATATCCCTATCACTTCTCCATGAATCTTGTAGACGCTGGATTACATAATTATATTACACACAAAAAGATAAATAACATCAACCCCTCCCTCTACACAGTAGAAGCTCCTTTTAGCACAGAAATCACGCGTGGCCCCTCTTTAAATTATTTGATGATGGGATTGATGCGTGGATCAAAGTCTAAGGTATTTGGTAAGAGTACATTTACTGATGAGCAACTATATGAATCCTTATGTGCTATGCCGCGGGATGGCCGTATTGTAGAAGGCCTTCTACCCATCTATACGATTCCAGCATCGTCTCATTCCCTCCCGCTGTTTCAACACATTTCAAGTGCACCGTTGTTTGCCTATCATATGTTGTATGATCTTCAGCATCGTATCTCGGCCCTTCCTTCTCGTATCAAATGGGCGGGAGATCGTGAACAGTATATGGCGATACAAGGTATTACACACTCTGTCTTTGTGACATTGGATACCACTGCATATTATTGCGCCTTTGCAAACCGTGTTACTTCCCTTCTAGAACGAAAAAAATCTATTAAACTGGTAGGCTTTCAGCTGGATGCGACAGGGAAAGGGGAAATCGCTATACGGGCTGCACAGACCCCCCAACAGGCAGCGGATCTTAAACCTGCTAAAAAGGGTGCGCGGGGTAAGCATGCTACAAAGGGGGCACAGAGCGCGCTTGATAAAAAGGTTGCACAGAGCACAGCTGCTTTACAGAGTGCACAGCCTAAACTTGCTAGAAAAGGCGCACAGAGTAAACCTGCTGAAATAGTAAAAGCGTTTGCTGTAAAAGGTGTTAAACCTATACTTGTTAAAAAAGGTTCATCGACAAAAAGGAGCACAGAAAAAGGATCTATGACAAATGGAGGAAACTATACGCGTAAGAGTGCCAAGCAGGGTGTTACGCAGAGCAAGCCTGGTCGCGAGTATTTCTTTTTAAACTGGTTGTATCCTCTTACTATGTCCGTCCACGCGGCATTTTATGGGCATCACGCAGAGCATGCCTATGTGCTTCTACAGAATCTTCAAAAGGATCTTTCCTACCCTCTTCTCTTCCCTGTCCTTCAAGAGCAACTGATTCATGCTGTGTCGCTGATTCCCAATGTTCCTGAGGATCTCGTGGCTTCTATAAAGAATATCACGGCTGAGACCTATGACATTGTCGCGCCTGAATGCCTGTCTCGTCTAGAAGCGCTCTATACCTCGCCTCGTCTGTCGATCTTCTCCCAGCCTGCTCATAAAGAGACCCTACTCGGTTATCTTCGAGAAATGAAAGAGAAGCTGTCTAGAAGACACCCCTCAAATGATACTACGACGACGATGCTTCACCTCCTTCTTACACCAGATCTTACACCAGATCAAGAGAAGGTCTGTCTTACGCTAGCACTGCTCTTTGAGCGTCTTCATGGCAGGATTCAGAATGGAACATCATACCTGGGACAGATCTTGGGCGTCACGGGAGGACCCGATCTGGAGAGTGTGGACGATCGAGAAGTATGGGAAGATCTTACAGATGTTCTTATGGAAGATATGGCATGGATCACGGATCTTTCTCGGTATGTGGCTGCGAATGCGGCTGTGGATGCTCCTGTGGCTTCTCCTGTGGCTTCTCCTGTGGCTTCTCCTGTGGTTGCTACGCCCAAGGCTGCTACGCCCATCGCCGTCCGTCGTATCTCCTCAAAACTCCGCCGTGTCAATCGTGGTCCTGCTTTTCGTAAGTTGAACAATGCATTTACTCAATTGCGGTCCAATCGTGCTTCTCGTGCGTCTCGTGCTCCTACTCGTGCCTCTCGCGCGTCTCCTCGTGTCTCTCGTGTCTCTCGTGCTCCTATGACTCAGAATTCTCGTAGAGTGATCATGGGTGGGTCTCTCACACGACGAGCAAAGGGATCGCAACGTCGACGAAAAGACTAAGGTCTAAAGTGAGGGTGCGTCTTCTTAACAATGTGGGGACACTTCACGCACCCCTCTCCCATTGCGGGCTTTAGGTTCCCTGGCGTGCGCTTTAGGTTCCCTGTGGCGGGCTTTAGGCCCTTTGCAACTGTCACAACGGCAGTCCCCTATGGCTGGGTCTACGCCTTCTATAGCCGCTCCATGCCTGGCCTCGTGAAGATCGGAATGACCACACGCAGCCCCGAGATCCGCCTCGCGGAGGCCAACAAGGGCGACACCTGGCGACCCCCTGGAAAATATCGGATCCTCTGTGCGCTGCGCGTGAAAGACGCCGTGGAAAAAGAGAAGGAGATCCATGCGGCGTTTGCTCGAGAACGGATGGGGGAACGAGAGTTCTTTCGCCTACCACATGCGATCGTGCTCCAGTATTTCAAGCGGCAGGCTCGGATCACGCGATTCTAAACGCGGATTGGAGGATCTAAATAGAATGTGTGTATCCTTTTCAATGAGACTCTACCCGCTTCCCTTTCGTATGAGCTTCTTTCGAAGTGCTCGAAGTGCTGTAAAGCCAGTTCTGTCATTACCATGGAACCCCTCCTGCTCCTATCATGTTCTCTCTCGTCTTCAGCCTCACGGCTTGCACGCAGAAGAGACACAGCGTTTGTTATCCGCCGCAATGGTTCATCGAGCCCTTGCGGTAGATACAGTTCGAGGCCTTGTTGTGGCCGATCGGATTCCCTTTCTGACCTTTCAAGATCTAGAGGGCATGCCCTTGTTCCTCATGGAATGGAATCGGTTCAGCCCCCTTTTCCCTTATCATATCGTTCGTTCTCTTGTGACCTCTACGAATGCAGATGCAGCTATGGAACTCTTTCTTCTTCGTGATCCACTGGTTCGGTTGATCATTCGTGTGCGTCCGCGTCTTGAACAAGAACAAGAGGAGAATGACGAAAATGAGAGCGATATAGATCTATAAGCGAAAGGACAAGAATGATGGGAGCGACAATAATTGGTCTGCTTGTTCCAGAGCAGACTCCATCCAACACTGTTTCACCGCAAACGATTCCCCTGCTAGAAACAGAGGAATCTGCGGATAAGGTTGAAGAGACGCTCGCGATTCCTCTTCCACATCATAGTCCCCAGGGAGCCAATAGGAGCATCCCTGCGCCCATGGATATCGTTTGACCATGATGGGGTCGGGGATCATGAGCGGGAAGAGACGGCGGACCTCCTTCATGAGCTCTTTCGTAAGTTTTTCTTTTGGAAGGTGGAACCATTTGTCCGTATCAGGGCCCTCCATATACGAGATCATGATCGTCCCTTGTTTGGGATTCATAGGGATGATATATCGGAGAGGACCGTCTGTCACGATCTTTGTTTGTGAGAACCATGGCTTACCTTGTTGAAGCGGAAAGACCGCATAGATCCGCACGAGGGGCTCCATGGCGAGATGTTTTAGCACAGGTAGCACGGAAGGCATTGTGATCTTTTTTAGAACATCACACGGCATCGTGAGGACAACCGCAGCGCCTTCATACATCCCCTTGTATTTCTGGGTGTCATGGTTGTGCTCGACGTTCACGATCATCCCTTTCTTACTAGAGCGGCAACCCGTAATCGTGATGCCATGATGAATCTCCCCTCCACGTTCCAGGAATTCTGCCGCCATCGCCGACGTCAGCGCACTCAGCCCCTCTTTGCACACGACAAAGTCGTGGCGTCCCATCCCTTTCGGGCTGTGATGCCCCATCTCTTCATCGAAGGATCGGAGGGCGAGATCGGCACGAAGGGTGTGCGTCTCGGCATGATAGGGAAAGAGGGCCAAGATGCGACGAGCGTGTGTAGGGCCCACGGTCTTCTTCAGGAGTTGCTCGATGGTGTGCGTGGCGAGCAGGCGAGGATCGAGGGCCTTCAAGGGGTCCAGATAGATCGCACAGAGTTCGGTAAAGGGGTTGCCTCGCGTATCGTCTTTGGACATCCAATCGCTCTCGGATGAAATAGGGATCGTATGGAGACCATACTTCTTTAGAAGAGACAGCGTCTTCGTGTGCTTCGTAGAGATGCGTCCTGCTCCCATTTCCCATTGGATCTTGTGATCAGGAGAATAATAGGTTGCAACACGCCCTCCTGTGTGCTTCTCTTTCTCCAAGATGATCACTCGTTTGGTTCGGTCTGCCTTGAGGACGGCGAGGCCAATCCTCAGACCTGCGAGACCTGCCCCTCCAATCAAGAGGTCAGTCATTCTATTGTAGAGTTATAAGTTAGCTCCACTGGAGAGGGGTGTGGGTTAAGTGTCTCCACTTCGGTCTGCCTTCAGGACGGCGAGGCCAATTCTCAGACCTGCAAGACCTGCCCCTCCAATGATCAGGTCGGTCATTCTATGATCTACTGTGGTTTTCTGTGGAGAGTGTATTAACGACGTGTGCGTCTCCTATGGAGAGGGGTGTGGGGAAACGAAGTGTCCCCACGTTTTGTCTTCGCACGGCGCGTATGTCGACCTCCAAATCGAGAACCCAACAGAAGTTCGTTGTGCATCGCCTGTTTTTTTCGTCTAGAAGGGCCCAACAGAAGTTCGTTGTGCATCGCCTGTTTTTTTCGTCTAGTGATGTGTAACGGAAGTTCACGATGCACGTGTCCTTTAAGAAATCTAACATGGTTCATGTTTCTCTTTTCCCTTTCCCTTTTTATGACGGTCCGTGCATCTTCCAGATTTCTCCCTTGCATATTTCGGATTGCTTCGGCGATGGGTCTATGCAAGAAAGGAACTGTAGCTCGATTGCCTGACTCGTTCTCTGAGAACCTACCCGCTAACCCCTCTGCAAGTTTCTGTTTTTTAGCCCGCTCCACGGCACTAGGACGTCCCATTGCAACTTCATGCGCTTCTTGTAGATCATTGTGAGGATAATAGGGATCTGCTCCATAGATGATCTCACCCACCGTGACGCCCTGATCATTCTCGGTCCTGAGATCAGGATGATCGATATTTCCTTCTTCGTCCATGTGGATGCCATGACGAAACAGAAGGATGAGCGTTTGATAGAAACGAGTGTATCGTTTCATCCTATTGTCATATTGTCGTAGCGCGAACTCATTCCCCTCCCGCACAAGTCTCATTCGCAATGCCTTACGTGCCTGTTTCGATAGAGCGGGAAAGGGATCCACGTAATTTCTACTTTCGTAGACGATCAAGTGAAGGGGAGTATCCCCGTTGTTATTCGGTGTAGATAGAGAGAACCCTATGCCCAAAAGGTATGTGACAAAGGTGGGGTTAAGAACTCGAAAAGAGGAACCCTCTAGATACGAATGGAGATAGGTATTACCATGGGGGCCGACGGATTCGTCAAACTCGGAACGAATAAACTCTTCTCCGAGGTTGTCTAGAAAATAAGGAAACAATCGTTCGGAGGCCCAATGAAAGATGTGATGGCCATCAATGAAGACGTCGTCTAGACCATTGTAATGAATGAGTTCGAGCAATCGTCGCGGCTGATAGGTATCAGGGAACTCCTGTCCGTAAAGACTATCGTCCAGCAATGCGTCGTAGAGGACAAGATTGACGATGAGTCCACGGATGTCCTCTATGGGAATCTCTTCATCTAGGTTACCGTCTTCATTGGTGCCCAGTAAATCATTGTATACAAGTTCGATACCTTGTATGGTGGGAGGAGGGTGAACGAGGTCGCCCTCAAAGAGGTTTTCTGGACTTGCACCATATAGCGCAATCATGACCTCGTTGATACGATCGCTCTCTGTATAGAGATACATACCGTCGATAAGATCTCTGGGGTTGGCCATTTCCTTCTATTATATAGGGGCAGAATGCTTCCATATTCCCCTCTCGTGGAGAGGTCGTGTATCCCACTTCCGTAGAGATAACTTGTATGGTTATGAGAGAGCTAAAAATGATATCATCTCTGTCCGTTCACAGAGATAAGATCATGTTGATAGGAAACATACAAAAAGAGGCGTATGTCATATAATTATGTCATTAGAGTATACAATAAGTCAATAAGGACCACAGAGTCTCTTATTGTGACAGAATGAGCGCCTTCAGCTCCTTCACCGACTGCAGGAGAACCGCCGTCAGCTTCGGGTAATTCACCGACAGGAAGCCATTGCCACCCTCCATGACCAGCTCAGGGTAGACCGCCTGAATCTCCTGCGCAATGACTCCAATCTGACGGCCACCCTGGTTCTCGTCAATCCAGTCGTGGTAGACACCGCGGATCAGATCGATCTTGTCCAGCGCACCATCCAGGTTCACAATGTTCTTCTTGAGGCGCGAGTCCGAGGCGCAGTTGAACGAATCCGCCATCACGACCGCATACGTGTCCTCTGATGTCAGTGCGGCAAGGTTCGGGATCGCATAGTTGAAGATGCGGAAGTCATCGATGTAGCCACCGAATGAGTATTTGGCGTTGTGGGTGTTGGTGCCAAGACCGAACATGCTCACCGCAGTGGCGAGGGTCGCACCTGTCGCGCTGGCAACCTCCGCACCATCCAGATACAACTTGACGGGTCCCGCCGACTGGTAGGAGACCGCAAAGCTGTGCCACGCGTTCAGGGTGAATCCCGTGATGCGCGGCAGGGTGGGGACACCGTTGAACTGAACCGTCAGACCGTTGTATTGGGTATCCACCGAGTTGTAATAGTTCAAGCTAAATGAAGTGGCCGAGGACGATCCCAAGCTCACAATCACGGAGGTTCCCGCTCCCGCATCCGCTCCCGTGCCCGCCGAGGTCGGCGGAAGGGCGGGCATGAAGAAGGAGCCCGCCACGGTAAAGTTGGCGCCTGGCGAGCACGTTCCGCGAACATACTGTGTCGCATCCAGACCAGGGCTGTTGGCAAGGTTGATGGCAAGACCAGTCGGGCTTGCGACATAGGCGGGAGCACCCGTCGCCGTCAGCGTGGAGTTGCCGCGGCTGTCTACCAATCCATTGTTAAAGGTGACCGCGATCTGCGGGACGCTGGCCTGCGAGATCTGGTTGGCCGAATCCTTGAAGAAGATGAACTCTCCCGTCGTCGCCTGACGCTTCATACCCGCATACAGCGGCGCGGAGGCGCCCGACGGCTGATACTGGACCATGACACCCGACTGGATGAGATCCGTCACGTTGCCATCGGCAATCAGGATACCGTTGTCCTTTACCTGGAGCGTGGAGGTCTCGAGGGCGGTCGTGGTGCCGTTCACGAACAGGTTGCCCTGAACGGTCAGGTTGTTTCCAAAGGTGACCGCGCCGCCGACATTGAGGGCACCACCGACGCTGGCCGCACCCGAGACATTCAGGAGCGAGCTGACGCTCACAGCGTTCGCGACGTAGAGGGTGCTGTTCATGGAGACGCTGCTCACAAACGAGGCGACCTTGTTGACCGTGAGAGAGTCGCTGAGGGTTGCGGCGCCCGCCACGGTCAGGCTGCCACCGAGGGTGGTGGAGGAAATGACGGACAGGGTGCTCTGGAGGATGGTCTCCTTCGCGACCGTGAGGGTGCTCTGGAGGGTGGCGGCCTTCGCAACTAGGAGGGCGTCATTGAGGGTGGTGAGCTTGGCGACGGTGAGGGTGTCGCTGAGGGTGGTCTCCTTGGCGACCGAGAGGGTGCTCTGGAGGACTGTTGTCTTGGCGACGTTGAGGTTGCCACCGACCGCCAGATCGTTGATCGTGGAGGCGCTGCCCATGAAGGCGGCCGAGGTGGACATGTTAAGGGCGCCGTTGAGGATGATGCCGCTGCCGAAGGCCGCGGCGCCCGCGACGTTCAGGGAGCCGCCGAGGATCGAGGAGAGCGAGGAGACTGTGAACTGTCCCTTGACGAGGACGTCGCTGGTGGCCGTCACGTTTCCGCTGAGGAGAGAGGTGGTTCCGACGGTGAGGGTGGTGCCCGTGGCGAGCGAGGTGCCGGCCGAGACAGCGCCTGAGGTCGTGAGGGTGGTGAGGGTGGTGTGACCGACAACGTCGAGGGCGGCGCGGGCGTTGATGGCCGAGCTGACCGCGAGCGTGTTCGCGATCGTCACGGCACCCTGCGCCGTGAGGGTGTTGCTCAGGGTGGCGGCACCCGTGGCAGTGAAGATAGCGACGTTGGTGTTTCCTGTGACAGCGAGGGCGCCGCCGACAGTGACACCCGCGGTGGTGGTGACGGCTCCCGTGAGCTGCGAGGTGCCCGTGACGGCGAGGGCGTTGTTCAGGGTGGTCGCGCCGCTGACCGTGAGGCCGTTGCCGGCTGTGACGAGGCTCGAGACGTTCAGGATGGAACTCAGGTTCGTGGCGCCCACGACGTTCAGGGCGTTGTTCAGCTGAGTGACACCCGTGACCGTCAGCGCCGCTCCTGCCGTGACGGCGCCTGTGAGAGCTGATGCGCCCGTGACGTTCAGGGTGGAGGCCAGGGTGACCGCGCTGTCGACCTGGAGCGTGCTCCGAAGGCGGGCGACGCCCGTGACATCGACGAGGGATGAGGCATAGAGGCCGCCGCTGACATCGACTGCATTGCGGAAACGAGACGCGCCTGTAACATCCAGGACGGCGCCGAGGACGGTGGATTGCGCGACGGTGAGGGAGCTGCTGACGCTGGTCGCGCCTGTGATAGCGACCGTAGACGCAAAGGTGGCACCACCCGCTGTGACGGCGAGACCGCTGTCGAGCGAGAAAGTCTTGTTGAGGAACGAGATGTTCTGGGTAGACGTGGCACCCGTGCCGATGTCCAGGTAGGACACGGTGATACCTGGTTTAGCAAGGACGACGGAAGTATTCGACAGTGGCGGCATGGTTATACTTCCGTCGGAGATTATAAATGGGGACACTTCGTTTCCCCATACCCCTCTCTCATAAAGTGTAAGCACACACACGCGTCTCCCATGGAGTTCACACACGCGTCTCCACGAGAGAGGGGTGTGGGGACGCTTGCGTCTCCACAGGGGTTCTTTAAGCCCCCTCGGGTCGGGGAGTTTCTTTAAGCCCCTCGGGTCGGAGGAGTTCTTTAAGCCCTGTGGAGACACTTAACCCACACTCCTCTCCCATGGAGTTCACACACACGTCTCCACGAGAGAGGGGTGTGGGTTAAGTGTCCCCACTGGGGTGTGGGGAAACGCCCGCCTGTGGCGGGCAGTGTCCCCACCTTAGAGCGCCTGAGACACCCGACAAGCCAGCTTCTGCAGAGCCAATTGCTTCAGTTCCTTCACCGATTGAAGAAGAACCGCCGTCAGCTTCGGGTAATTCACCGACAAGAATCCATCCGCGCCCTCCTTGACAAGCTCAGGGTAGACCGCCTGGATCTCCTGAGCAATCACACCAATCTGACGGTCCACGAGGCGCTCATCGATCCAGTCGTGATACACACCACGAATCAGGTCCAGTTTCTCCATCGCGTTGTCCAGCGGCACGATGTTCTTCTTCAGCCGGAGATCGGAGGCGCAGTTGAACGAATCGGCGAGGACCGATGCATACGTATCCACAAAGGCGGACACCGTGCGCGCAATGATCGTAGCGAAGCTGGTAGGCTGAGTATACGCATAGTTGACCGTGTTGGCTGCCTGGTCGCTGTATTGAGAGTAGGCGAGGCTCGTGGCGCTTGTAAAGCTGCCCGTGATCACACCAAACGTGTAGGCGGGGTCCGTCCACAATGACTTGTTAGTCGTCACCGTCTTGCCTGCACCCGAGTCCGTCAATTCCCACTGAACCCACTCGCCCGTGCTGGACATCAGCGGACGGACCGTGTAGGTTCCCGCGGACAGCGTGTAGTTCTGCGTGCCAACAGCCTGCGATCCAAAGCTTGTCACCGTGGTCAGGAGACGAAGGGAGGCTAGGCCGTCAAAGATCGTGCGCCAGTCCAGCTGATAGGTCTCCGTGACGGAGGCGGTCGCCACCGCAGACTGCGAGATCTGGCTCGTAGAGTCCTTGAAGAACACAAACTCTCCCGTGGACGCCTGGCGCTTCAGACCCGCATACAGGGGCGCGGCGGCCGCCACAGGCTGATACTGGAACATGAGACCCGACTGGAGGGCATCCGCCGTGTTTCCATCGGCAATCAGAATGGCATTGTCTTTGATCTGAATCGTGGAGGTCTCTAGGGCGGTCGTGGTGCCGTTCACAAGGAGGTTACCCTGGACCGTTAGGTTGTTGGAAAACGTGGTATCTCCCGTGACCGTCAGGGCACCGCCAACGCTGAATGCACCCGACACATTCACGGAGGAACTGACGCTGGTGGCCTGGGCGACGTAGAGGGTGCTGTTCATGGAGACGCTGCTCACGAACGAGGCGACCTTGTTGACGGTGAGGGAGTCACTGAGGGTGACGGCACCTGCCACCGTGAGGGCGCCACCGAGAGTCGTGGAGGAAACAACGGACAGGGTGCTCTGGAAGATGGCCTCCTTCGCCACCGTGAGGGTGCTCTGGAGGGTGGTGGCCTTCGCAACAAGGAGGGCGTCATTGAGCGTCGTGAGCTTGGCGACGGTGAGGGTGTCACTGAGGGTGGTCTCCTTGGCAACCGAGAGCGTGCTCTGGAGCGTGGTGACCTTGGCGACCGAGAGGTTGCCGCCGACTGCCAGGTCGTTGATCGTGGACGCACTGCCCATGAAGGCCGCTGAGGTGGACATGTTGAGGTTATTGAGGAGGATGATGCCACTGCCAAAGGTTGCGGCGCCTGCAACATTCAGGGGACCGCCGAGGATCGAGGAGAGCGAGGACACTGTGAACTGGCCCTTGACAAGGACATCGCTGGTGGCCGTCACATTTCCACTGAGGAGAGAGGTGGTGCCAACGGTGAGAGTGGTGCCCGTGGCGAGCGAGGTGCCGGCCGAGACAGCGCCCGAGGTCGTAAGAGTGGTGAGGGTCGTGTGGCCCACGACATCCAGGGCCGCACGGGCGTTGACTGCGGAGCTGACGGCGAGCGTATTGGCGACCGTCACAGCACCCTGCGCCGTCAGGGTGTTGCTCAGGGTGGCCGCACCCGTGGCGGTAAAGATGGCGACGTTGGTGTTTCCCGTGACGCTGAGAGCACCGCCAACGGTGACACCCGCGGTGGTGGTGACGGCTCCCGTGAGCTGGGAGGTTCCTGCGACGGACAGGGCGTTATTGAGGGTGGTTGCACCGCTGACCGTGAGGCCCGCACCTGCGGTGGCAAGGCTCGAGACGTTCAGGATGGAACTGAGGTTCGTGGCACCCACCACGTTAAGAGCGTTGTTCAGCTGGGTGGCACCCGTGACCGTGAGGGTATTACTGGCAGTGACGGCACCTGTAAGGATCGAGGCACCCGTGACATTCATGGTGCTTTGAAGGGTGACCGCACTGTCGACTTGGAGCGTGCTCCGAAGGCGGGTGGTGCCTGTGACATCGACGAGGGATGAGGCGTAGAGGGCGCCACTGACGTCGACCTGATTGCGGAAACGAGACGCACCAGTGACGTCAAGAACGGCACCGAGGACGGTGGATTGCGCAACAGTGACAGAGCTGCTGACAGAGGTGGCACCCGCAATACCGACCGTAGACGCGAATGTGGCGCCTCCTGCGCTGACGACAAGTCCACTGTCGAGCGAGAAAGTCTTGTTTAAAAACGAGATGTTCTGTGAAGATGCGGCACCAGTTCCCGTGTCCAGGTAGGACACGGTGATACCAGGCTTCGAAAGAATCACGGATGTGTTGGTGAGCGGGGGCATGGTTATACTTCAGTAAAGCATTTTAATTTCCCTCGGGGCTTTAGGTCCCCTGTGGAGGCACTGCGCACGCTTCGCAAACCCACACCCCTCTCCCTTGGTCTTTAAGCCCTCTAGGGACGGTCTATCGATTCATGTTCCGTCGGATCCAAGAGCCTCACAGGCATATGGATCTTATGGTGTAGATCATGAATAAAAGTTATGAAGAAGTGTGTGACTTGCTTGTTTTATTGTGAGATGCGTGCTTCTTCCGTTGCGTCGTGCGACTATGAGATCCGTGCGAAGAGTGAGATCGTGGACTGGCGGATGGACTGGCGGACGGACTGGCGGACGGACTGGTGGACGGACTGGTGGACGCTGATGAGGTTTGGCTAGCAGTCGGGCTAGCAGTCGGGCTAGTCGCAGGGCTAGCAGAGAGCGCCAGAATCATCTCCTTCAGCTCCTGAACATCCTGGTTGTGTTTCACGTGAAGTTCCTTGATCGACTGAAGAAGAACCGCCGTCAGCTTCGGGTAATTCACCGACAAGAACCCGTTTCCACCTACCGCAACGAGCTCAGGATAGATCTCTTGAATCTCCTGGGCAATCACACCAATCTGACGGTCCTGGGACTGGTTCGGATCATTCCAGTCGTGGTAGACGCCACGAAGAGTATCGAGGTTATTCAGGGCACCATCTAGAGTCACAATGTTCTTCTTGAGACGCTTGTCTGATGCACACGTAAACGAGTCCGCCATGACCGCCGCAAACACGTCCAGAAACACCTCAAGCGACGCCGCCTGACTCGACAGCACCGCATGGTAGATACGAAGATCATCCACACGACCGCGAAGGGCATGCGTCGTCGCCACATCATACGTTCCTACTCCAAACGATCCTGAAGAGAGAGCTTGGTCGCCCACGTGGGTTGCGCTGGAGACGAGATTGTGATCGAGGTAGAGTGAGCACAGACCCCCTTGTTGGAAGACAAACGTCACATAGTGCCACGCGCTTGGGAAAAGCTTGGCGCTCGACCCAAAGGCATAGGAGGTGTTATTCGAGGTCATCTTGGCCGTGAGTTGATCATTCGGATTGATATAGATGACCGTTGTGTCATTGTCCGCCGACCACAGGACCTGCGTGACCTCCGCCTCCTCCAGATAAAACCAAAAGCTGACCGTGTATTCGGGCGCACCCTCCCATGATCCGCGCAGGTAGTTTGCCGCCGTGCCACCCGCCGTGTTCAGGAAGCGAGCACTGTTGGTGCCCACCGTGCCCGCCACATAGGTGACGATGCCATTCGCAGTGATCATGGAATTTCCCTTGACGTCCGCATCGTCACCATCCAACGGTAGGTAGATGTAGGGCGCAATGGACGTGGGGGCCTGGGAGATCTGGTTCGCCGCATCCTTGAAGAAGATGAATTCTCCTGTGACGGGCTGGCGTTTCATGCCCGCATAAAGTGGCTCGACCGAGTCAACGGGCTGATACTGGATCATGACACCCGATTGGAGCACATCCGTCGCGTTTCCATCCGCAATCAGAATGCCATTATCCTTCACTTGGAGCGTGGAGGTTTCCAGGGCGGTCGTGGTGCCGTTCACAAAGAGGTTGCCCTGGACCGTCAGGTTGTTGGAGAACGTAACGGCGCCTCCCACCGTCAGGGCGCCACCAATGAACGTGGAGCCTGCGACATTCAGGAGGGAGCTGACGCTTGCCGATCCTTTCACGAGAAGATCCGCATCCATCGTGGCGTCTCCATGGAGCGTCGTGAGCTGGTTCACAAAGAGGGTCGTATCCATCGTAGCAGCGCCTTGGACCTGGAGGGTGCTCTGGAGGACTGCGGCACTCGCCGCCGTGAGGGTATCGTTGAACGTGGCCGCCTTCGCCACCGTGAGGGTGTCATTCAGCGTTGTGGCCTTCGCGACCGTCAGAGTATCATTCAGCGTGGCGGCCTTTGCGACGGTTAGAATATCATTCAGCGTTGTGGCGCTCGAGACATAGAGCGTGGAATTCAGAGTCGTGGCCTTTGCCACCGTGAGGTTATTCCCAATGCCTGCATCATATGTCACAGTAAGATTTCCAAGAGATCCATTGGACGACGGCATAATGAGAGAACCATGCCCCGTTAGATGATTCTGAAAGGTAACGGCACCCGAGACATCGAGGGTGCCACTGAGAATCGTGGACTGCGCCGCCAAGAGTCGACCGCCCACACTCATGTTAGCGAGAGTGCTGACGTCTCCATGGAGAAGGGACGTTGTTCCGACGCTGAGGGTAGTGCCCGTGCTCAGAGACGTGCCAATGACGGCGCCCGTGGCAACGGACAGATTGGCTCGGAGGGTCGTGACACCACCGACGTCGAGGGAGGCACCTGCGGACAGGGCGGAGCTCACATTCAGTGTATTGTTCACCGTGGCGGCACCATTGGCCGTAAAGACGTTATTGATTGTGGTGGCACCCGTTGCCGTTAGGATCGTAACATTGGTATTTCCCACGACGTTCAGAGAGCCATTGACATTCACATCGGAGATCGTGCTCACAAGTCCCGTGAGAACCGTCGTGCCACCCACGGCAAGAGTGCTGAGATTCGTGAGGCCGGCCACCGTCAGTCCATTTCCCAAGGTGGCCAGGCTGGAAACGTTCAGAATCGAACTCAGATTCGTAGGACCTGTGACGGAGAGGGAGCTCTGAAGGATCGTCTCTTTCGCGACGGTAAGGGTGCTGTTCGCGATAAGAGAATGGTTCAGCGTGGTGAGGCCTGCGACGGTCAGTGTGCTGTTCAGGGTGGTTGCACCATCGGCCTCCAGCGTGTTGCGAAGACGGGTGGCACCAGTGACATCCAGAGTGGAGCCGAGCGTGGTGGGGCCGTCGATTTGAAAGGCTCCGTGGAGAAACGTGGAGCCCTGGACGTCCAATATTCCTGCGAGCATCGTGGATCCTGCGACGCTCAGGGTGCTCGCAATGGAGGCGGTATTCGCCATGGATACTGCGCCTGCGAAGGAGGCGGTCCCCGCCGTCACCCTGAACCCGCTGTTCAACGAGAACGTTTTGTTCAAAAACGAGACGTTCTGTGATGACGTCGCACCGTTCGCATTATCCAAGTAGCGAATGACGATCCCCGACTTGGTAAGATTCAGAGCGGTGTTCGTGATCGGGGGCATTGGCTATATCCAGTGGCGAGAAGATAATTTGAATCATGTAAGGTTCATGTTGGTGATACCTTCTAGGTTCACATCGGACTCCTCTTCGAGGAAAACATTTGCCTCGAGTGAAGCTGGATCCACGGGGAGAACCTGGAGAATGTAGCGGATGATATACTCGTAGGGGACATTCATGGGGATCGTGGGGAGTTGAAAGGTGGTAACGCCGTCGCCGCTTCCATAGAATGTCCCAATCATCTGGAAGAGAACCGAGTATTCTGTGCGGTCCAGGAGGGCGCCATCGCAGACGAGGAAGCCCTCGGGTAGGGAGTTCGTGGTGTTGTGAAGAATCGTTCCTGGCGGAGGGAGGTAGGCGAGGGGATAGGGGAGAATCTGGAGTTGAGGGTCCACGATGGTGATTCCGCTTCCGCCTCCGCCTCCGCCTCCACCTCCGTTTCCACTTGGATGAGGGGTCCAATAGGGTTCAAAGGGTTGACGTGCGGGAGGCGGTGTGGGACCGATGTCGGTTCCTGGGGGAAGAGGGAAGGGAGGAGGACAGGGGAGTGAAAAGGGCGGGATGCAGTCCATGGAAAAGGGTGGGTATTGCGGCACTGGGTGGCATTGCGGCACTGGATGACATGGTGGCGTAGGCCCTGGCGGGCACTGTGGCTGGCACTGTGGCCCTCGCGGGCACTGTAGTGGGCATTGCGTTGGTATAGGAATCATGACCGCCGTCCCCTCCGCAATCGACCGAAGCATCCTCGGAACCGGCATGACCTGATCACAGTCAATCGTGTTATATCGTGACAACCGAGAGCGAAAGGATGCCATCTATCACTACGCCACAATTTTGAGATCACATGGCAATAAAATTGCAGTAAAATTGAGACGACACATGCGTGTCGTAAGTGGTCAGACATGACGGGCCATTTATGTGTCATCACAGGATGTATGTTTGCGCAGAAGACCACCGAGCTTCTACGACGCATCCGACGCTATGAATCCATCGGATACCGTGTTCTCACCGTGAATTATGTGGGGGACACACGATACGGAAAGGATTGCATTTCTTCCCATGACCAAGAGAAACAATCCGCAGTCTGCGTGGGGTTTCTAAGTGAAGTGGAGGGGATGGTGTGTTCAGGCGACTATCGTGTCGTGGCCATTGACGAGGGCCAATTCTTTCCTGATCTCTTTGACCATGTCACACGCTGGGTAGATGAGATGGATATTCATGTGGTGGTCGTGGGACTGGATGGGACGTTTGATAGAAACCCCTTTGGAGACATGCTTCGCCTCCTTCCTCATGCGGAAGAGGTGGAGCGGCTGACGGCGTATTGTGCGGTGTGCCGCGATGGGACACCTGCTATCTTCTCGAAGAGGACCATGGCGGGCAATACAAAGGTGATGGCGATTGGAGGGGCGGCGATGTATCAGCCTGTGTGCCGCTTTCATTTCAAAGTGGGGACACTTCGCGTCCCCACACCCCTCTCCCATAAAGCGGACACAAATCTGCCCTCTTCCTAATATGCCTCTATGTGCACATATGTTGTATCTCTTAGAGCAGTTAAATTTTACCGTGCGATAGGGGGTCAGGGGGGACACGTGAACCGCCCTTTGGGCGGAGAACAAGTGTGTCCCCCCATTAGAAATGTCCAACCGCATCTACGATGCCTCCCAGCTGACCAAACGGAGGGCCGAGCTCGCCATCGCGGGTTCTTTTTATTCCCGATCGATCCAACAAGCCCCTCGTCTCAACATCAAAGAGAGTTCCATTCTCAACGCCGTCCGAACAGGCGCCATGACCGAATTCACTCGGCGAGACCAATGCATCGCCGTCAGCCCAGGATGCCCCTGTGAGATTAGTGACGCCTCCGTCTACGCTGGCACCTTCCCTGGCGCCGTCACAGGTGTCCGCTACACCCTCGGATCCATCATCGTCTCCTGGAATGCCGTTGCAGAGGCCACTTCCTATCGTATCACGCCCTCTTTGAACGGTGTGCCCCAGCCTGCCGTTGTAACACAGGGTCTCTCCTATCGCTTTCGTAACCTGTCCGAGTGGCAACCCTACACCTTCACGGTATGCGCTGTGAATGCCGCAGGACAAGGACCGATGACCGTTGCACCGTCCATCTTGGTGCCTCCTTCCGCCCTCTCGGCCATTCTCTTGGGACGGGGAGGTGACGAAGCACACGCTACGGCCGCTCTTCCCTATGTGATCCACTCCGCTCTCTGTCTCCTTCTCCAGTATATTCAGGCCGTCAACCTCGGCCCCACACGCGGTGCTCGTCTCTTCTATCTATGGTCCACTACACTGGTCAGCGCCTGGAACTGGGTATCGCACGATGGGCGCATTACGGGTCTTCATGATCACTGGAACTGGTCCGACGTGTCCGCTGCGCCCCTCTCCGCTGCAGATGCCATCACATGGATGTGCTCCGTCATCGATCATGTGACCCCTCTGCTAATCCCTGTTCCCTATGTGTCCCTCTATGCCTATGATGCTTCGTATGCAGCGGGGGTGCGCCAATCAGGAGAATGGGATCGGTGGCTCCCTTTGTGGACCGCCTGGATGGCAGTAAAGGCCCTGGATGGATCCGCCGCTGCCGCGGCCATGCAACCCACGGGATCCGCGAACTGGGAGCAGACCATTGTGGTCGATGGACAGACTGTGGCGCCCATTGCGTCGTTTCCTGAGATCCAGCAATGGACCCGTCTCACCGTTGGCGGCAAGAAACAGAATTATCTGACGCATTCATGGGACAGCGTGGCGTCGACGTGTCTCTCGGAACAGAATGAACTGGCCATTCAGACATCCGTGGTGCCGTTGACTGGGGCCGCTCGTGATGCCGAGATCGATTCCGTGAAGACCCTTGCGGCGAATCTCTCAGACGCGGAAAAGATCCAGGCCGAATTCTGGGCGGGCGGGCCTGGCGAGGTGGCACCCCCCTTGATTTGTGTATGGTTCTGGAAAGAATACATGCGATGTCTTCCTGGTGTGTCCAAGACGACGATTATGTATTCGTTACAAGACCTTGCGGTGCACTTGTTTGAAGGGAGCCGTGTGACCTGGCGTCTGAAGGCGCTTCATATGGAGGCTCGTCCGATTCAGGAGATCCGTCGGCGGTATGCGGGTCAGTCCATTCTGTCGTGGAATGGGATGATTGACGGCGCCCAATGGATTCCCTACCAGATGGCGAACTTTGTCACGCCGCCGTTTGCTGATTTTCCCTCAGGCCACAGCCATTTCTCGAAGGCCTTCTCGCTCACCATGACGAAGTGGTTTGGAGAGACTATTACGCCAATGCCCATCATTTATGATCAGCAACCATTGATCTCGAAGTTGTTCCCGTTGAATACGGCGACGTCCTATGGATCATTTGTTATAGCACCTGGAGCATCCAAGGTTGAATCTAGTGTTCCGAGTGTGCCTGTGACTTTCTCCTTTGAGACATGGGAGGATGTTTCTACGTCGGCGGGTATCTCTCGTCTCTATGGAGGCATTCATGCTCTGTCGGCGCACCAGGCGTCCCAGACGGCGGCCGTGGAGGTGGACAGGGTCATTCGGGAGACGTGGAATATTCTGACGGATGTGGCCTTTCCTATGATGGAACCTGCTGCACCTTTCGAGGAGCCCGTTGTGCCCGTAGCACCCGTAGAAGAACCTGTTGTGCCCGTAGAAGTGCCTGTTGTGCCCGTTGTGCCCGCAAACGTCCCTGTAGAGCCCGTTGTGCCCGTGGAACCCGTTGTGCCCGCAGAAGTGCCCACTGTGCCCGCAGAAGTGCCCGTTGTGCCTGTTGTGCCCGTTGTGCCTGTAGAAGTGCCTGTTGTGCCCGTGGTGCCCGTAGATGTGCCCGTAGTGCCCGTAGAAGTGCCTGTAGCGCCTGTAGCTCCCGTTGTCCCTTTGGTCCCTGTGGCACCTGTGGCGCCCGTTGTCCCATACAAGATCCAAGTGAATTATATTGCCCAAACGCCCTCTCTCGAGGTTCAGGCGCTGATCACAGAAAGTGTGAACTGGATCGAACGTCTGATGTTGCGTTCTCATGGTCTTCGTTCGTCCTCTGTGTCTCTCCAGGCAGACATGGTGGTGGACCTGGACATGCAGCCCATGGCCCAAGGAGTATTGGCAGGGGCCTATCCCACTGTCTGGAACACGGACACGCTGGCAGGGTTGCCCGCCATGCCTCTCCGTCAGACAGTCATCCTCAACTCCGATATGTTGCACACAGGATCCCTCTTGTCCTCTTGCACACTGAACGGTATCACCGTCGTCAAACTGATTCCCATTATGATCCATGAAATGCTACATGGTCTCGGCATTGCCTCGATCCCCGCTACGTCTGATACAGTCGGATGGGGCTCTTTCCTAGATGGAAGTAAAACATGGTATATTGGTCATCACGGGGCGAGTGCTAGTTCCAAGGCCATCCAGGCGTATCAAGCCGCGATCGGTCGTCCAGTCACACGCATTCCTGTAGAGAACAGTTTCGGCCAAGGCACCGCCTATTCCCATTGGGAAGAGGGATTGAAAGACGGGTTTGTCAGCGAGACACGAACCTATAACGATGGCTCGGGTCTGATGTCGTATCCCGCACTGCCCAATGAGATCATGACGGGCGTTGCGGGAACAACCTTTTATTTGACACCACTGACGGCAGGAGCGCTATTGGATTATGGCTATCCAGTGAATGAATCGAGTTCTTCCATTGTGCCGTATCCCACGTTGTAGGGCGTTTCCACGCTTATTCCCTCGCAAATGCGTTTAGACAATGACGTTTCCTGACAGGATCCGAATGCGCTCCGAATAACTATACCATTTCCGCCATTGGGGCAGTTTCACCCATCCTTGTCGAACCGCCGCCGCCACGCTTTGAACAAAACTGTTGTATTCGCACTTTGGAATCTGCTGGTTCACATATAATGCTTCGCATTCCTCAGCCGTCTCCACAAGAATCGGTTGTCCCTTTTGCACCCGAACCGCCTGGTGAAACCCAAACAGCCATGTTCGGGTGCGCGCACGGAGATCGGCGCCATAGAGACCCTTTAGAGGCGGGACAGGATTCGCGGCGAGATACGTGGTGGCATGGGCCTGGCACTCCATACAGGGGATGATTTGCGGCAGGGTAGAGACCATCGCCTCCATATACTGAGCCTGATCAGTGTCCACAATGGTATTCCCTGAACGACCGATTTGTTCCGCCAAGACATGAAGGTATTTCCACAAGAATGGACCCCATTCTGATGGATCACCGATGTGCTCGGCGGCGGTCATGGCGGCTGCGTTGGCCCCTTGTTTCTTAGAACAACCACATACCATTGTGCTTCTTGTATATGTGTAGGGTTTCTTTAAGATGGGGGGACACTTCGTTTCCCCCCTGCCCCCTCTCTCATAGAGAGGACGCGGATTCACCCGATCTTCTATGGGAGAGGGGTATGGGAGTCTCCACAGAGAGGGGTATGGGGACGCTTGCGTCTCCATAGAGGGGGCGTGGGAGCCTCCATGATCCATTAACAACAGGGGAAACATGTATTCGCCAGTCACGACTCCATATCATCTGGCGGATCACTGAAAGAAGGATAGGATGGTAGAACATATCTATCAGGGTGTGAATTCGTTTCCTCTCCATGAGAGGGTATGGGGTTTGCCTCCATAGAATGCACGTGATCCATATGATCTACCCATTCACGCATCGTCGGCCGTCTCATACTTGAATAGCATACATCACATACAGGGCGCAGATTATGGATCGAAGTGATGTCCCGCACGGTTTCACGATCATAATAAATCACACAAAAATTGTCTTGCATCATGAATCGGCTACACCACGGATACAGGCATTTACGTATGGTATACGGTCCCGCATACTGTTGCCATATCTGTTGACGTGCATAAAAGGTGATTGTTTCATCTTCCATGTCTATCATTTGAATCGTCGCCATTCATCTATCTCGGAGGAAAGATTGTATACGCAGTGCTCCGAGAGAATGTATAATTACGAAACCTGATGGGATCTACCGATCTCATCAGCCCCCGAATGGAGTTGAACCAATACCACCTCCTTACTAAGAAGGTGCTCTTCCGTTTGAGCTACAGGGGCCTTTGGTATGCGGTGTGTGCCACACAAAGGATCCATCTGATCCGTTCTTTAGGCCCGATTACGATGTGTGCGCTTGGTGCGTTTGCGCCGTGTGCCGCCCAAAGAGGAAGATGCTCCCTCCCTTTTAAGGGGTTCATTATTCATAAAAAGCAGATCCCTCTTACGATCATGACGATTCTTATTAGAAAATGTCGGAATACGACGAACCGTAGATGCTGTAAATCGAACAGGATATTTCATATTCAACGTTGGCTTTGACTTTGGCTTTTGCTTTTGCTTTGGCTTTGCATGATTGTCCTGATTGATATTGGAATTCTCGCCGCGAAGGATACGATGTAATATGTGATATTCCCTATTAATCTTACTATAAAGTTCGTTATACCTTATATAATACTCGGCATGCATGTTTCCATACATAATCGCCTCTGGTTTGAGAGGAGCCGAAACAGGTTCACTATAAAGATATGCCAACACTTCAGTCGCCTGAGTGAATAGTTCCGTGTATTTCTTTAAGAGATTATTCACGTCGTGTGTAAAGATCATATGGTGATGAAGAAGTTTTTCCATTGGGTGTCTCCCTTTGTTAATCACACGGCCCCGTCGTAGTGTTTGAATGCGATGAGTCTGATGTAATCCATCTTTACGCTTGGCAGTCTCTTGATCCATAAGAGTCATGGCATCGATTATTTTCTTCATGCGACTCTGTAGTGTATTGACCATCAGTTCCACTTGAGGTATCATGGTTTCTCGCGTTATTTCTTGGTTTGTAGGCCCCTTTGCCGATCCATTGGCAGGCCCATTCGCAGGCCCATTGGTAGGCCCATTGGCAGCCCTATTCGCAGGCCCATTCGCAACCATATTCGCAGCCTCATTCGCTGACCCATTCGCAGCCGCAGCACTCATCTATTTCTCCTCTAGATATTCTATACAAGGCACTCCTCGCAATCTCGAAACAGACCAGGGATGAATTGGCACTTTCGAATGCACTGGATCTCCTTTTTGGAGAGGGGCTTCTTACTCGTGCGGCGTTTTCCATTCGGGCCTTGGAAGACGACTTGTTTAAACCCTTTGGAGCCCTTGATAGACACGCGCTGCGTCTTGTTTCGCCGTTTCCCGTGTTGAAGATCGATGTGCGTCTGAACGGAATTGTATTGGAACATTCTAAAACGTGCTGTGGATTTAAAAGATGATCGCGTAGAAAGACGAAAGACGACACAATGTATCGAGTGGTCTACAACGCCTGTCATGGCGGGTTCAATTTGTCGGATGAGGGATTGGCCGAATACAATCATCGCACCTCTCAGCTTGTGACGGATCCTGATGCGATTTCGCGTGATGATCCTGTCTTGTTACACATGGTGGATACCATGGACCCTCGTGTGATCAACAGTAGGGTTAGTCGTTTGAAGATCAAAGAATTTCCCATCATGTTCCGTACATTCTTGGAATGGAGCGAGTATGATGGACTGGAGAGTGTCCGTGTGGACTATCACAAGTATATCGTTCGCACGATCATGTCCATTCTAGAGATGAATGGGTCGGCAGAGGAAAAAATAGAACAGATCTCCCAGTTGTATATCGATCTGGCTGAGGTTGCACGTTTTTAGAGAGCGATGAGATGTTCAGTTGATTTTTGGGCACTTCGCACTTTTTAGGAAAAAGTGCCCAAAAATCATGATGAGTACAGTTGCTTTTTTACAAGTATTCAATAATACTCCGATAACGATCCTCTAAAATCTCTGTCTTCTCTCTCACCGTCGCATCCATCGTATCCCATCCCAGCTTGATGGCCGCCTTCATGTGCCAACTAGGATTAATGATCTTCACCGTGCGCAACTGGGCGCCATACTTGTCTCGGATCAGCCGATACACCCGTTGTGCCGTAGTAAGCTCGGCGGCGTGCTTTGCCTCCATTCCCTCTCCGTCAATGATCCAGATCCACCGTTTATCTCCAATGGCGTTCAAGGCGTTCTCAATGTGCGCCACCAGACCGTCCCCGTCGTCGTATTTGGTGGCCGTGGCCGGTTTCATGTAAAAAATAGGATGACCATTCTTTTCTTTCATGAACTTGAAGGAATGACTTGTCGGATCTTTCGCACAGATCGGACAGATCTTGTCCATTCTCTATGGACTTTTTACAAGTTTTTTATGTGGTGGAGGCGCGCGGTGGAGACGCAAGGTGGAGACGCAAGGTGGAGACGCAAGCGTCCCCACACCCCTCTCTCTTGGAGTTGACGTGTCACACCCCCTTGGAACTGGCATGTCACTCCTTGGAGATAGTTTGGTGCGTTTTATTTCCCAAAAGAAGACCTACGGAGAGAGTGGAGGCAACTCCCAGATGGAGTGGCTAAGCTGGTTAAGGCGCGAAACTGTTACTTTCGAGATCAGAGGTTCGAATCCTCTCTCCATCGTGTTTTTTAGAATGATGTGATTCATTGTAACAAACATATTATTTTCTCGTGAAACGTGTGTGAATTCTCTTCCTCTCCATTACATATCGTGTCCTCTTCCATGGAGAGGGGGCACGGGGGAAACGAAGTGTCCCCCGCCTACACAGAATAATACAACCGCTTCAACCCATATTTCTTAATACATTTCTCCACATGACACCGACATCCATGGCACGGCTCCGAATTCACCAGCTGTTCCGTCCCTCTCGACATACGAATGACAATCATCGTCGCCCCCATGAGCTTCGTATGACCCACGTGTTTAATGACGGCCCGTTCCGCATGAATCGTTCGCTCATCATATCCACAGCCTCTCGCGCGCGACCCTAGCTGATTCGTAGCAACCCCCAGCACCTTCCCTCGTTTGATAATGAATGCCACATGGGTATTTCTCATATTGGTTTTCATACGACACGATGCCATACACACATGCTCCTGAATCAAGTGACCCACGTTCTCTTTATTCACGCGCATTTTCTTTTGTCTTTGCCTTTGCCTTTACCTTATTCATACAAGGTGATGAACCTTTACATTGTCCTTACGGTTTACATGGCCATACTTATTGTCATACTATTGCGGCACGATCACCGTGTTCTGCCCATCAGGAAGGGTGAACTCCGTGGGGTTCAGGCCAATCTGGGGTTGAATCACGGGAGAGGAATCGACACTCTTGGAATAAGGCTGAGACGATTCAGGGATGAGGATCGGGTGGGAGTCTGGGAGAAGCGAAGGCCTGCGAGAAGACAGTGGGATGGTGTCTCCACGAAAGAGAAGATTTTGTTTCAATGGAGAGAACATGTGCTTCTGTTGGAGACGATGCTCAAAAGGGGATCGATGGACGGGTTGTGCTAGTTGACCTAGTGGACCCAGTGGACCCAGTAAGGTAGGCGAAAGGGCGCGCTTCTCCGCATCCAGTTCCGCATGAAGCTTCCTCTGACGGTCCTGTAGGGCCTCTTCCTTGCGCCTCTCCTCCTCTTTCTGCATAATGATCTCCTCCTCCAATTGTATCTTTCGCGCATCCAACTCCTCTGCCATACGCGCATGGATCTGTGTGGCAATCTGATCTTGGATCTTAGGAGACAGCAGTTCCGCCAGCGTATTCTTTCGTTGTCTGAGAAGAAGCGCAGCGTCCACCGCGACCTGTTTTAAACGTGTCTCCGAACTCTCATACACTCGTGTGTGCTCCAGGGCACCACAGATATCGGGCTTCTTCAGTTCTTTAATCGAACCGAATCGAAATTCAAACAACTTGATGGCCTGCGGAGGGATCGGAGGGGACTGTTCAATCAGGCGGTCCAGATCGGATCGACACACCTTTAAAAAGTCCATCGAGTCCATCCGTTCATCAGGATGAAGGGAGAGTTCCACCGCAATCAGACGCTGAAACTTGCCCCATGCGATGGAGGCGACACGGTTGGATTCTTCCAGTTGTGGATAGCGCAAATAGTTATTAATCGTGGTGAGAAGCCCCGCAAAAAGAGAGACGCCTCCAATGGCGAAACTGGCGAGCTTCTTCGTCGTATCGTCTGAAAAAATGGACTGGATGCCAAAGTTGGCGGTGCCTCCTAGCGTAGAGAGAACAATCACGGGAATGTTAATCCATAGGGTCTTGCTGTGATAAATCTTTTCACTGTGATCGTGGAGCCATCGATAACACATCGCGATGTCGCTCCATTCGGACATGAGGCGTTCTTGCTCTGTGGTCCAGCCATTGAGGAATTTTCTTTCCCTACCTGTGTCTGTGTCTTGCTCTTGGCCTTGGTCTTTTTTTGGGGGGTCCATCTACTCCATCCCATATTATTTTACGCGTTCTCATGGGGAGGAGAATGTGCGCGTAGATCCAGGGTGACATAGCGTTCATAGGGGAGGACACTGTCTGCCATATCTAAGAAGTCACGAAGGAGTGGTGTATGGGGATGATCACAAGGGATGCCTTTCCAATTGATTCGATTCACGATCTCGGCAACAGTATGATCATGTGTGTCTGGAAACGCACGATACCATTTTATGAGATACATTTTAATGCGCCTTTCTGTCATCTTGGGATCCCTGCCGATTCGGGCATCGTGTCTTTTAAACATCTCATGAACAAAGTCTTCCCAGTTTTCTTGGCGCAGTTTTTCACTGAACTTTTTGTTTTCTTCATAATCGGCTGATCGAAATCCCATACGATTATACCATGTTTCTCCATGTTGAAGCATAGATAATGTATAGAGAGGGAAATCACATCGGATCAGACTGGCATCTTCTAGTTTGATCCGATCAAGAGATAAGCGTCGTCCGATGGTGATGATCCGTTGGAGAATATCTGTTCCACTTATCTTAGAACACCGTCTCAGATAACGGAGAACCATATGGTTGTCTGTGATATGAAAGTGGATAACGTTGGGATCGGGGTTGGGATCGGGGTTGGGATCGGGGTTGTCAGATGCGGGGCACGTAAGAAAAACGCGACCCTTCTTCACACGAGTGCCTTCTGAAAATTCTGGAAAATACTGTTGAACGAGGTCTCGAATCTCTTCATCTGTCGGTTGAGTGCCTCCACGCTGTCTTTTAGTATGGGTCCGTCTGGTTCGTCTGACTCTCTTCTTTCGTCTCGTCTGTATTGTTCGTTTCTTGTGGGCCATCTACGAAGGGCGCTTCTTTTTGCTCTGGAGTCCCAGTTGATACAACGCGGCCACCTCCTTTTCCGTCAGCGCGGCGGGATCTACCCCTTTCGGAAGAGACACATACTGTTTCTTCTGAACGGACGTCTTCATGATGTAGGGGCCATAGGGGCCATTTCGAATCACATAGGACGCAAACGTAGCGAGCACGGCGCTTCCGCCCGCTTCCTTCGCCTCCAGGCGAGCCTGAAGAGCCTCCAGGGACTCCCCTTGGACAAGAGAGACCGACACGGTGCCCCACTGAACATACTCTCCAAACTTTCCTTTTTTGCGGATCATGGGGGTTCCTTTCCATTCTCCCAACTCCACTCCCGCCTGTTCCTTTTTCTCTTCTTGATGACTTTTCACAAACGCATGAGCTTCTTCGTCCGTCAGAGAATCCCATGTGGCCTTCTTCGGCCATCCATAGAAGACCGTGTCTTCCTTCGTAGCACCCTCTTTCAGTAAGAGAGGCCCCTTCTTGGTTTGAACGGCCAGAAGGCCCTCTGAAAAGGTGCGACGCTTCACGTGATCTTGTTGACCTTGTGCTCCTTGTGGTTGGCCCTGCAGAAGCCCCTCATACCGATCTTGATACGATCGCCAGATGTCAGAAAGGAGAGTGGCACCCTCTTCCGCTCCTTCCGCAATAGAGTCCAGTCGCCGTTCCATATGAGCCGTGAACGTATAGGCAAAGAGATCTTCCATGTGTGTCAAGAGGAAATGAAGAACAGCCCGTCCCAATGGCGTGGGAACCATCTTCTTTTTCTCGGCCCCCACCTGCTTCATGAAGGCATTGACCGTCGGTGGCCACTGGTGCGGAACAAGGGACCATTCTTTGACGGGAACGGGGCGCGGAGGGAGATCCACACACTCCACATATTTCTTCTCTTGGATGATGGAGAGAAGAGAGGCAAACGTGGAGGGCCGACCGATCCCGTGGGTTTCCAGGGCCCTCACCAATTGCGCTTCCGTGTAGCGTCCTTGGGCCTTGGTCTCTTTGGGCTCGGCCTTCATCGTCATCCATTCTAATCGGTCTCCTGGGACAAGAGAGCGCAACGGAGAGGCGTTTTCCTTTTCCTCTTTTTCGTCTTCCTGGTCCAAATTGGCCACCTGACCAATCCGTTTCCATCCCTCGTGAATCGTTCGTCTCCATGAGGTGCTCCATCGAAACTCCTCATCGATGCGACATCTCATATGATCGGTCTCGCCTCTCGCAGAAGACATGACAGACTGAACGGTCCGCTGCCAGATCAGGCGGTAGATCTTTTGTTCCTGCGCATCCTTTCCTGCCTGAAGAGTGGTGATGTGGGTGGGGCGAATAGCCTCGTGAGCCTGTTGAGCGGCGACTGCTTCCTTTAAGCCCCCTGCTGCGGGCTTTAGGTCCCCTGCTGGAGAGATGTAGGTGGGCCCCACGTTTGTAGTGACCCATTCCCGCGCCTCTTGCTTCACATCCTCAGACAGGACCGCCTGATCCGTTCGCATATACGTGATATGACCTGCTTCATAGAGTGATTGGGCGATGCGCATGGTGCTCTGTGGATTCATATGGAAGAGGGCACTGGCCTGTTGTTGAAGCGTGCTCGTCATCAGAGGGTCAGGGGCCGACTCCGTCCATGGTTTCGTGGCCGTGTGGAGAACCGTCGCGTGCGGCGTGGCATGAACGAGCTCCAGATAATTCTGTGCGGACTCCTCGTCTTCCAGTTCATCGTCCATGGTCACAAGGAAAGCAGAAGGAACAGAAGCAGAAGCAGCAAGAGGCCGCATCATCGCCGTCAGTTTCCAGCTAGAGGTAGCCTGAAAAGACTGGATGGCGTCCTCTCGTTCCACCACCAGACGAAGCGCAGGGGTCTGACAGCGTCCCGCGGAGAGGGAGGGGGCCACATACTTCCAGAGGAGAGGGCTGATCGTAAATCCAATCATCATGTCCAGCATGGATCTCGCCTGTTGCGCATGGACACGGTTCATGTCCATGTGTCGTGGATGGTGGATGGCGTGCTGAATGGCCGCCTCCGTGATTTCATGGAACACGGCGCGCTTCGCCGTCTTGGGGTTCAGTTTGAGTAAGAGGCAGACCGAATACGCAATGAACTCGCCCTCCCGATCATCATCGGCCGCCACATAGATCTCGGTCGCCTCCTTCGCCGCCTCTTTCAGCGCCTTGATCGTCGCGGCTTTCTCCTTGATCCATTCATACGTCGGCTCGAACTGTTTCGTAATCCCCACTGAATCGAGGGCAGGAACGAGCGCTCGAAGATGTCCCATGGATGCCATGACGCGCCATCCGTGCCCGAGATACCCCTGAATCGTTTTACACTTTCCTGGTGATTCGACGATCACGAGGGACATATTGGCTGCTATTGGCTGTTTGCTGCTTGTAAAAGACACTCAATTTTTTAGACATGATCTAAGAAAGCATCTCTTCTACTACTAGATGGCACGGGTGAACGCATCCAGTGGCCAGGGCGCCCTCTTTGAACTCGTAGCACGAGGGGTGAAAGATCGGTATTTTGTGAAGGATGTCCCAGAGAGCACCTTTGTCCATGATCCCCGCTATTCCTCCTCCGTTCCCCATCTGGCCGAACGGCGCACCGCCGTCCCTCTGAATGGCACCGCCTTCGGAACAACCTTTGAAGTAGAGATTGATCGGTATGCCGACATCATGACAGAATGTGCTCTGGACGTCACTTTGCCCTCCTGGTTCCCTCCTCTCCCCCTTGTTGCAGGAGGCATGCCCATGGATCCCGAAGTCGCCAATGGACTTTATCCTATTACGACTCAGACGGGTGTGTCCTATGGATATGTGAATGGAGTCGGATATTATCTCTTTGAACGCATCCAATTCTATCAGGACCAGTTCTTGATTCAGGAGTGGAGCGGAGATGGACTTCTTGCAAAACAGCATACCGAGGGATCACGAAACAGCCGCTTTCTTGCCTTGGAAAAAGGGGGGTGGAAAGAGAGTATTGGCCAAGGAAATCGTGGGATTCAGTTGCGCGCCACCCCTGGCGCCCTTCGCATCTACCTCCCTCTTCCTGGAATGCAGTGTCCAGGCGACGGAGGCTTCCCTTTAGTCGCCATGCCCTGGCAAACCCTTCGTCTTCGGATCACCCTTCGCCATCTAGAGGATCTTGTTGTCTGCAGCGATGACATTCATAAACCCACTCCCTGGAACGTCCCTGCTTTTCAGTATGTCTGTTCAGATGGGTCCCCTCATGTGTTTGCGCCACTCGGCCGTGTGAAGATCGGTTCCCCCACCGTGTTGCTCTCCACCGTTCAACACTATGTTTCTCCCGAGGTTCAGGAGGAGCTTCGCACACAGACTCTTACGATCCCTTTTCGTCGCCTCTTTGAAAATCAGTTCTCTTTTGGGGAATTGGATTTCATCTCGTTGGACAAGGGGGGCGCCTCTGCTGTTACGCGAACCCTAGAGGGTCGCCATCCGACCGAACGTCTCTTCTGGTTTTTCCGATCGTCCAATGCACTCCGTAAAAACCGCCTCGATGACTTCCGAAATGACTATTTTGACGATCATGCGTCGACCGAGACACAGCCCGAAACGGAGCCTGCTGGACGCTTTTATTATCGGCTGAAACTAATCATTGCGGGAAGAGACCGAGAAGATGTGCTACCACCCTTGGTATGGGACCAGATCGCCGTGCTGGCGAGTTCAGAGAATGCACCAGGGCGCTTCATCGGTGTCATGGAATGGTCCACAGGAGATGGGTTTGGGGCTGTCTATCCGATCGAGCGACAGCCCGAGGGATCGGTTAATCTCAGCACGGCGGATCGTCCCACCCTGTATCTGGAACTTGCCAATATTCAGAGCAATCCTTTTTTGGCTCAGCGGAAGTGTGAGATGCGAGTATATACAGAGGGATGGAATGTGTATGAGGTGAAGGAGGGGCGTGGGCGCGTGATGTTTGCTTCGTAGTGTGTCGCTTCTATCCTATCATCCCATGAACAGTTCATGAGAGGATAGTATGGTAGTTTCTATGTATCTTTATGGTTTCTTATGGTTTCTTAAAGCCGCCCCGCATCCAATCAATCACCTTGGTCGTATCCGAACTCTGAAAGATCGGCTGCGGGGAGCCATTCACAATCGCAAGAAAAGCAGGGATGCTCTTCACCCCGCAATAGCCTGGCGTATAATCGTTCTTATCCAGATCACAATAATACCAGGTAATCTTCGGGCTGAGATCGAGAAGAGCCTTTGTATCCAGTCGCTGACAAGGACCGCACCAACTGGCACCAAAACGGATCATCACAATCGGATCATGCGGTTCATTCTTTTTAATCAGATCTTCGAAAAACTCCTGGCTCGGGAGGGGTGTCATCTCGTTGTGGGACATGTTTGGTAGTGCGAAGAAAGGTGGCAATGAATCCTGAACAGGCGGCGATCAGGAGGGTTCCTAGGAGAACATAGGAGGATGCGTTTAGGTCTTCTGCACCTTGGGCCCCTTGGGGGCCACCACCCGATTGGAGTGCTGCCTTGGAGCTCTTCACCGACTCAGGAGTGATACTGGAATACAGAGACGTCGCAGGAAGAAACGATCCCGCCTGAGACAGCGCATCGATCGCCCCTGTCACCTGGGTCGCAATCTCGCTTGATTTGTCCACGACCGCCTTCCCAAGGATGACCGTATTGTCCACTGTCTTAAGACCCGTCGTCACCGTTTCTCCCACCGTCTTGATGCCCATCTGAACCGTATCCGTTACGGGCTTGAGAATCAGTTCTGCAGGACCTCTCACGACATCCAGAACCCGCATAATGATACGGGTAAAGAATCCTGAGGCCTCATCCTCGGTGGACTCCCCAGGCGCACCAAAAAAGTCCTTGTATTTGGATGTTACCGTCTTCGTGTAGAAAAAGAACGTAAACAGTTTATAGGCCCACTGCCCCATAGAAATAGGAATACCAATGATCGAGAGTAAGGAAATCAGACGAATGATACCCGTTTGTTTCTCCCCCACGAGGAAAGAGTCTAGTCCAAAGCTCCCTCCAAAAATAAGAGCGAGTGCATAGAGAAAGAAATTCATATGCTTCTTACTGGGTGTATCGCTGGACAATACACCTGCCGCAATACCTTTCGGACCGAGACCTGGCACACCCAGACCATAGACTTTCACCACATCACTGTTGAAGATGGCCTGAGCCGCATCATAAAACCACCAGACACCGAAGAAAAGCATGTTGACCACACATTTTGCAAGAAAGGTCAGAGGAGAACGAAGATACAGATGATCCAGACCGATGGCTCCTCCGAGAACGGATAGACCGAGGAAGACATGATAGGACAGCGCATCCGTCATGGTGCCATTGGCACTAGAGTTGGCATTCGTGCTGTTTTTTTCCTCTTCCCGCCAATATTTCAGCTGGGACACTTCCGTGCTCATTACTGTGACAAGAGGTCTTTTTTGTCTCTTTTATCTTGCGTCTGCCTTCTGCAACTGCCTTGCAACTGCCTTGCGACTGCAACTATGTCTGTGACTACCTTGGTGTTAGACCGTAAAGAGAAGTCCACCGAATCCATTAATCACACGAAACACATTATAATTGTGTGCATAGATACGAATCTGACAGGGACCACGTTGTTGATACAGAGGCATCAGTGTATTGGTTAATACTGTATTCATCTCGATCTGCCAGACAATGCTATCAATGCGGCTTGCATTCATCGTGCCCGTCGGTTGGATGTCTTCCGGTCGCAACGCAAAGGAATAATTATAAATAAAGGAGTCGACCGGAGTCGTCGTATGGTGATCGTAGGGTTGCTGAAGACGAAAATATTCAGGGCTACGCTTTGTGAACCGGTCATATCCGTCCAATTGGAGTTTTGCGGTGGAAATCAGGTCTAAACGGCCCGCTGGCGATTTACTGTTCAGAAACGGTTCCACAAGTGCAGGGGTCGATTCCGCCTTTGCCAAATTGCTATAATTGAACCACTCATTACGAGAGACCATTGTGTCCCTCTGTGCTACAAAAATGAACTCCTTAATGGGATGATTGAATTCTACCTGAATCGTTGCCGTATTCTGTTGAGCGGAGATGGTCTGCGCAGGGGTGTATTGGACTTGCTCAATCAAGTATTCATGAGTCTTGCTCACAAACGCACGGCGCTCTTCCGTATCCAAGTAGATGAAATCGCCCCACAACTGGATGCTCGTCAGGTGAGAGGTGCAGTCCACATTCGTAGAGCATGCGGGATTCCAGCCCTCTTGGGTAAGAGGAGGTTGCGGCGGAGAGACCCAAAACAGCTGTGAAAGAGGTCGGAGCGTGACCGTAATACGAACGGGACTATACTGAAGCGCCAAAAGGGGCAAATACAGTCCTGGATTGTTACAGAAATAGAACTGAAGCGGAATAAGGAGCCGAATCTGACCCGATGCCCCTGCGGAAAGGACATCCGCCGCATTATACAACGATGTGCGCCCAATCAACTGATTCAGAGCCTCCCGTTGGGAGAGCGAGGTGGTCAACTGAGTCCAGATCTCCATCCATTCGCCCGTCTGTTTGTCAATCTCTTGTTCGCCGACTTCAAAGGTGATCTCTTGAATCAACGCATGTCCAATCGAACTCGTATAAGACAGAGGGTTACCGCTGATGTCTCTGATGGGGGGAAGAACGACTTCTAGATAAACACGTCCTAGGAGATCTCCGCGGCGAGGGATGAGACACGTAATGCGTTGACCAAAATCAGGGGTGCCGTCGAAATACATGGCCTGGGATTCTACTGCGAAATTTGTATGGCGCCGATAGACCATTTTGAAAAAACTAATTTGTGGGTTTCCCGTCAGGAATAAATCCTGCTTGCCGGTTGCTACCAGTTGTAATAGCCCTCCCCCTGCCGGCATTCTCTTACATATTCCGGACATTTATTTGGCCTCTTATGGACACGAATATGCTAGTGATCATGCGTGGAGTGTGAAACAATTCATTCTTGTCTGATGCTAGAGATGAGTCTATCGAGTGGGATAGTCTCTGTCAACAGTGGCCCATTAATCATTCGGACCTATAATGATTCTTCTCGTTACAACACCTATCTCCTTGGCTCCTATGAAGAGCCCGTTGCACAGAATCGTGTGCTCGTCACGGGCCTCAACGGAGAACTCACTCCCTCCGATTCCATCTACGTCTCCTCCGCCACCTTTACGGATGTCTATACCAATAGCATCACGATTGCATCGACCTACGCCGTTCAGGACTTCCAGATTAATGCGCTGACCCCAGGCCGTGTCGTCGTGAGTGACGGCTCGAACTATCTCTCCTCTTCCTCCACCTCCACGACCGAGCTAAACTATTTGGTGGGTGCGACAACCTTTCTTCAGCCCCAGATCGATGCTCGGGCCTATCTATCGGGCGGAAACGCCTTTAACGGCTCGGGCTTTAATACCTTTACGAGTTCGGTAGGAATCGGCACTACTATGCCGAAGGCTCGTCTCCACATCGTCTCTTCTACCAGCGTCACAAACGGTCTTCTCGTGGTCAGCAATTCCATGCCCGCAGACGCGGCGTCCAAGACATTACTGACGGGCCTGTCCTATGCCACACTCATGCCTACCATGTATGGCACAAGTCTGTATGTGTATGGAACGTCGGGCACGGTGCCCTTTCGGTCCATTCTCGGTGCAAGCACGTATTTCACGGGACAGCACGCCAATCAGCCTGTAGATGGAGAGATGTCGCTCAAGGACAATGTGGCGAAGTATGTGGGACTCATTGTGAGTTCGGCGGACAAGGGATACTATTCTATTAACCCTGTGACGGGTGAGGTGACGACCGGTCGAGATGCCATTACGATCACCGAGGCGCTTCCCTATATTCAGTTAACGACAAAGGACATGGACAAGGCAGTCTGGGGCGTTCTCACCAATGTCAAGAATGACTCCTATAATACGGATGGGACTGTTTCCTGTGATGATACGACGGAGTGGGGAGATCGTCTGCATACCATGGTGCGTGTGAACGGCTTGGGAGAAGGAGCGGTATGGGTGACGGATGTGGCGGGACCGATCGAGAACGGCGATTTCATTTGCTCGAGTGCAGTTCCTGGCTATGGGCGACGACAGGATGATGATGTGCTTCACAATTATACGGTGGCGAAGGCGACGATGTCGTGTGCCTTCGATCTGGAGAGCGCGGCCTATCAGTGTGTCACAGTGACGCATGAGGGAGTGACGTATCGAGCGGCGTTTGTGGGGTGCTCGTATCACTGCAGTTAAGTGGAGACGCAAGCGTCCCCACACCCCTCTCCCATGGAGTGGGCGTATATTCACCCGTGCCCCCTCTCCGATGGAGATGACTAGGTATCTACCCATTTCATGGGAGAGGGGTGTGTGTGAAGCACACGGAACGTCTCCACAGATATGACTAGGTATCTACCCACTTCATGGGAGAGGGGTGTGGGGACTCTAAAGAGTTCGCGTTCTGCGAACGCTTTACGCTTCGCGTCTCCACAGAGGGTCTCCAACATATATAACATCCATTGATCCTGATGGAGGACCCTACTTATCCATTGGGCAGATCATTCGGTCCTATCAGATTAAAAAGATCGTTTCCTATCAGCCATGGAAAGGGAAGGATAGAATAAAGATTGTATTGGAAGTTGTCCGCGTTTAGGGGAGCACGACCACAGGAATCAGACACGTATTCGCTCCAATCTGAATCACCATCGAATTCGTATATCCCGTATCGAGTGTTGTGAGATACCCAGGGAGCATCACCAAACTAGAGAAGTGGAGAGTGCTTGCCGTCAGTATGGAACTCACCGTGAGCGTGCTCACCGTCACAGCATCTCCCAGTATCGTGCTCGCCGTTAGAGTGCTGACTTGAAGCGTGCTTAAAAATCCACGAACCCCAATGATGCTACTCGTTGTGATCGTAGAGTTCACCGTGAGCGTCGAGGTGTTCGTGATCGTGCTGACTTGAAGAGTGCTAATGGTTACATTTCTTGCGAGGATCGTGCTTGTCGTGAGTGTGCTGAAAAATCCATTAATCGTAAGAAGTGTGCTTGTATTCGTAGTAGAGTTAGTAATGGTCGAATTAAACGAACCACGTAGAACAGTGAGTGTGCTCCCATTAAATTGTCGGCCATTCACGACATCCGTTGCGATACTAGAGAGCGTGCTGACAGAAAGTGTGCTGATCGCTACATTGTCTGCTGTGACAGTGCTCACGACTAACGTAGAGATGCCCATCGTGCTGACCGTGGCATTAATCGTTGTCAGGGTGCTTGTATCGATCGTTAGATTCGCAGTCAGAGTATCAACGAGTAGAGTGGTTAATGAGATCGCAGACACAGAGAAGGTGCTGACGGCAAGCGTGCTGAAAATGGCCTTCGTGCCTATGATCGTGCTCGCAGTGAGAGTCGACAGGACCGTGAGTCCATTGGTAGAAAGGGTGCTAATGTTGACAAGGCCTCCCGTCAGAGTGCTAGTGCTGAACGTGCTTGCCGTCAGGCTGCTGATGTCTGCATGACTGCCTACTAATGTGCTCACCGTCAGGGTGCTAACAGCTGCGTTCGCTGTCACAAGATTCGGAAGGCTCAGGGTGCTCGTCGTTATCGTGCTAAAGGCGGCGTTCGTTCCCGTGAGCGTGCTGACTTGAAAGGTGCTTGCAACACCATTCGATGTCTGAAACTGAGTGGTATACAAATTCACTGTGCTCACTGTATTTGCAAGGAGAGAGCTTGTTGTCAGGGAGCTAAAGGCACCCACTGATCCCTGAAAGGTAGAGACGGATAAATTCGTCGTCCGAAGGGTAGATGTGATGAGAAGCTGTGAGATTGCTGTAAGGGGCGACGTGATCGCAATGGTGGAGCCCGATGTAATCGTCATGGCATTGACACTCGACAGATTCAACGTATTCAGACCGTTGAATTGAAGGATCGTGCCTGTCATACGAATTTGCTGGTTGGGATCCAACAAAGAATTAATAGGCGTAATTGTGCTGATCGTCAGCGTATACGTATTCAAATCAATCACGGCGGCGAGACTCGCCACAATGGAGGAAATGATAGAGGAAATGTCAGATACCACATCATTCTTTGCATACGCCGCCAACGAGGGGAAGTTATAGGGAGAAATCAGAAAGGGGTTCGCATTATTGGAGAGAAACAGGTTCGCATTCTGCTTCTTTGTATTGTCACGATCCTGATAGACTTCCGAATCATGATAGTGCGCGGAATCCTGGTCCATTACTGATCCCTTCTGGATTGCCCTTTAGATCTCATATAAAGAAAATACAAACCATGGAGATAGAATGAGTCGCCCCCTTGCGGACTATACTCCTTATGAATCCGATGAGGTGGATGCGGACGAGTCCGATGAGTCTAACGGGTCTGACGAGTCCGATGGGTCCGACGGGTCGGGTGAGGATGAATATGTAGCGGAAGAGGATCCCAATGAACTTCGTCGGATCCGACAGGCACGTGATTCTCGCTATGCCCTCATTCGGGCCCCTGCGGACGGTCCCCTTCTTTCAGACGAACCCCCTCCCGCGATCAAGCGAGTGCTCACAAACAACATCATCAATACTCCCACAGGCGCGGTCATGACGGGGACGCCAGGTGTGACGGCTCCCGTGACAGGGGCGATCAAAAACATGACGGTGGATCGAAAAACCGTGACGGATGCGGCGTATGCGCAAGCCCAGTCGAAGTCCATGAATCTCTCCCAACAAGTTCGTGGGCGTGGATCGCTTTCGAATGCGCCCTTCTTCATGGACAAAAGCATGGATACCACGAAGGACATGGTCTATCTGGATCCCCCCAAAACGGTCAAGACAAGTTTGTTCAGTCTTAAATCGTCCAATCGCGACAAAAAGTCCTACCCCACTCCTTACAACTTTCAGATTAAGCTTCCCCGCGTCTATAAAAACGTCACGAAGTTTCAGCTCGTGCAGTTGTCTTTTCCCAATAGCGCGGCGAATCTGTCGCAAACCGCTATCTTTACGAGTTCCCTTGTCTCTGCTCTCTTGATAAAGGGAATCCCTTCTACTTGTATCAGCAGTTGTATCGGTGTGATGAACTGCACCACACAGGCAAATACGCTAGGAATCATCGAGGGTGGTCGAGTCAATGATGTCGGCGAACCCCTTCTCGTCACTCTGTCCCTCTCGGATGGCACGTATAACAATAAACAGATCGCTCAGGAGCTGACGACCAAGGCAAATCGCACCCCTCCCTTCAATCTCATTACCTATGAGCAATTTCGTGATGTCTTTGTGAACACGCGAGATATTCTGGTGTTATTCAATGAGCCTGGTGATTCCTTTGAATCCGATGCGACCCTGCGCCGACTCGGCACACACACCAAAGAGGACATCATGAACACCTATTATTCCCAGCAGCATGTGGATTCCTTCCCGATCATTACGGAGACCATTGCATTCAATGCGTATTACTACCCCGTGCTGAAAGAGGCGCTCGCAACGCAACGGGCGCTTCCCTTCTTGCAAGTGGATCCCTTCACGTTCGACGAAGTCTATCAGCAGGTCATGGGGGGCTTCTTGGGTCTGGATAGTGCCGTCTATGAACAGGTGTGCCGTCTGAATCAGGGGGCACTCGATGTCTATCGTCGCCATCTCACGTTTGAGCTTCGAAACATTAACAAATACATCTGGTCCTACAGCGAATCCGAGCGACGCTTTCGATCCGTTCACGATACGCTTCACCCCTCGCTTCAACGGGAATTTAAACGAAAACATGCCGACATCGTGGCACAACAGCTGAGCGCTCACGGTCTCCAGCATCATTCCATCCCGCTCCTTAAAAAAGATGCAGTTGGATACGCCTCCCTCTATAAACACCTGGAGCTGAATCTGAGCACCGTGCTGAATCACTATCACATGGTATCAGGATATCGCTACCAGGGCGGTGTGGAACATGTTACAACGGAGTCTACGTTTCACATGGATGATCTTCATGCGGATGAGGCGTTTACCACGATGTTTGCCTACCAGAGCACGATCGGGCGGATCTATGGGAATTATGGAGGGACAGGGATGACTTTTACGAACTTTCTGGATTACCACAGTTCCCTGTCGGGCTACTATGATCTTCATCGATCCGTGACGCAGACGCTGTCCTCTTTCCATGGGCATGTTCAGGCGGACTATCATGACTATGTTTCCACGAAATATACGGGTGTTCTGCCCGATCAGACGATTCAGACACAGTCCTACACGATCCAACAGAGTCTTCCCGTCTCCTTTGTCACGAATCAGTCCCTGTTTCTCCCTGGGCAATCCGTAAGGGGGCTGGCGCAGGCCACTCCTGAGGACTGTGAAGCCATCTGCTGTGCAGTCATCCAGGATCTCGTTAATTCATGGTATTCCTGTCTTCCCGTGGACACTGCCATTCGTGGACTGAATTATCGTATGGGGCTCATGAGTAATACACTCGGCCACTTTAATCTTCTCAGTTCGATTGCAGACATTACGTCGACGGGAAATACGAACTTTTTCATTCAGATGAACACGGAGTTTGGGTTTAACAACATGGACATTGGCATGAAAGAGAATTATGCGGTCTCGAATGAAACGACGGGTCAAGTGAAACTCATGGCGGCCAAAATCCTCATGGGTGCGGTGGGTGATACGGGCCTTTCCCAGACGGTCATTCAGAACCCCGTCGTGTTGGATGTTCCTCTAGGGAAGCTGGATCACTTAGAATTTAAAATCTATTACGACGATGACCAACTCACCCCTGCCTGGCAGTATCTCCCCTTTACCTTGGAAATTAATGAATGGAATGCGACGTTTCAGATTGATGAAGAGGTCGGCTTTGCCAACCGCGAATCGGGATGGGGACAACTCCCTACTATTCCCATTCCCAACGATCCGCGACGCATGGCCTATCTGGGAATCACGTCCAAAGATAATCCAAATAATAATAAAACATAATAAGTAATAAGATGAGCCAGCCCTCTCCTTTTGTAAGCGCCTATCCCTTTCCCACCGTGAAGGGCAATCTGTTTCCTCCTGTGTGCTTGACGTCTCATTGGGATCCGACAAAAATGCTTCGTCACATTCTCCCTACCCGTCATGTGACATTGCCTGAGGACTTTCGACCCCTAGTAAAGGTCTGTATGGAATACAAAACGAGTGCGCCGACCCGAGAGGCTCCACTCCCTCCTGCAGACATGGTGTTTCCCATGGGTGGAGGTGTCTATCCGCCCGGTCGCTACTCCGCCGCCATTGATCAAGAGTCGGTTCTTCGAACCCTGGATCAACGTCTGGATCGGGCATGCATGACAGGCCAGTATGTTCCCTCCACAGAGAGCAACCTATACAATGCAGGTAGCACGTTGCCTGATCGGAAAGCCATTACGAACCAGTTCGTGGCAGAACACTCGGGCAGAATGCCCGATCGTAATGCGACGGATGTATTCGTCGCAGAACTCTCCATGCCCCAGGCGCTTCTTCGCAACGATGGGACAACCTGCCGTTCCGCCAATGACACCGCCTACTTTGAGCGAAGCGGTCGTCTGTTTCACAATCCCACCAAACAGGATCGCTATGGCGCACAGACCTTTTATGCGAAACGCGGGGGACTGCCACAGGGCGCCCCCATGCCTCACGGCGGCGTCAATCAGATGCCCCCTACCTCCCAGGCACGCCGATCCGTTCAAAGCGCTCCCGCCTTTTCCCAGCCTGGTGGGGCAGCAAGTCAACGTATGGCCGCTGGAAAGGTTACAAATTCAAGCGGTACTTCGTTTGTAGGTATTGCCACATCTGGCTCAGCTGCGCGCGTATGGTAGACGTCACCTTGTATTCATGAATCATTCCTGTTGCGAGATTAAGACACCCCATTCTCTCCAGCGAACGATCAAACACCTCCTCATACACATATTGTTTTAAGAGCATCCGTATTTTGTCATCGGTTCGTGGGACAAACGTAGGGTCGAAAAAGAGATCATAGGCGCCTTTTTCCGTCATCAATTCAAAGGATAACGGACGAAGACCATCCACCTCAAACATAAAATGAATGATGGGATTGTCCTGGGTGACATGGGGCATCAACCATCGCGGAACGGCGACTTCCAGTTGTTGGACGATGTCCTGTTGCTCTTTCAAGAGAAGATGGGGGAGCACGGTGGCATGTTGATACAGCGGGATGTTTCGGCCTGTCGCGACGGATCGGATCGCCGCCATGCGCCAGAGGTCTCCAAGGATGGCATGGGAGGGCTGCGTGGGGTCCATGACCCGATGCCAACTCGCGAGAATCTCAGGGCGCATCTCCGTGGGGACCGAGGAACGCACCCATCCAAACGTGAACTCATTCAGATCAAATCCCGCATGACGAAGAGGTCTCAGTTGCCCCCGCAGTTTGGCAAGAATCAGGACGGCATGGGACATCTCTTCCACGGTCCACGTGAGATGTCGTAGCTTCTGTGTCACATAGTCTTGTAACTGCGCATAGTCGATGGGGGGCATGGTGGACGTGTGCTTCAGAAACAGGTGGGCGAGCTGTTCCATTTCCACTTCGTAGAGTTCCCAGAAGGGAATGTCCTCGCGATAAATGCGAAGCGTGAGAAGTGTCTCTGAGATCGCGGGCGTGCGGAGTTCCTCCATGGTCTGGCGAATACGGGCACACTCACGAAGAGTGACCCATCGCATCATTTCCGTCCATGTTTCACGAACATCGTGATCGCGCACCCACTCGGGCATCGTAAACTGCTGTCCAAATGGATAGATGGACTCGGTCTGAACCTGGGTCACTGCGGGCACCCACCCTTTTGCACGGAGCTCATTCCAGTCCGCTCCGTCTAGACCTCGGATCATGTCCTCCACGGATAAGAGGGGGACGGTGGCCTCCTGAGTGCTCAGTTGAAAAGAGGCGACGTTGTGAAAACGGAGGAAGGGGCGGGGGATCTCACGGACAAATCGGCAGAGGGCTCGTTCTTGTCGCGAATAGGTCAGATAGAGACCCTTCTTGGCCCGCGTGACCGCCACGTAGAAGAGACGGCGCTCACATACGATTTCCTCATCGCTCTTACGAGAAGGGAAGATGTCATCGTGGAGATTCATGAAGAAGACGATGTCCCATTCGAGCCCCTTGCTTCCGTGAATGCTGGCGAGGGTAATAGGAGGGGGTTGATGCGCTTGTTGCGCTTGTTGCGCTTGATGCTCTTGTTGTGGTCTCCGTCTATCCCTCTCTTCATGATGGAGATCATAGGGCACCCGTTTGATATGGAATCGTTCTTCCATTCGGTAGAGATCATGATTGTATCGTGAAAGGATTGCAATGGTGAGCGTGGGGCATTGCCTTCGCAGACGGATCGCCGAGTTCACAATCCAATCGGTTTCATCCGACGACCGAAAAAAGAAATGGACCTCGGGCACGTGTCCGCCCTTCTGATGCGCCATCATCTTCTCTTTGAACGGGAGCGTAGGGATGAATCGCATGACCGCATTCGCAATCGTCACAATGGATTCCATCGAGCGATAATTGCGACACAGTTGATAGTCCACCACCCGTTTGATCTTTTCATGGAACGTCAGGATGAAGTCCACTGAGGAACCCCGCCAGGTATAAATGTTTTGCGCATCGTCTCCTACGATCGTCATGGTCGCCCACGGATGATAAAAGCAGGAGAGTAGTTTCCATTGAATGTCGTTGATGTCCTGGAATTCGTCCACGATGATGGTGCAAAAACGGCTGGCCCATGTCTTCCCTGATTCGGTCTGAAGCCAGGCAACGAGCCGATAAGGGAGCTCATCCATAAAGGGTTGGTCCGCAATGGACTGAGGGGCCTCCTCGCGGAGGATCTGATGACTGATGGCGTGAAAGGTTCCCGCATAGCGGGGGGCGGTCCCGATGAGGCGCTCCACACGATGGATCATCTCTTGCGCTGCGGCGCGACTGAAGGTGAGAAGGAGGATTCGACTGGGGTCCATGCCATATTCTTCCACGAGATAGGCAATCCGTGCGGTGATGGTCGTCGTTTTTCCGGATCCCGCGGAAGCCAGAATGCGCTGGTTTTCGGAGGAGGGGCTCATGACGACACGATATTGCTCTTCGTTCAGGGCAACGGATCCATGAGAGAATTCTAATAGGTATTCTGTCATCCCGCGTTCCGTTCGAAGAGGAGAGATCCTTCGTTCTAGGAAGAATGGACGTCCAAGCGATCCGCCAGGTGTGTCTTACTACTGCTACAGGTGTCGCGGGTTTACGCTCTTTACAGTTCCAAAACCATCTCTACGGTTGCTTCATTGTCATGGAGGACATCGCACAGGGCACGGTCGAACTATCAGGAACGGTCCTTCGGACACCCACCTTCTCTTTTGATCTAGAGGCGCGGTTTGATGAGATTGGGCTCCACTATGGGTTTATCATGGATACGCAGTTGCGATGGGGTGGCCCAGATAATGATAAAGAGTATCGTCGGTGCTGGGTGGAAGCCTTTCAGGCAACGGGGCGGGAGAAGAAGATTGAGACTGTGGATGGCATGGAAGATGTGTTGATTGAATTGGTGACCCAACATATTCCTGCGGAGTCTTCCTTCTTTTCCCATGCGCTTCATACGGGTGTGCTTCCTCATGAATGGATTGATAAGGCCCTTGCACTCTTGAGTCCGAATGCTGCGACGGCGAATGCTGCGACTACTGCGGCTACTAATGACACTACTGATCCAGAAGAGACCTCTACGGTGTGGAATCATGCACATATTGAAAAAACAACCTTGAAACGTCGTCTCCGTTTTACACGACGCACACGCCCTATTGTTCCTAAGAAGCATCTGGGATCGACCCGACGGAATCACTGAGCGTCGTGTTCCCACAACCTTGATTTTGTTACACGATACCAATAGGCCATGGAGATTCTCATTTTGGGAGTCGTCTTTCTCATTCTCCTTTTTTTCTATAAACAGGCCATCTGCGAATTCCGTATTAATCAAATGGAATGGTCACAACAACCCCATTTGTTAGATCTTCTCTCTGAAAAGGTGCCCCTTGTCATTCGGTCCATTCCCTTGTCCGCCTGTTGGACGCATCAGGATGTGACAGCCCGCGAATGCTATGCCAACCTTCCTTTGTTCCAAGAGACAACTCTTCCCCAATGGTTGGCACAGGCCACTCCCGATACCGTGTGTCCCTGGAAGTATGCCCAAGCCGAACAGATTGCTGCTGTCTCTGGTCTACCCGTCTGGGCCAAGAAGACGCTCCACCCTTCTTTTGTGTCGGCTCTGTGGTCTTATTGGATGATGCCTCGGTATCACTGTTGGGCGGGAAAGATCGGTCTCCGACGAACCTATGCCACATGGACTTGTATTCTTCCTGTCGAAACAGAGATTGTCGTTACGATTCTTCCTGAGACAGCGGAGAGTTGTCTTCCCGCTGCATGGCCTGGATGTTTTCCTCATCAGCTGACGAATAAGGACACCCCTTTTGTGGCCGATTTGAAATTCATGGATATCATTGTGCGCCCTGGAAACTGTCTGGTCATGCCGCCGCATTGGTTTGTGTCATGGTCTGGCTCTGACGGCTCCAAAGGTATTCCCAGCGTCTGCACAGTATCCTATCATACTCCCATCAGTCTCCTTGCGTTTCATGCGTCGCCGTCGGTGCGCCATGGCTAAGAGGCGGAACCTAAACTTAGGAGACAGTATAGTAGTAGATGGAAGAGATATCGGTATACCGCGAAGAGACCGAACGTATTTGGTCTCTTCACGAGACACTTATGGTGCGCGCTAGCGCGCTCATGACACGCACAGAAAAAATGGAGCACGTGATTGACATGGAGCCATCGATTCAGATCACGATGCCATCAGGAGTATGTGATTTCAAAGTGGCGTTGACTCGCCTTCATGCGGATGCATTGGAGGACCATGTGGGTGCCACGACATTTGGACGACGCATTCTACAACTCTTGTCTCAGACAAAGCTTTCTTTGTAAATATAAAGCAGGGGTGCGTAGAATAAGTAACAAGCAACAAGCATGAGCGCATGTTTTATTCGGCGATCAGGACAACACTGGATGGCGGCACGACCCCATCATGAACGGGCCCTTCGTCTCTATATGATCCATGTTCGAGAGGAACGGGGAGAAGAGGAAGAAGAGGAAGAAGAGAAAGAAGGAGAGCCTGGTCATAATGAGGAAGAGAGAAACATGATTCCCAACGGAGATGCCATGATCATCTCGGTTCCCCATGGAGACGGCGGAACCTTCGTCGCCTCCTTCTCTCACGTAGAGAATGCTCTCTACCAGTTCGTGGATGCCTATCGAAATACCGTTCATATCATGATGAATGATCCTGCTCGGGTGGCACAGATTAACCGACTGACTGACTGACTAACCGACTGGATATAAAATTGATCCATGTGTCGTGCCCATGGGAAGTCACATCATGGCGCACGATCCATCTTTTACGCAAGAGGTAGGGCTCACCGAGGAGCAATCCTCCGTCCTCCAGTATCTCCTCCAAGGACACAATGTCTTCCTTACAGGCGGTGGAGGCGTCGGTAAAAGTTTTCTCCTTTCTTTCGTGGATACCACCTATCCAGGAATGAAACGACGACAAGAGCTCTCCACGAATCCCGACTACCCCCTTCCACGTGTCCAATTGTGCGCCCTGACGGGATGCGCCTCCCTTCTCCTCGGCCACAAGGCCAAAACCATTTATTCCTGGGCCGGCATTGGGATCGGAAAGGGGACCGTCACCGAACTCCATACCAAAATCCGCAGAAACCGAAAAGTGTTGAAGCATTGGTTGCTGACCGACCTCTTGGTGATCGATGAAATCTCCATGATGACCGCCGAACTCCTCGACAAACTGGACGAACTCGGTCAGAAGATTCGCGGAGATCGTCGTCCCTTCGGCGGCCTCCAAGTGCTTCTCGTGGGCGACTTCTGTCAGTTGCCTCCCGTGAATCGCGGGCCCGATCCCACCCGATTTGCCTTTGAGGCCGCCGTCTGGAAACGCGGGATCCTTCACGCGGTGGAACTGACCCAGATTCATCGCCAACGAGATGAGGTGTTTCAGGAGGTGCTGAAAGAGGCGCGTATGGGTGCACTGTCCCCTTCCTCCTGTGCGATTCTTCAGGCCCGTCAGGGGCTGAACTGGAAGGAGAATGCGATTCGTCCGACGCTTCTGTTTCCCCGTAGGGCTGAGGTAGAACTCATTAATGAGACGAATCTGAAGGCGCTGAAAGGGCGACGTGCCCTGTATCGCGCGAGACTCGTGTATGATGGGAAGACTCCGAAGGGATTCGTGGAGGGGGATGAAGGATTTCAGCGATCGCTCTCTCACATGGACGGTGATGCGGCGTATGCGGTGGATCTTCTCTTGATCGTGGACGCACAGGTGATGCTCATTGCGAATACCGATCCTGCCGCGGGACTGGTAAATGGATCTCGTGGCGTGGTGGTGGGATTCTGTGGGGCAACGGGTCTTCCCGAGGTGGAGTTCATGAACGGTGCACGGAAAGTTGTGGGGCATCACCATTGGCCCGTGGAGGACTATGAGTTTGTCTCGCGGTCCCAGATCCCGTTGCGTCTCGCGTGGGCGTGCACGTCTCATAAGGCGCAGGGATCATCATTGGAGTCGGCGCTGGTGGACATTGGCTCCTCCAACTTTGAGTTTGGACAATGCTATGTGTCGCTGTCCCGTTGCCGCTCCTTGGAGGCACTCTATGTTCACGACTTTGATCCGACGGCGTTTCGGATTCATCCAAAGGTGGCCGCGTTTTATCAGACGGTTCGGTATTCAGCGCTTGAACCATTGGTGACAGCGGAGCCTGTAAAAAAGAATGAAGAGACGCCTTCTGCTGAAAAGGTAAATGAGGAGACAACTCGCGATGTGATTGCAGAGGTGTCTCGCCGTGTGAGAGGTGTGAAAGTTACGAAGGAGCCTGGTGAGTGATCCGAAGGAGCCTGAGTGATCCGAAGGAGCCTGAGTGATCCGAAGGAGCCTGAGTGATCATGGCCTTTATTTTTTAGATCAGCGGTGGGTTCAGGCCGACGGTGCCTGGGTAGGAGCCGGTCGCAAGGACGCCCGAAAAGATAAACACGTTACCGATGAAGAGGGTCGGCTGCATGTTGTTGTGCGCAAGGCCACCACCCGTAGAGCTGGTCGTGTATGTGGCGAGTGGTTCATCCGCTGCACTCGCGCCACTTCCTGACTGCATCACCTGGGCGGGTGCAGACGCATTAATGGCGACAGTATGATTGTGAGAGGGTATCTCAGGAATCGTCAGGACATGGGTCTCCTCACCCACCTCTGAGCCAGGTCCGTGGAGCGTGGTGGCGCCATGCTGACCAACGACACCGAGAACACCACCTGCCGGATTCGGGAGATTGAACGCCGTCGCTGATCCACCAAACTGGACTCCAATCACGTTATACAGGAGGGGTTTTTCCGTCTTCAGAAAGGATCGGCCATCGCATTTCAACCAGCCAAGATGGTCCTCTCCTACGAAAGACATCTTAATATCGCCCGTAACGGGCTTCTCGTGCGCGCTGAACGCGGAGGAACGACGGAGGATAGAAGTCATGGTTCTACTAGAATAGATATTTTTATCGGCGGTGCTCTCAATAGATGCCATGGGCAATTGCTGTACTCTCGTTCACGACATGCAACGTGTCCCTATGATTGATATTCCCGATGTTCCCAATCTTCCTGATATCCATTTTCATGACAACCCTCTCTTTGAAAAAGAGTATCGTCCTTCTCTCCCTTTGGTTGCTTCTATCCCGTCGGTTGCTTCTATCCCGTCAGTTGCTTCTATCACGTCGGTTCTACCTTCGATTCCCCTCTTTACTGACATCATCGACGACAAACATCTCAAATACATGTCTTCCTATTCATCCCCCGAGTCGCTCTTTTGGGGCATCGGCATTGAAAATGAAACCTATCTGATGCACACCGAGTTGCGCGATGCCGCCTCTTTCCGCCGTCTCCGCCAAAAACGAGAGCGATACAGCGTCGACTACTTTCTGAATTTCAAGGCCGATCCCCTTCAGAAATCCATGGCAGAACTGGCCACCTTGGAGTCATTAACGTATCCCATCTATATCAACTCACATACCCTTCAGCGAACCGATCACCGCGGAGAACACCGAACGCTCTACGACGGCGTTGGATCGCCCAATCCCGCCTTTACAGAGTCTCTCCACGAAACACTGTTACGAGTCCCTTTTTATCAGAAGACCTATGATACCTCCGTCGTATTTGACGGTGACTCCATTGAGTTCATTACCCAACAGTTCTACCAGACCACCATAGATACCTGCGTCCAGGAGTTGATCGACCTGAAACGAGTCTGGCTCACAGCTGTTGCGCCCCGACTAGAGGCGTCTTTAGGCCCCCTCCGGTTTCCTGATCACAACTATGGGATCGTGGCCTTCCAAAGCACCTATCAGCGCAACATGGCGCTCTGTAACAACGGCACCTACCACGTGAACCTGACGCTCCCCACACGGCTGGAGGATGGGGTCATCGTGGACAAGGCGCAGTTCGCGACAGATCACTTGAAATGGGTGGAGATGATCCAGATGGTGGAGCCTCTTCTTGTGGCCTGTTACGGAACGCCTGATGTGCTCTCCCTCGTGCGGCCTTTTGAGAAAGAGGAAGAACAATACTCCATCGGAAGTCTCCGTGTGACACTGAGCCGCTATGTGTCTCTCCAGACGTTTCCTACCAAGGCGCCTGTGAATGGAAAGTTGCTCCACTGTGAGGTTCCTGAGGGATCGTGGTATAAGGGGCTAGGAGCGTCCCCCTATCACACCAATGATGTCATTGGCTACGATGTGAATTTTAATAAATTTAAGAATCACGGAATCGAACTCCGTTTCTTTGATTGGTTTCCCGAGGAGTATCTGGCCGATCTCGTGTTTTTTCTGATCTTGCTCGGAGAGCACGCGCTTCATTGTGCGAAACGGGCGTCGCCTCGCTCTCTAAAGGGGCGTGCATTTGATCCTCGTCGCTATGGAGACATCATTACAGGCTGCGTCCGAAAAGGATTCACACACGTTCTCTCCGCCCTGGAAGTGAACCAGATTCTGGAGGATCTCCAGTTGCGCCCCTTGAATGGGCCTCGGACCGCCCATGAGTTATTGTGCCATCTGGCCAATGTGTTGTTTGTCACGTATCGTCGAGGAGATATCGTTTCTGTCATGGCTCCTCACAGGGTTTCTCCACCCGTGATGGTGAACTATAACCGCATTGCCTTTCAGAAACTTCATCGTGACCTGTTTGGTCTTCCCCCGTTGGTGCTACGGGCCGAGAAATCGCTCACCGAATACCGAACGCCTCTGACGCCTTCTCATATGGCCTCCTTGGCACCCTTCTTTCGCCTTCTTGTGGAGCGCGCGGCTCATCGATGCTATTCCGATCAGGAGTATGAGGCGGTGGGGGCCACGCTGGTGGAGCAGGGGGCGTGGATCGGAATGGCGGGGGCGTATGTCATGGGCCTGAAAGAGATGGATGGGGCGGCGATTCATGGTCAAACCCTCATGCACTTTGCCCATGCGCTCAACGGACAACAGGGGGCAGAACAACGATTGGCGGCGGTTCGTGGAGGGACCTTTATCGATTATGAGTATATGGTGGACAGTGCGGGGGCACGGGTGCTTTCCTTCTGTCGAGAATCAGGAGACATCGGATGCTATCTAGCTCTCATGGCGTATTATGCTCAACGGGGGGCCCAAGGCATCGGAGAGGGAATCCCCCCGTTTCATCGGTCCACCTATCAACAGATCCTGATGGAAGAAACGCAGATTCATCGCCCTTCTGTGCTCTTAATTGGTCACGGAACGGTGGGGAAGGCCTGCGAGGCTGTGCTGACATTGTTTGGGATCACTCCTACCATCTGGACCAGTAAGAGTGTGCCATGCGTTCAGACTGTGCGGGATCATGAGATTCTTCTTCATGCGGTTCGGCTGGACAAGAACAAGCCTGTGGCCCCCTTTTTTCAGCTAGAGGACGTTACAGAGTCCATGCGTCTCTCCGTGATTTGCGATCTCACGTGTGATGCCCACCATCCCCACAATACGCTCCCGCTCTACGAGACCTATACCACGCGATCACATCCTATTCGCACGATTTCTACGAAACCCCGTGTGGATCTCATTGCAATCGACCACTTGCCGTCGCTGGACCCTGTTGCGTCGTCCGATGCATTCTCTGCCGTGTGGGTGAAATATGTTCCTGAACTCCTCTGGTTTCCCTATACCAAACGGGTGTCGCCCTTTGCGGCGGCGCTCCAGCAGAGTCATCTCGCTATCCAACAAGCTCTTTAGGTGCTCTATGGATCCTTTAGATCGTCTGTAGTATAGATTGGAAGCCTTAAGACTGGGTGTGATGTATTCATAGATCTCAAGGCGCCCGAACGCACCCCTGCTTCTCTGCTTTTTGCCCTTTCTTCTCCCCCCCTAGTATTGGAATGGATCACCCGGTCGCTTCTTCTCCCACCATGAAATCTGTCTTTCAGTCTCCACGTCTTACCGCTAAACACGGCACAATCGAGGCGATCGATGAATTGGACGGGCTGAACAAGTCGGACAAGTCAAGCGAGGCCTTTGTGGAGCCGATGCTGCGGGAAAATCCAAACCGATTCACTCTCTTTCCCATCATGAAACCCAAACTTTACCAACAATACAAAAATCACCTGTCCGTCTTCTGGGTCGTGGAGGAGGTGAGCTTGGAGCGCGATCGCAAAGACTGGGTGAAACTCAGCGAACCCGAGCGCACCTTCATTAAACACGTCCTCGCCTTCTTTGCAGGATCCGACGGCATCGTTCAGGAGAATCTGGCATCGCGATTCATGTCTGAGGTGCAATACCCCGAGGCACGCAACTTCTACTCCGTTCAGATGATGATCGAGGCCGTTCACAGCGAAATGTATTCGCTTCTCATTGATACCTACATCGAGGACAAGGCGGAGAAACTGAATCTCTTCCATGCGACGCAGACCATCCCGTGCGTGAAGGGAAAGGCCGAATGGGCTCAGAAGTGGATCATGTCCAAAGACGACGACTTTGCGACGCGTCTCGTGGCCTTTGCAGTCGTGGAGGGCATCTTCTTTAGCGCCTCTTTCTGCGCGATCTACTGGCTGAAAGAGCGCGGTGTCATGCCTGGTCTGACGACGTCCAACGAATTCATTGCGCGCGATGAGGGTCTCCACGTCCAGTTCGCGGTATCCCTCTATGAAGAGCTGGAGCGCAAGCTGACGAAGGCTCAGGTCCATAAGATCATTCGGGAAGCGGTGGAGATTGAAAAGCAGTTCATCACCGAATCCATCCCGTGTAGCATGATTGGCATGAACTCGACGCTCATGATCCAGTATATCAAGTTTACCGCGGATCGTCTCTGCAGCCAGCTGGGATACGGAAAGATCTATTCGGTCGCGAATCCGTTCGATTTTATGGAGCGTATTTCACTGGAGGGCAAGGACAACTTCTTTGAGAAACGCGTGACGTCGTATGCGAAGTCAGGCGTGGGAAAGAACGAGGAGGAGATGAGCTTTTCGCTGGATGCCGAATTCTAGAGTGTTAGAGGCGATAAGCACGATCATCACATGAAAATGAGACATGGTGTCTCTTTTTTATGTGTATCAAATAGATGGCGGCGATGTCTGCTGCTGAAGCGGCTGCATATGCAGCATCTAGGCGGAGAATCTTTGTGATTGCGGGACATGGGATGGAAACGCCTGGGTCTTTTCAGCTTTCTGGTGAGTGCGATGTTGTTGTAAAGAAAAACACATGCGAAATAGCATTTGAAAGTGACTTTAATAAGGGCCTGGAGGGATTACTCTCTCTGCCTGAGGAGATGGCCCGACATCCGATACAATATAGGAATGAGATCACCCAGCGGTTGGGTTCCGTGATGGTCTATAGTAGAAATCAGCCGCGGATCATTGGCACGGAGGGTTCCTGTCTCAACTTTATGTATCATTTAATGATGATGCATTTTATAGAGGACGCGCGTGGCAAACATGTCGAAGTCCATTACGATATGGGTTCAGGTATCATTGATCTCGCTCGATGGAAGGCCGCTAGAAAACATGTTGGGCCTTCAAGGGTTATCATCGTGCGCGAAGGTGTCTCTGATTCTACAGCGAAGAATATAGAGATGATTGGGGGCCTTTATCAACATAGTATCTTTCCTACCAAGGAAGTTGTAGAAACATATCTTGGGATCAAATGGAAAGAGAAAAAGACAGACCTCTATGATATGCTGGCGGATCTACGGAAGCAACGCTTTATGAATGTCACACAAGAAACGTTATGTAAACACGTTGCGGGTGTCTATTATCATATGATATGTCGTAGCATGGCCCCTCATGTGACTCCCAACATAAAAGAATATGTCTCGCAGTGGCAGAATTGGAAAAAGGGTAATGCTCCCATCAGTGTAAAAAAGATAAAAGACAATGAGCTCTTTAATCAACGGTATCTAATAGAATCCTTACAACGAAGTAATGCATATAAACCCTATTATCATAGTCGCCTCTTTCAAGAAAAGCAGCATGCCACAAACATGGCCAATTGTAGAAATCTAGAGGCGAGCATGACTACATTAGAAGGTCTTCTTCATACAGTGGATCAACAGAATAGCCCCAATGCAGTGAAACAAAGAGAGAGGGTACAGAGAAGGATCCGTTTCTTACGCACAATCCGAAATAACAAGCATGCAAACTGTGTTCATAGAGAGACTGTCGCACAGAGGGTAGAAGGCCTGAGGGAAGAAGCCCATAGAGCGGCCCTCAGGGCTGCCAATAGGACAGCCCAGAGGGAGGAACAGAGGGCGGCAGAGGAACAGAGGGCAAAAGAGACTGTTCAACGACATCATAGTAGACGTCATAGTAAAAATCGCAGTCCAACCCGTCACAATGGTTCTCATAGTAAACATAATAGTAAAAATCGCAGTCCAACCCGTCACAATGGTTCTCATACTCGCAGTCGAAGTCCACCCAAGAGATAATAAATCTTCCTATCATTGTCTACGGAATCATATCTCCTCTTACTAGTTAGGATGGATGCTCTTTCTTTCTTCCTTTATCTAGGTATCCTTTTGTTAGGCGTGTTGACTGTTCTACGCATCATCTATATGGTGCGTCATATCGACCACCCCCCACAGCGCCCCCTCTGGCCATGGTCGATCACAACCTACAACGGATGGAATCAATCCATTCCTCAACGTCCTGTGGCAGAGGCCTTTTTTCCGCGTCCATGGGTTTTGTGATTGTAATAAAAATTGACAGGATCACACGATATATGAGAGGGATACCACTTCCTTTCATGTCCGTCGAACCCAACCCCGTTTCTGTGGTTAAGCATGTCCGCACCATCCCCTACTGGCTCGAGGGAACCACCCTCTCCACGTTTGAGCTCCATGAGGGCGGACCCTCTGCCGAGCGCATCCCCATCGGAACCTACCAACTCGAGTCTGATTCCATTGAGTTCTTCCCCGATTGGCGGGAGCGGTGCCAATCCCGTCTTGATGCCTACCGTGCTTCCCTCGTTGGGCAGGACCGTGGGCCTCACCGCTCCGTCCTCCTCCGCCCTTCGAAGTCGCGCGTCTCCGCACGAAATAGCCGCTCAGGAAACGTTTCCAAGGATTCTGCAGGTAAATAAAGAGGATATCGATGCCTTAGCGCAGGTGATTAAGGAGGCACATGAACAATTTGTCTCATGATTCAGGTGCTGCTTATTTTTTGTATCGATGCCTCTATTGATGGATAATCCCATAAATGGTAGAACATGGCACTCCCGCTGGCAATGATGGGTTACGCCCCGTAAACCGGTTCCGTGCAGCAGTAGCCGCTTGACCTTGAATATACATAAGACGTTCCGATTCTGTTTTAAAGGATGGATAGGATGCACCCGACAGGTTGGCGGTCTTTGCCGCCTGTGTTTTTTGATTTAATGTGTTAAAATACGACACATTTGCTGCTTGAAGTGTCACTTGCCGAGCATCGGACCCTGGAGGCAAAGGATAGGATGGCTGATTGTTGGCTGCCGCAATAAGAATATTGTATACATAGGGGCTTGCCGAGGTGAAATTTTGAGCGGTAAAAGGCGGCAAGGGGCATCCCTTGCGTGTTTCGGGGGTTCCTTGGGGCGGATTCATTCTACAAAGGCAATCTAAAGTAATCACACACCTCTGGCTGTAATGACTGCCGTTGCCCCTCGCTTATTAAACTTGAATACGCCGACTGTTCGCAATCAGCGAACCCTCGTATGGCTCGACCATCAGGATCCTGTTCTCCCATGGTCTGTGTGGGATGGAGTGGTCACGTCTCTGGAGGCCTATCAGCAGTGGTCTACGTGTGCTCGGATCGTCGGAATCATTCTTCTAGAAGAGACACCAGGGTGGATCGAGGAACTCTATGCGCTGGCCTCCTCCGTCACTATGATTTTTCTTCCTCAACGCTTACTGCGTCTGAAATCACAGGCATTCTGGTCAGATAACTTCGATAATGTATTGTGTTTGGAGGCGATGTATGATTCCTATCCGTTTTTGTTGTCGCCTTGGGAAAGCGGAGCAGAAAGCGAAGCGGAAAGCGTAGCAGCAAGCGGAGCAGCAAGCGGAGCAGCAAGTGCAGAAGAAAGCGCAACAGATGCCATTGCCATCATGGCACTCCTCGGACGCTACCACCGCCTCGTCGGTGTCGAGAATATCCCATTGGCACGCCGCGAGGCCCTCTCCTCTATTACTGTGGAGCCCACCGCGATTCCTGAACAAGTCTGGATGTTTACTCAGTATTATCGCCCCGCACACAAGAAGCGCGCCAAAGAGATTCGCCAATGTCTAAAAGAGAATTGTGCGAACCCCTTGATTTCCCGTATTGTCCTTTTGAATGAAAAAGATGAATCGAACGATGCGAACAAATGGTATGACGTTCCAGGTCACGAAAAGATCCACCAAGTGGTCATCGGGACACGCCTGACCTATGCGGATTTCATTCAGTATGTTTACGACCATGTTCCTTCTCACGTCTTTGCGATCTTATGTAACGCGGATATCTATTGGAATGAGACGCTCCAGGAGCTCTGGCGGATCCAACTCGCCAACCGCATGCTCGGTCTGCTTCGATGGGACATCGGCGAACCGACGCCTTGTGGAGAGGCCGAGCCGAAGCTCTTTGGCCCCCGTGCCGACTCCCAAGACAGCTGGATCTTCCTCTCCGATTCCATCAAGGACCGCGAATGGGATCTCACGCCCCTCGCCTTCTGTCTCGGCCAACCTGGATGCGACAATGCCTTCGCAGGTCATATGCTTCGCAACCGATTTGCCCTGTCGAACCCCGCCTATTCCATTCAGTCTCTCCATCTCCATCGCACCGAGTATCGCACCTATGATAAACGCGATACCGTTCCCGCGACGGTCTACATTAATCTCGCCCCTGGTCACCTCATCGATATGAAACAGGAACGCGTTCCCTCTCTGGCCCCGCCCTATCTGTGTCACGAACTCGTCCCCTTTGAGATCCGAAGTTCCTCCATGTCCAACGAAATTACCTACTGCACCATGTTGGAAAAAGAGGGTCGATACAAATGGGAGCCGACCGTGGAAAACAACTACTTTGAACCCGCGATCCCCTATTATGTGTGGAACAAGGCGGCCGTGACGCCCAATGGCCTCGTCTATGATCAGCATACGATCTATCTGGGAAAACACGCGGAAGACCCGCGCTTCCAATACTGGACAGGGGCGTCTGTCGATCTCTTTACGCCCTTCTTGCGCTGCGAGACGATGCTGGCGCTTCCCTTTGCCGACACGGCAGTCTTTCGCCATCCCAACGTCTACGTCCTCCAGTATCTGTCCCGTGCCCTTCGTCTCTGGGCCGAACATCCCTTTGCGAAAGAGGCGTCCTTTTGGTTGCCGCGTGATGCTGCGTTTTCGCTGTCTACGTTGCTGGGCGATCGGGCACGTCGCGGGATTCCATGGCGAGAGGACACGGCCTGTTGGGCACAAACGGTGGTTGGCGGTCTCCCTGGTCCCTTGGCGCTGGAGCTCGGAAAAGAGGAGATTACGGCCCTTCGCACATGGCTTCCTTCATGGGAGCCTCGGATTCGCGGAATGGTATGCACGGTGCTACTGAACGAAACAGCGGGTGTGACCCGTTCTTTTGTTCAACAGAGGATTGCCCCATGGCTCCAACGACAGGATCGTGCGTGGCAGGTGCGTGCCGTGAACGGCGCCGACTCCATGACCCATGGCTCCTATTCGGCGATGCAAGGAACCGCCCTGTGCATCTTTCTCGGCGGGGCAGAGGTGTGGGCGCCGATCTGGGCCCTTCCGAAAGAGGCATGCGTCGTGGAGTTTCAACAGGAACTGAAACTACAGGGAGAGTCCCAGCATGTGGCGCATATGGCGGAGCTGATTCCGTGGGTTCTTCTCTTGGCCAAAGGGGACGTGGAGGATGTTCAGGATCAGATCATGGAACAACTGGAGAAGTGGTATCGTCGGAGCGCGCATCATATTACGGCGATTATGCCCTAAGCGGAAGGGCTATGCCCTAAGCAAAGCGGAAGGGCTATGCCCTAAGCGAAAGAGAAGTAGAGGGTGCTGAGGGTGTAGATTCTTTGAGGTTGAGTCCCAACAGCTCTTGTCCCCAGGCATAGGTGTCCTTGATTTTCTGAGGGGTCATCATCGTCTTGTATCCTCGCAGATCGAAGAGCTGTCCTTTAAAGAGTTCATCCGCGTTCTCATAAGGGCTCGTCGCATTGGCCCAATTGGATCGTCCAATGTAGTTGTTGCTAGTCGTATCCGTCTGTGGCAAAAAGGCAGATTCTTCACGATGAACCACCTTTCCATTTCGGTAGATGGCCAGACCCGGTTTCGTCGGATCCATACTGGTGGTAGTAATCACGATGTGAACCCATTCGCGGAGAGGAAAGGCCTGTTTTACCTGAATATGGACTTTTCGCTGTCGGGGATCCCAGATTTCATAGAGAAGATCGGCGTTCGTGACTTCCCCCTGTTTCGGGGCCTTTGAGCGATGAAGGGGTTCCATGATACGACCAAACAGTTCGGGCTTCGGACAGTCCCATCGGTTGACATCTCCACGGGAGGTTGCCATGGCCACTTGAGGAGATACCTCTTCGGTGCAAGCAGGTCCTGAAGGCTCGGTAGGGACAGTAGATTGTGAATCTATACAAGTGACAGGAGGGAGGGTTTGTAGTCCTGGATTTCCTCGTCCTATGATTTTCACCACGACATTATCCTTTCCTGCGCCATTTCCAAAATCATAGATCGTGGCATTGTTTGTAAACTCTTCAAAATAAACCCAAAAAGAGGTGGCTCGCAAAAATCGTAGTTTCACACTCTGTCCAAAAGAGAGGTCGCTTGTCTCACCAAGACGAAGATACTGATCCAGACCATTGAAAGAGAGGCCCCGTGTGATGGGTTGGGGAAGTTCATTGATCTGCATCGCGCCGACATTGGCGATCATGAGATTCTGGGCATAATCCAGGAGATCATCTCTCATCCGAAGCCAAAAGACGATTCCGTCGTAAAAGGTGAGAAGGGTCTGGATGGCAGGAGGTGGATTTGAATCCGTGACCAACGACGTGGAGAATGATGTATCTCCTGCGGTGTTACCTTTGGCCTCGTATTGGTTTGGCCCCGTTTTCAGAATGCGACAATAGGCGGTGCGTCCTTCCTGAAGCACATCACGCATATAATCGTCGCGGGAGACTTGAAATCCGTTTTTGGTAGAAGGTGTGCGATACTTGACAGTAGAAAGACCATCTGTCCCTCCTAGTGCACAGGCAAAAAACATATCTGTGCGATCTGTTTCGGATACTACCATTCGGCAAAAATCATGATCGACTCCGAGGCGTTGAATGTCCGTATACGTCGCTAGATATCGAAGATCGCGAATGTATCCATCTTGTTCTTTTGTGAGACTGATATCCCCTCGTCGCGGGACCCATGAGGCCCAACGGGCGGACTCTCCGACGGGGACAAGGAATCCTTCCAAGAGGGGGCGAGTCACACATGTTTCTATGATGACAATCACGATCAATAGAATGACTCCATACCATAAGGCATATTCATACATACTATTGTAGGATTCGGAAATGATCACTGATCTTTCACACGAATGCGAATGCGAATGCGAGTGGAAAGCGATGATTTCGTTTCTTTCCTTCTGCTAGATGCTAGGGGGGAGGCTATTAGGACAAGGATTATACGGATGTGTCTTTAATACTCCTTTTTCTTGTGCCAAAGGTGACGCAACCAAAGGTGACGCAACCAAAGGTGACGCGACCAAAGATTCTAAAAGGGATAAGGATCGAGGCCCCATTGGAAATCTCACTAAATTAACAAATCCAATCGACGCCGCCGTGGAGCTCAACATCGCAGAGACGATTCGGCGGATTCCCCTATGGAGAAATTACTTTGCCGTAGCAGAATCCATGTGCACCCCTTCCAATAAACAAAAAGAGAAAGATATTCGCGCCTGTAAGATCATTCATGATCGATCTCTCTCTGAGTTTCGTGTTCTTCGTATGTCTCATGCGGGAACACCCTTGGCCGAATATGCTGTGAATTTTAAAGTATTTCAGGTCATGCAATTTACAACACATCTCCTGGAAGCAGGATCGCTCCTTACTCTCTTTGGAATGGCGCATCGAGATCTTCATCAAGGAAACATCATGATGGATGCACATCATGTTCCCCGCATCATTGATTTTAATCTAGCCATTCCCATTGATACGACAGGGGATCTAGATGGCATGGTCATGCATCAGTATGATTACAAAATTTACCATGAGCCTCCTGATTCCACCCTTCTCATGGCAGTCGCGGAAGGAAAACAAATCGATCGCGTGATTCGCCTTATGGTCACGAAAAAGGATATCCTACGAAAACTGCGAGCGCTCACAGGCATGTCTGAAACAGAAATGGAGCGGCAATTGGAGGAGGTGGCACAAGATCCGATCGTGCAGACAGGAAGCGGGGCAGAATGGTTTCAGGCGTATTGGAGCGTCATCGACAGTTGGGCGATCGGAGTCGCACTTCTGGATCTTCTTTCCAAATGGGCTATGTGGCCCTCTTTCACAGCACAGTTTGCCCCGTATCGTGAGAAGATTCATCATGTGATCAAGAAAATGTGTGCCATCCATCCCGCAGATCGAATGGATTGTGTGGAGGCCCTTCAGTATCTTCATCCAAACAGTGGTATCCTTCGCGCCTATGGATCCAAATGGCTTCAGGGTTTGCGCCTAGTAGAGCGACGCGCACGATAGGGTCGCCGAGTGAGGCGCCCTCCTCGTCCCAGTCGAAATGTTTTCTTTTTTCCATTTTCAACGACGGGGATACATTGGAATCCACAAAATTCACGATAGTTTAAATTCGCATCTTTTACAACACGATAGGCAAGCGCAGGATCAAAAATGGGGCGTCCTGATGCATCTTTATTCGTGACGGGCTGTCCTCCTGGTTTATGGGACCACATACCTGGTTCATCAGATAGAGGTTCATCAGATAGAGGTTCATTTTGAGTGTAAAAATGGTAGTCTTCTTCAGGATCGACGACTGTCGCAATCTTACGCATCCCTTTTGGACAGCGGGTTTCAAAGGGAACGCCGATCGTAATCCCTTTGATGTCTCCCATGAGACGCGCCATCAAATCGGGACATCGCTTTCCATTCACCTTGGACCATTTTTTGTATCCACTTGCTCGACCGGGCTGCGGATAGGGTGCGGGACAGGAATCATCGGTGCATCCCTTCTTAGGCCTCTGTAAGTAATCAAACGCATAGGCATAACAATTATGTGACTCGCGATCCCCTTTGAGGCGATTATATCGCTCAGGATTATATTTGAGCTCCCATCCTGTGACAGGGGCGCGTCGTGTGCACTTCTGGTGAGCGGCACAAAAAGGTGACTCTTTCAAAGGGGGTTCACGACACCCTGGATGGCATTGGCATCGAGGTTCCTGGGGACCCATCTAGTGATCTAGTGAGTGATGTTCTTTGTTATCGCTCATTTCCAATCTCTTGACTCACAACTGTGACAGAGGCATGAGAAAGAGATGCATCCGCTGCCATAGGTGCAGCCAAAGGTGCAGCCAAAGGTGCAGCCATAGGTGCTGCCATAGATGATGCCAAAGGTGCAGGTGCTGCCACAGGTGCTGCCACAGGTGCTGCCAAAGGTGAAGCCACAGATGCATCCGATAAGAGAAGCGCATGTGTATTGCCACGGAGAAGGCGAAGATCCACCTCTTGTGCTTGAAGAAGCGACTGAACCGTATCTTGAACAGGGCCTGGCACGGTCTGCTTCATCATACTCAACGGCTTATCGGGCGACAAAGGATATAGATCAATCGCAGTGGAGACTGGAGGCGTTGTCTCCGATTTCTCTTGCATCTTGTAATATTCCTCCTCCACTTGTTTCATTTTAATTTTTTCAATGTGATGGGTAAACGTGAGGAATTGATTCTGATGCGTGGAACCGTGGCCCGAATAGCGTCCCGTCAGACCCACATATTGCCATCCCTCACTTCGAAGGCGCTCCATCGTGGTATTCAAAAAGTAGTATTTCTTATCGACTTTAAACAATGTGATCATGCCATTACACATTGTCACCAAGAGAGACAGCGCAAAGGTGATCCAATAGATCTGACTACCGAACTCGCTATGCGTCGTAGCATACGATGAATTCTGAATAGACAATAAAGCAGGGACAAAAAGAGATCCTACCGTAATGATAAAATGCCCTACGAAAAACAGAGAGGCATACTGACGAGCCCGTTTCTGGAAATTCTCTAGCATGGACAAATATCGGGTCTGAATGATTTCCTTTTCCACGTCCGTCAGGTCCAACGAGTGGAGAACGAGGCTGAATCCATAGCGATCTTTGCTCTCACGGCAACACAACCATCCTCTACTGGGCTTTTGTGAAACGATGGCGGTATCAGACATCTCTTCTCTTATGCTGTTTTTTGATGAATCGATCGCATCGCAGGAACAATCTCTCCATGAAACCGATGATCGAAGGATTCAATGGATCGCCCAAAATTGGCTCGTGGATGAAAGGCAATCGAACGAATACCCTTGATGCGCGACATGGCCTCCGCGGCGTGAATACGGAAATGTGCAATCATCATGATCGCCATGGCGGCGGCGGAGCGCTGCATTCCCGCCATACAGTGAACGAGGATGGTATGGTTCGCGCGATAGTGTCCCATCATTTTAAAGGCAATCTCGGAGGACCACAGTTCCATGTTTCGGATCTCTTGCTCTTCCAAATTGTCATCTACGGGAACACGGTATTGAACGGGAACGACCGGACAAAAGGGTAGATTCTTGGTGCAATTAAATACCACGTGAATCTGCTTCCCTTTGAGAAATGCCTCATCCATAGAGGCACGCGCATTTCCCAGCCACAGCCCTGGAATAATCTCATGCGCATCGGCGGATTCCATTCTTGGTAGGAGGGGCGACTCTTTTTAAGGGTTATATACCGCGTAGTGCGGCCCATAAAATTGAGAGTTGTCGCTCGTTATGCATAGAGCATCCCTATGGTGCTCACACGACATTTGTATTCCTTGGACGAAGTCCACGCCGCACTCGTGTATGCGAGTCAGCGAAGTGATTGTTCCGAAACCGTCTTCTGGTGTCGTGAATTGATCGATAGCGGGTATGCGGCGGAGGCCATTTCGACACTCTTTTCCGCATGGATGTGGCACAGAGGCCCCTTTGATCTTCAATGGCTGGTTCGCGCCGCGACAACACTCGCATCCGATGCAGTCACCGAAGAGGACATTCTTATCTCTGCCTACCATCTGAGCCAACGAAGCATGCGTGATCATTCCTTGTGGACTGTGTTAACATCCACGGTTCCTGATCGTGTGACGCCTCGCACCCCTGCCTGTTCTACGTTGGAGGACCCAAAGGAGCTCTTCTTCTTTCGAGCCCTGTATCAAGGGAAGGCTACCAGCGCATGGTGGGCGGCTCGTCACATGGAACCCTCTCGTGTCTGGGAACTCCTCTCTGTGTATGTGGAGTCGTCTGTGTATGCAGAGTCCTATCGAGTGTGTTTTCAAGTGCTACAACACTATGAAAGCTTACTCGGGTATCGTGCGGAGGATTCCAACATTCTCTGTCTGGCCGTCTTGTCGGCGTGTCTGTCTCCCGCCCAACAAGAGAAGAGTTTTCGCGTTCTTCCCACTCCCCTTCTGGTAACGCCTATCGAAGAGACCATCCGTCGTGATCGGCGTTATTCCATTCCTACCGCATGCCTCTATGGAGATACCGAACGCGGTCGCATGACATGGTCTCAGTCTACCTTGCGTTCCCTACGCGAATTGGATCTAAGTGGCCCCTTTTGGGACGAGCACAAGTGGACCACCGAAGAGGGGCGAGAGGCCTTCTATGATCGCTTCTTTCCTGATGACCCTCCTGATGAATGGACACTCGCGGAACAACAGCGATCCCATGGCGATGGCATCCTATCTGATAGTGGGTCTCCTAGTGGGTGCACGATGGAAAAATACGTTCGCCTCTTTCTGTCCCATACCTCTCGACTGGCGTGGTCAGAGAGTGATACGCCTGCAGGGGCCTATCCTGGCACGATATGGGTCTCCTTGCCCCTTCAAGAAATGGATCCTGCCTTTCTTGTGCCCGTGGTGCGACGCTTACGCATCGTGTGATTGCGTGCCATATGAGTGCGTCCAAATAGTGCACATCCCAATCGCTTTCCACTATGGCCCGTGATGAGACTGTCTGCTTCCCCTCCTTTTCCCAGATCATCCCTGTCCTCATGAACAATAATGGATCGCCCCCACAGGTCTGAGACACGAACTCCCTTCAGATCATAGTGGCGAGTGATCTTTTTTTTGCGCATCTCAATGTTTCCCAGATCCCCTGTATGGCGCTCCCCTTTCGAATGAGGACCATCCCCATGACAATGGCCTCCCTTATCATAATGCTCACACAGACCCTGACATCCTTCTCCTCGCAAATCGCCCGCCGTATGAAGATGGAATCCATGGGGGCCAGGAGGGAGTGACGTAAACGTGGCACAGAGATGAGTGTGTGTCCCATGATCGGTCGCCTCTACCTCTCCCACGATGCCATTGGTGCGAAAGACGGCGACGGCTCCTGCGACTGCTCTTGCTTTCGGGGGTTTCATTCTACTTCTCCCTTAAAAAATAAGGACACATGCCTTTTTTACATAGAAGCCAAGTCCTCAAACTCCTCTTCGCTAGAAGGGGGTTCCTCTGCGGTCATGACGGACTCCTTTGCCGTCATGACGGGCTCCGCTTGAAACTTCTTCTTGGTCTTTCCGAAATAGGCCACCGCATGTCCCATACGAATCATCCACTCATTCAGATTCTCTCCATTCTTGTCAAACAGCGTGCAGAGAAGACGACCATATTTATCGGGCTTGTCAAAGTGTGCCACCACCATCCAATCATTCTCGATCAGGCGGTCGGTAAGAGCCTGCTTGGAACGAAGGGAGGCCTGGATCTCCAGATGACGCATGGGATCGGAGCGCGAGGGGCGCTTTTCAGGCGTATCGATGCCATAGAGACGAACACGATATTTCAAGACAGTGTGGCCTACACGACACATTCCCACGTCCAATGTATCCCCGTCTAGCACGCGGAGGACCTTAATTCTCGTCTTTAGGCCCTCCACCGTATCATAGGGCGTATTCTCATCGGTCGCGGCGTGATAGGGATCGATCACGTAGGGTTCTTTTTGTTCTTGAGGTTCAGGCTGGGCGACATGATCGGTATATGAGAAGAATGTGGTGAGCGCAACACAGCATGTGCTATTTTCTAAAGAGAAGTGGTGCCCCATGATGTCTTCTTTCTACACAGAGTTTTCCTGCTTCAATTTTATAAGCGCTACGCAGTGTCACTACGAAGTGCGTATCACTGTGATGATGCCCGCCTCACGAAGTTCCCTCACAAACTGAGGCTGTTTTTTGAAGAGCAAACGACACGCCGAGAGGATACCAGGGGCACGGACCCCAAACTGCTCGGCCTCCCAAAACTGGCAAGCGAGGGATTTAAAGGATTCTACATACCAGTGATTCGGCGCATGCTGGATCGCAAGGGAATAGATGTGAAGAATATTGTCTGTCATGGACATCTGACACTCCTCCATTTGCCGAATAATGAAATCCTCTAGCATCTCTCGGGCCGCACGGGTATCCAGTAGTGTCATAGAGGCGCGAATGGCCTTCATGGTGAGCGCGGGACGATGGTAGAGTTCCCATGATTCTTTATGAAACTGATGGCTTCGAAGCGTTGTGAATCCCCATCGGAGTTCACCATGGTGTTGGAGTTGTTCATACATAGAGACGAGTTGAATGTAGGTGAACTCGATGTTGGTCCATGGATTGCGAGGCATGTGCGGGACGGAGAAGCCATATTCGTTGTAGAGTAATTGGGAGTCAATGAGGGTTGCGAGACTCTTCGCATCAAACAGGTATCTCTTTCGTGTCGCCCAATCATATACAGTGACGGTCTTCTCGGGAGGAGACAGGGTGATCGGATCAATGGCGGCAGTAGAGGCGCGATTCATTTTACGAATCCTCCAGCGCTGAAGGACGCCACGAAAGATCCGACGGAGACGGCACTCACGGATGTATCCTGCGATCACGGCGTCATAGACATTCTCAAAATGACGTGGTCCTTCCATGATTTCCGTGTGATTAAACTTGGCGAGATAGCGCATGCGGTTGGAGATCTTTCGTGGCATGTCGGCGAGAATATTGCGGAGCATGACATTGGGTTCATGAATGTTCACGAGGTCTTTTCCGTCTTCCTCTGTAAAATAGAACTCCTCCCCTGAGGACAATTTCATAAAAAACGGGTCAGGTTCGTAGTCATCGCCAGGGTGATCAGGTTCTCGGCGTCTTCGTTTGGTGACAGGATCTTCACTATCGGAATCGGAATCGGAATCATCTCTTTTTCGAGCACCCAATAGGCTCTGATCACGCCAGGACACCCCAAGAAGGGACTCTAATAGTGGCATGGAATCGGAGTCTGAATCGGAGCTCCATAGGGAGGCGGGATGAAAGACAAAAAGAGGGGCTTCTGCCTCTTGTGTCCCTTGTGTCCCTTGTGTCCCTTGTGACTGCTGCGAGTCCATGACCGCCTTACTTCTAATGCGTGTCCATTTGTTTAGGCGGGTGCGCCTGTTACTGTCGCTGCCGCTTCTTCAAAGATCCATCGCTTGATCACTTGTTTTTCCTTGTGGATTCTCCCCACCTGCTCTCCCTTGGCGTTGATCAGATCCGACTCTATGATCCATAGAGGCTCCATCGTATCCCTATCTTGTAATCGCTCCACCACCACGGGGTTGCATCCATCTACAACAAGCATTCGGTCATTTCGGTGAAAGGCACAATAGTTGCTATGATACGCGACTGGCTTTTTACAAAAGACAGTGATCGTATGATGTTGTAGATACGCTTTACATTTGTGAGTAGTGGACTGTGACTCGTAGAGATGAAGCTTGACGGAATCGGAGGGGAGCACCTTTTGTAGCAATTCCTTCTCTGGAACATGGAGACGTTTTGCCAATTCACAGACGTATCGGCGGGAATGGGCCACAAGGACGGCCTCTACGTTTTCCCAGAGGAGGCGAGGGACGTGATATTCCATGCTGTTACGTAGTGTAGTGCGATTACGTAGTGGGATGCCCTTTCTACCTCAGATGGATGTCATCAATTTTATGAACGAGGCTTTGTGCTATGCTTCATGCTGCGCTTGATGCTATGCTTGCTGCTACTCTTGATGCTACTCTTGACGCTACGCTTCATGTTACGCTTGATGTTGCGCTTACGTGTCAACGAGATCATACGTTTACGCTTATACTGAACCCGTTTCTTTTGAGATACGGTCATGGGCATGCGCGTCGTAGAGGTGCGGGTGGGTTGTGGTCGCATCCCCTTCTCAAAAAATTCCACGATGCGCTGTCGGACAAGTTCGAATTGTTGGGGATCCTTCATATGAAAGAGATGAATTTTAACATACCGTTTTAATGGGTCTCCACGATCACGGCGATCCACGAGAAGCAAATGGAGTTTCCCCACGATCTGCGTGGGATCAGAGGAAGACACCAGGAGGATGTCTGACTTGTCCTCTCGACCATAATCAAAGCGAACCGTAAGATCGGGGATCTGTTCAATCATCTGTTGAAATCGTCGCTCCATCTCTTTCGTTTTAAACTGAAAATGCGTGGATTCTTGTGCCATGATGTAGGGGAAGATGCGACCTGGATTCGCTATCGTAAGAGTTTCCCCTTTCATGTGATCGACTCTTTCTGTTCGCTCAGGCGGAGCTACTCGTTCTGTTCGTTCTGTTCGTTCTGTTCGTTCAAGCGGAGCTACTCGTTCTATTCGTTCTGTTCGTTCTGCTCGTTCAGGCGGAGCTACTCGTTCTGCCATTCGTTCCATGCCATAATCGCGAGAGACAGAAGGAAGGGGAAGCCCTGCGGTGGGAAGCCCTGTGGTGGGAAGCCCTGTGGTGGGAAGCCCTGTGGTGGGAAGCCCTGTGGTGGGGGCGGGCGCGGAGGGAAAAGGCGCAGCGGGCGCAGGAAGAGGGGCCGATGGGAAGGCAGCGGGCGCATCATATAGATCATGATAAGTCGTCTCCTCCTCCATTCTATGTTATCCTTTGAAAATGCGCGTGATCTTTCCATCTATGAAAAAAGAGACCTATACCAAATGGAGGCTCCACAAAATTCAGTATGGGGCCCCGCCCTCTGGAAGCTCCTTCATTTCTCCGCCGAACGAATCGGATTGCCCGTGATCCGTTTGCCCCATGAAGAAGAGCGACTCTGGCGCGGTCTTCTTCATAGCCTGGCCCTCTCTCTCCCTTGTCCACTCTGTAAAAAACACTATGTTCTCTATGATCGATCTCGCCCACTTGTCTTTTCCAAAGAGTCTGTGCGATCCTGGCTGTATCATCTTCACGAACAGGTGAATCAGCGCCTTGGGCTGCCCGCTTTTGCAGAGGACATCGAGGTCGTCTATGGGATTCCCTTCTGCTTTAGCACCTATTCGGCGGTCTTTGTGGAGCATATGAGACGGGGTATACGGCATGGAACGGTAAAACAGGCGGATATGGTTCGGACGGTCCGATGTCTGGAGGAACTCAAACGATACTACGACTTTTTTTAGAGGGATACGAATAGAGATAGCAGAATGAATCACAGTATACTATCTGCGATCATGGCACTTATTGTCTATCAATTATACGATAATATGAAAGAATTACCTTTTCATTATATTACGCAAACAGAATATCCCTTATGTCAATTCATGAATGGCTCCTTCTGTTGTCGAATTTCATATCTTGTGATTGCTGTTATCCTCTACTGGGTATATGTTCAGGCGACTGAATCGCTTTCTCTTCCTGTAAAGGATGCATTACAAGATCCGCCAGCGAATGCAATCCATGGAATTGGAATTGGTGCAGGAATGGCGATCTTATCCATCATATTTAATATTTTGTTTGGATTTGTTGAATTAAAAGGAATTAACTATGACATGCTTACACATATACCAATCATTATCGTTGGAATGATGATGACAGGAATGACAGAAGAGCTCATCTTTCGAGCCCTTCCCATTAATGCTCTTCGCTCCTATGTTTCAGAATCTCTTCTTGTTATTGGAACAGCATGTATATTTGGTATTGCTCATCTACAATGCTCTTTTCAATATGCAATCACCGCATTTGTAGCGGGTCTCTTACTTGGATTTGGATTTCTGAAATATGGTCTATTCTGGGCAGCAGGACTTCATGCTTCATTTAATACAGTGGAAACTGTATTTTACAACACGATGAAATATAAAGTAAAAAACCAATCGATTGCAGGAGAAAGAAAAACGCCCGACGATGATGGGTTCGGAACGTCGTTTGTAGAATTGGCGGTCCTTTGTTTCTTAAAATACACAAACTATCTGTAATGTATAAAAACACAACAGATCATCGTAATATGGATCGATATAGATGGATAGAAGGTGGGTGGGGTAAAAGGCGCTAACATAAGGGGGTGTGGTGCAAAAGGTCCTAACAGAAGGGGTGTGGGGGCGCTTCGCGCCCCCACCTACATACAGCTCTCTGGCAAGCACGCAATCGGCTTATTGGCCAACGCACTCGGCGGGAGAAGGCGATTCGCAATTCCGAAAAGATCCGAGAGACGATCCTGCCCCACTTCGCGCAAGAGAGAATACCATCCCACACCAAGAAGGCCTCCAACGACAGAGGCGCCCAGAATGCGCAGGATCCCTTCGCATCCTGTATCATAGCGATACTTCAGAACAATCACAATGAATACCAACATGGTCGCCAGAGAGATCACGGCCTGTGTCTTTCGCGTGACAGTCTTCTTTTCTACATCAGGGTCGGTTTCATCGATCGGAACTTCAGGAGATTCTCGGGTATACAGGACGGCTGCGTTTTGAAATACATATCCTAAAAAGAATGCCATCATCGTCATCCATGGCGTAATAAGTATATACTCCTCTTTTGCTACGATCGTGCCCTCTGAACCATGAAAAGGAATAACAAGATGACACAAATCCTTAGGGCTTATCTTACAGTCGAAATCAGCGGAGGCGGCGAGTGCATTGGTTCCTTTTACAAGTGCAGGAATGAGAATAAGAAACCCTACCAAGAAAAACAGAATGGCATAATTCGCCGTGCACAGGCCAAGTAACAACATGGTTCCTCCGATCGTAAGGGGCAATGTAGTCATGCCACTCCGTAGCAATACATGAACATCGGTAAGGAGATCCCTTAGAGATTCCATTCTGATTAGACGGAGATATTTGTGTCAGACGATTCGTCGTTAGCGAGGCGGGGTATGGCAGACATAGATGGGGGAGCCTTGTGATTCCTTTGTGACCAAATAGGGTAGGCCGAGAAAGTTCATACCCTGTTCTCCAAAGACGGACAGATGAAGAGAATAGAGGAGAAGTCCCGCACCTACTCCCAGCGCTGCAGCGAGAAGAATCTCTCCAGCGGATTCACATCCATAGATGCGTCCTCCAAGAACCACAAGAATCAGACAGATCGAAAAGATCATCGCTACGATTTTACGAGAGGCCCATACCGGCCCCATTGCATCCAGGGTTTCTGAAAAGGTCATCATGGAGCGGCTCAAATAGGTAACCACACCCATGATCGAAAACATACCAAAAGAGGGATAGGGCGAATGCGAAAAGAGTCGTTGGAAGTCCATACGACCGATCTTATATCCCATACGACATGCAATGGGGGGCTCCTTACCCCTCTCCGGAGGAAGAGGGGCGCCAACTGATTGTGCCATGACCCAGCCTATAAGCTTGTGGGAAAGGATCAATTCTAATACAAACAGAGCAAAGACGCCAAAAGGGGCATGTTGGGTGAGAACATACAGTAAAAAGGATCCGAACAGAAGCGAATCAGGCATCATACTATGGATCTCTGTCGTCACCTTGGCAATGGAGCCACCTAGCTCAGACATTATCTCCGCCATCTCTAGTATAGACGTATCATTTCAAATCTAAAGACCTATGACATTGTCTTAGTAGATCGCGTGATTGCCTGTTTTGCAGAATGGGAATTCCATCGTATTATCGACAATTGCTACGGGATGTTCCAGAACTCGTCATGAAACAGCATCCGACAGATACTCTTTCATGGCTCTTTATGGATTATAATGGGTTGATTTATCACTGTCTTCAACGTGCAGATGTCCCCGTGTATTCGGAAGAGCATCATGAAGAATGGGAAACGGCCTTTCTGGAGATCGTCGTCTCCTCCACGCTATGGATGATTCGTCAAGTGGCGCCGACGGTGGGCGTCTTTCTCGCGATGGACGGGGTTGTTCCCATGGCCAAAATGCGCCAACAGCGCCTTCGGCGCTTTACCTCGGTCTGGCTTCGGACGCAGGAGGCTGAGAAGACTGAGAAGGTCGCGCAAGCAGTTCGTTGGGACACCAACGCCATTACGCCTGGCACAGTGTTTATGACGAGATTGCGTCAACGCCTGGAGCGGATGATTCAGGAACATGGTTCCAACTGGCATCTGTCCTCTAGCGATGAACCAGGAGAGGGAGAACATAAAATCCTTTCTGCGTGGCGAACGGGTGCCTATCAGGGTTCTGTGGCCGTCTATGGTCTGGATGCGGATCTCATCGTGCTATCTCTCCTTGGTATGGAAACGGCGGGACTCTCTACGGTATGGCTCTTCAGAGAAGAGCAGTTGGTGGGGGCAAAACCCACACCCCCATGGAGGCATTCTGCCCCCATACCCCCTTCTCAGGGAGCTGTCGCGGGTTCACACGCTTCTCAAGGGGCTGTCGCGGGTTCACACGCTTCTCAAGGGGCTGTCGCGGGTTCACATGCTTCTCAGGGAGAGGGGTGTGGGGACGCTTGCGTCTCCACTGGGGTGCTGGGGGCACTTCGTGCCCCCACAATGGAGTGGTTCTCCGTTCACGCCCTCCGCCGTTGGCTGATTCGGGAGGTTGCCCCCGCCTCTCATCGCACCTTCCTTCTCAGTTACATCATGGCCATGTCCTTTCTCGGAAATGATTTTCTCCCTCGCTCCATCGGACTCACCTTACGCCAAGAGGGGCACAGCGTCCTTATGGATGCACTTCATCTTCTCTTGTCACAGGGATCCCTCGTGTGTCCTTCGACACTCGAGCTCCAAGAAGAGGGTCTCCTACGCCTGCTTCGCATGTTTGCCTCTCAGGAAGAGACCCATATCGCCCATGCTCTCTTTCAAAAGCAACGACAGGCTCGGTATGTGGATCGTGTTCCGCTAGGAGACAAAGATTGGCCCCTCACCCAGAACGAGGAGGCCTTCCTTCTCCGCGGGAAAGAGACACTCGTCCCTGGATGGCAGGAGCTCTATCGAACAACCTTCTTTCCTGACCAGGAGAAATCACGAATCTGTTCGGAATATCTCTATGGCATTCAATGGAATTGGGCCTATTATACGGGACGATATGAGGAGGTTTGCTTCAACTGGTATTATCCATTCACTCTCCCTCCGCTCTGGTCATGGTGTGAAGAGACGTGTCCTGTATTTCCTGGAACTGTTCAAGTGCGTGTCACGGACATCCGACCCGTGGAGCAATTGGCCGCCGTGCTTCCTCTGGAAAGTTGGGGGCTGATCCCTCCTTGTGCGGAACGGTCTCTTCCCCTCTTGGCGCCCTATTGGTTTCCCTCCTCGTTTTCCTTCCACTCCGTGGGAAAACGATTCTTTTGGGAATGCGAGGCGATGATTCCCATTCCGAGTATCGTGGAGATAAAACGGCTTCTTTCCCACAAGGGGTCAACAATTCACTTGAAGACAGGAAAGGTAGACAGAACCGAATGAAACGGCGTTTCTTGTAGGCAGATCATGTCCATACGCGGGGCGTGAAGGGGGTTCTCTTTCATAAACGCACGAATCAGTGGATTCTCTTGGTCCACAAGGGCAATAAAATGACACGAGTGTGTCAGAACCAGATCCATGAGATGCTTCGTCTGCGTGATGGACATGATCTGCTCCATATACGTCGTGGGGCGTTGTTGGAGCGAACTGAGATCCCAGATCTCGTCTAGTCGGGGGAAGAACTGTTTTTGCTGAAACGAGCACCGCTTGGTCAGAAAGGTCTTCACTTCAGACAACGAATCATCCAAACGCGTCACAGGGGTATCCGATACATAAATGACAATGTGGTCTCTCGCGAGGAGCCTGGAGCACAAATCGTGATTCAGCCCCTCATGAAGCGAAGGCAGCACCAATGAAATCTTTTTCTCCGTGGGAATCGTCGTCCGCCAGTAGTCGGTCGCCCATTCTCTCTCTTTCCGATCCACCTCATCGTTGCGAATGAGACTCGTTTGAAAATAATACGAGGGGATGCCTGCCGTCTGAAACTGGCTATAAAGGCTATGGGTGTCCTTCGGAAAACACGTGCCCCCATATCCGAATCGCCCTTGCGCGCCTGGAACATCCAGATGTGTCATGCCGATGCGCGGGTCCAGACGGATCACCTCCTTGACGCGATCGTAGTTGATCCCTTTCGCTGTGGCAAACGCATGGAGTTCATTAAAGATCCCTACTTTGGCGGCCAGAAAGCAGTTCTTTGCGAGTTTCAGGAATTCCGCTTCGGACGTGGTCATCCATGCGATCTCATCACTGACAATCACACCGTCTTTCCAACAGGTCTGAATCAGCGTGGTAAGTCGCTTGACAAACTCCTCGTTTTGTTCTGCATGATTGTCCCCTTGGAGTTGGCCGATGACCCACTGTTTCGTATGAATAAAGTCATTCTTCCAATTGGCCTCTGTCAAGAACTCGGGCATAACATAGGCGCCCACGGATTGCGAGAAACCCACGGGAACCGTAGAACGAATGATCTTATAGGGATTCTGTAGCGTCCGAAGAGAGTCCAGAAGAAGATCGGTATGGCATGAGCCATGGTGATCCATAGGGGTGGGAAGACAAAAGAAGACCAGATCGCAGTGTTCGAGATCGGCCATGGTCGTTCCGAGAGGATGACACAGCTCGGGACGGATGTCATACACTGTGACGTCAATGGAGACGCATTCTAAGAGCCGTGTGGCGCGACCGATGTATCCGTTTCCTACGAGACCGATACGTAGCACACAGTCTCCGCGATTTCTCATCATTCTGGGGTGTCTCCTGGTTATGTCTTTATGTCTTTCGGATCCGTTAGACACGTGCCTTTGGTTCTGCCTCTTTCGGTGCCGTTGGTTTGGGCCCTTCACAGCCGCAGATCGCCAGAAAGGAGCATCCTGATAGCACTTTTTCGGCCTGCTCCACGGCCTGCTCCGCTTGATCCGCCATCTGTTCCGCTCGCGCAATGTAGGCCTCCGCTTGCTCGGCAGCGCGGTCCGCTTCTTCCGCGATCTCCGCGATTTGTCCCGCGAACTGATCCGCCTCCTTCAACACATCTTGGATCACATCCAATGTCTGATGAATCGCTACTCCCACTTCGCTTTTGGAGATAGAATCAGGAAGGACATCCATGATCTTCTCTGCACCAACGATCATAGCATCCGCCTGTTTGGTGGCAGCCTGGACCTGATGGGCAACATCTTGAACCTGGTGGGCGACGTCTTGGACTTTGTCTGTGGCATTCTGGGCCGTATGGGCCACGTCCTTGACGGTATGGGCCACGTCCTTGACAGTATGGATCGCATCATGTGCAATGTGGGATGCCATTCTATCTGTAAGAGAGATTCCATTGCGTCCCATCTGCATCTCTCTTTTATTCCATTCTAACAAGATGGGGAATCAACTATCCGCGATGGATCCCGTTCATGTTCGGATGTATTCCAACATGATTCAGATTCGCGATCCACAAAAAAGAATTCAAATCATCCAGACTTGTTTGGCCTCGATGGAGTATGTGACCTCTGCGAAACGCGCTGGGGTCTATAGTTACTTGCTTCACTATGTGTCTACTGTTCAACATGGTGGAACGCCCCCGTCTCTCCCGGGAGAACATGGGACTAGCGCAACTAGCGCCACTAGCGCAATCACAAGCAATACACATGGGGGCTCTGTCGCACGGCATCCGCCGCAACACGTCCCCTATCCACAAGCACAATCACGCAGCACCCAACTCACCCACCATACTGATCAAACGCCCTCTTGGAAAGTCATCACCGATACCTCCAAACAAAAAGCCATGACCTACTTTTCCTCTTGTCTGGAAGTGCTTGGGATTCAAGAAGAAGTTGCCCTGACTGATGAGGCGCTGAAATCCGCCTACAAACGAATGGCGCTGAAATCGCATCCTGACAAGGGCGGATCCGAAGAATATTTCGAGGCCGTCACTCGCGCCTATGCCTATTTATCGGAAATCTTGAAACACATGCGTGGAGGCCGTCGGACCGAAAATGTCGGTGCAAATACGTCGGCGGCTTCTCTTCACTCCCAACGAGATTCCGAGGCGAAGAAATGGGATCACGGTGAACCCGTCCGTCTTAATGCGAAGAATTTGGACATGAATGCGTTCAATACACTGTTTGAAAAGACTCATCTCCCTGACCCCGATTCGGACGGATATGGTGATTGGCTCAAGGGAACCGACGCGCGCGCGTCGGGCCCTTCTTTCAAGGGCGAATTCAATCGAGATGTGTTTAACCGCATGTTCGACGATGAATCCAAGAAGTCCCGCCAACCGACCAATCAGCTCATCGTTCACCCTGGAGAGATGGCGTTGAGTCTTAATCCGAATTATGGAGTGGACCTGGTAGGGGAGCGTCCCGCGACGTATACTGCGGCCCCCCAATCCAAATTTCAGTTCACGGATCTTCGTGGCGCCTATACCTCAGAGAGCACGATCTCGGACAAAGTGGCAAATGTTCATGTCACGGACCGAAACTATGAGCAGTATCGTGCATCACGTGAGAAAGCACCCGATCCCTTTAGCCAGACGGAACTTCATGGGATTCGCGAGTTTGAACAGCGGCAACAACATGCGGATGAGTTGCGGGAACGCAAACGGGCAGAGATGCATGTTCGTAATCAGCAGTATTCCGATCGCATGAAACAGATGGTGATTACGGATGGCGTGGATCAGAACCAGAAGAAGCTCACATATTGATAATCACCTAAAGATCGACATACGCGACTAAAACATACCAACCCTACTATTCTATTACAGTAGACATGGCATCCATTGATACCTCCCTCGCCTATTTTGGCATGACCACATTGGATCAGGCCACCCCTGATACGCTCCGACGGGCCTTTGCCACCGCTCTCAAAGAGGCACATCCTGATCGCGGTGGAAATGCCGCCCTCTTTGATGAGATTCTCTCCGCCTACGCCTGTTTAACCACCGTTCTCAAACGCCAATCAGGAGGTCGTGATGGTCTTCCCTGTCTGGATGTAGAAGAAGTTCAACAGACTCGAGAGCAACAATGGATCCATGAATTGAACAATTCCGTCTATGACGTCTTGGACTCTCTTTCCGATACCGCCACCTTTCAAAAAGAATTCAATGAGCAGTTTGAAAAGCTTCACATCTCTGCATCCAAGGGATATGACGAATGGTTGAAAGAGGACAGCGGTGACCAGAATGAATCGTTCGCTACTTCTACCGTGGATGAATGGAATCAGGAATTTGAAAAACGAATGCGTCGTAGAATACCTGTTGAGCAAACAAAACTCATCTTAATGCCTGATGAAATGGCATATCGTGCAGATCATATTGGATCCTCTATCATAGAACACAACGATCAAACCTTTACCTCACAGGGCGGAAACAGACCTGAATATACGGATCTTCGTTCTGCTTATACCACCGAGCACACAATGATCCATAAACTCCCTGTGTTCTCTAGTGAGTATTCTGTCATGGAACGTATAGAAGAATATAAGAGGGAGAGAGAGCGTGTCTATGATGTGGTAGAAGACCGCGATGGAGAGATGATCCAGGCGTATGAAAAGAAGCGAGAAAAAGAGGAGGCCGAACACAAGCGTAAGATCACCGAGTATTTCCAACAGACCGCCAGTTCTCAATGGGCGCTTCGTGGAGCTTTGTGAGAGCCAGCCTTTTATGGACTCATATGGTAGATGGATCCCTTTCTTACACTAGTAGGAGTCCTTGTAGTGCTATTAGTGATCTCGTGTATACTCGCAGCGGTCTACTCCTCCGATCAGATCCGAAAGAATCCCTTTTTGGATCGGCATTTGTTACAGAAGGGAATGGATCGCCCAGTGATCTGGATCTATTATGATAATAGTGAAGTGAATGCGCGGCAATGGAGTGACTTTGGAGCTCGTTCGGATCGTGCCGTCAATATTCCTTTCTTGAACCTCTGCTATCAGTCCATTGTTCATCATCATAGTGATTTGTATCGCGTGGAAGTGATCGGTGGTCTATCAGGCGCTGCGGACTGGCTCGGTGGATGGGATCAGCTCCCTCCCGGATTACGGGATCCCCTGTCTCCTGTGAATGAGGCCGAACGAAATTACTTGCGTGCCGCCATTCTTGCCCGTTATGGTGGCCTGTGGCTCTCGGCGTCCACCGTCTGCTTGAAGAGTTTTGGCGTTCTTCCTCAGGACAAGACGGTCTTCTTTGGAACGGACTTGGATGAAATGTATGCGGGTCCTGAGGGAACGGTGATTCCAGGATTCCGTGCGATCTGGTGTCCTGTTCCTCAGCACCCCATGTTTGTAGAGTGGGCAGCGGTGACCTATGCTCGGATTGCGGCGGCACGTGGAGGAAGTCAGATTCGTGGGGACGAGAAATGGGATTTCACCCGTTTCACGACCCAGTATGTTCATACGGGCATCATGGTCGATCCCTCGGCAGAAGGAATGCGAAAGAAAAATGGCAAACGGCTTCAATTGGAGGATCTTCTTGCGTCTGGGGTGGCAAGCCCCGCATGCCCTGTGGATTCAGTGGCGGTATTTGTCTCTTTTCCATGGAAGGAACTTCTGGATCGTCGGATGTTTGGATGGTTTCTTCGGATGAGCGAAGAGGATATCATGTCATCTGATCTTGCTGTGTCGCATATGCTGCGAGACTCTTTACAGCCTTTGGCCCCTATGGCGCAACCTTTGGCGCTTCCACCCTTGTTGGTGCATCCTTTGGCCGCGTCTTTGCAGCCTTTGGCATAGCCGTTGGCTCCTTTGGCGCCTTCGTCAGAATCGTATAAATCACATTCTGTAACGCTAAAATGCTCGTATTCCCTTTACAATAGGAAATCCAAGCATGAATCAGAAATTGATGAATGAGCACATTTTCCTTTACCTCATTATTTCCAAATAATTGATGAATCATTTGAAAACTCTCGATGATGTCCTCATATGCATACCCCCGTTTCCAGATATGGATGACCTGTTGAATCGCCTGAACCACATTCTTTGTCGTCATGGCACGCAGCAATGGAATAAAATCCAAATAGAACGGGGAAGAGCATAGGAGCTGAACACGGGCCAATGTAATGTTCTGCTGAAGAGTATGGTGAACATCGCGAATCAAAAGAAGAAGCCGAACCATGTCACTCATATTGTTGGCCGAGACGCTATGAATCCACATCCACATCTCATGGGTCATGTCCTCATGGGACATAGACAGCTTGTTCATAAACGCCTCTTTTTCACATTCCATGTGAACGATGTTCATAGGGATATGAATACATCGTGATCGAAGGGCAGGGATCAAATCCTCTTCGGATGTCCCAATGAAGAAAAACCGCGTAATGTGCGAATAGGACTCCATCGGACGTCGCAGCGCCTGTTGTGAAATATGGGGGAACGTGTCCACATCATCAATGACCACCCAGCGACACATCCCTTTTTTCGGTGCCATTTGACGGATAAACAGACTCAATTGTCCACGAATCGTCTGAATCCCACGATCTTGGTCAGGACCCAGCCAATAGCAGTCCTCTGTAATCTCTCGTCCCCATCGGTCTCCATGAGGGCATCCCTTCTTCTCCGCATACACGGCGAGCCATTCCTGGATCAGTGTTGTTTTACCACATCCTGGAGGTCCCGTTAACAGGATATGACTCTGAGTATCCATTTGTTTCATACATTCCTCCCATACAGAATCCTGCCCCACCAGAGAGGTCATTTGTTGTAGTGGGCGGGGGGACTTTAGATACTTAAACGAGTCGCCAGACCTATTCCACAAACACACTATGTCTGGGTCATTATATGATATCTTAGGGGTGGACAAGAATCAAACCTGTGCCGAAATCAAAAAAGCCTATTTTAAATTGGCGCGCACCCATCATCCCGATAAAGGGGGTGATCCTGAACGCTTTAAAGAGATCTCTCAGGCGAGCGAAATCCTAACGGATGAGGCACAGCGGCGCATCTATGATGAAACGGGAAGCATGAATGGACATGCTGGACAGGGGTTCTCTGGATTCCCTGGATTCCCTGGATTCCCACAAGGCGGATTTCCATTTGAAATGAATCTGAACGATCTCTTTGGGAACATGTTTGGGAATCAGAGGGGAGTGCGCAAAGGGAAAAAACCCGCCCCCACCATTCAGACCATTGTTCTCACCCTTTCCCAATTCTATGTGGGACATACGTTTGAGATTAATATTAATCGTCAGTGTTTCTGTGTGGCATGCGATCACTCGGGCGCGACTTCGAAAGAGCGATGTCGTGTCTGTGCGGGACAGGGATCGGTTTCCCAGGTCGTCCAAATGGGACCGATGGCGGTCCATACGACGAGCCCGTGCCTGGATTGTCAAGGAAAGGGAGAAAAGGTTCTTAAAGTGTGTGCGGTGTGTGCGGGATCGGGCTATACCCATGAGAAGCGTGTGCTTTCCATTCAGATCCCTCCTGGCACGGCATCGGGTCAGACCATGATCTTTCCAGAGGTTTGTTCGGATCATCCTGCGTATGAGCGACCTGGTGATGCCCAGATTCATATTCAGGAGGATACGAATGATCCTGCGTTTACTTCTTTCAAGCGAGTCGGCGATCGCTTCCAACACCTGGAAACACGAGCGACGTTGTCTCTGTCGGAGGCTCTATTGGGGTGCGTAGTGCGAGTGGATGGTCACCCTGGATACAGTGATGGGCTCTTTCTACAGATCCCTGGGGGCACCTTTCAGGGCGATTCTTGTATCGTGGCGGGACTTGGGATGCCTCTTCCCTATGGGATGGGAGGACGAGGCGATTTATATGTAGGGGTGGATGTGACGGTCTCTCCGTCGGATCGTGAGCACTTTCTTGCTTATGGGCGGGACGTATTGGAGCCTCTGTTTGCAGATCGTGTTCGTCCCACTACTTGTTCTAAAGACACCATTCAAGTGGCCCGTTTGCGGTAAGATGTGGCTTGCGTCTCCATAGGGGTATAAGAAAGATCTATGAAAGATCGGTGCATATTTGCGTCCTCTCTTATGGAGGGGGGTATGGGGGAACGAAGTGCCCCCATAGGGGTGTGGGGACACATGAGCGCCCTTTAGGGCGCGAATAGCGTGTCCCCATTTAAAGGCCTTGGCGTGCCTGAGCGGCACTACCCTCGATGCTGTAGCGCCAATCAGGGCTGAGACCTGCCGCCGCCTCCTCTCCTCCTCGCAAGAGCATCGACGGCCCGTTAAAGGGGGCTCCCATGAGGGCACCGCCACGAGAACGCTTAGACCGCTTGGATCGCTTAGAACGCTTGGATCGCTTAGAACGCTTGGACCGCTTAGAACGCTTGCCGCCCGCCTGGTCCCGTAGATGTGCGACTTCCTGGAGGGCCGCAAATGATCCCGCCACATGGGCAGAGCCCTGGAGATGGGCCGGAAGGACGCTTCCAGCGATCATGGATACAGGTGCGCCAAAAGCACCGCCATGCTGACCAGAATGACGATTCATGTAATCCGCACCCTGACCCATAGAACGCTGAGAGGACCAATCTCCCGCGAGAGAATAGCCCATGGGCGCACCTTGAATCGCATAGGCGCCACCACGACGACGGGTGTGACGCTTGTGAGCACGACGAGAATGCGAAGCGCGGTGAGCACGACGAGACCGGTGGGCACGGTGAGAACGCTTAGAATGCGAACGCTTAGAACGCTTAGAACGCTTAGAACGCTTAGAGGGTGCCATATCTATCTAGCCACGGGAAATTCCATACGCGGTTCTAGGGTTCTAGGATGACTCATGCTTATAAAAATCACATGCAACGACCTCTTTTTTTCCGTCTTTCACCCATTGCCATTTCATTTCTATGTCACATTTTAGTTTCTTACCTAATTTCTTAGCAACCATCTCCATCTTTTTGGCAGTATAGTCATCATTCACATACATTGTAAAGAGTAGCATCTACTAATAAAAGTGGAAATCTATACACGGTTCTGGCGTTGTTTCCACTCCATCATCTGCTGATAGGTTTTGAACAACGGCGGGGCATTCGGTCGGATCTGGTGATTCGCCGCTGCCTCATAGAAATTTGCGACATCTCGCACAAGACGAGCACCGCTTTGACTCGTTGCCACAGACTGTTGGTCCATGTTTGCCGTATGGGGATTCGGGCGGACAAGATTCGCTACGCAACAGGGAGGGAGGGACATTCGTAGACTTCTGCCTCGCTAGAAATAAAAAAGCAAGATACGGTAGAACGATGCCCGCCCCTCAATGGACCGATCCCATCTCTAACTCCGTGCTCTGCGGTTATTTTTACATCTTTTTCATTGTCTACGCCGTCATCGCTTCATTCAGCCTCGTCGGTGGCATTGTTGTCTTTGCGACCTCGAAGATGCCCGCTGGACAGCTCGCCGCGGTCATTCTGAACATTGTTCTTACGCTTGGAATTTCAGGAACGGCTGCCCTCTTTTTGTATCTGATTTGCGATCGGGCTCTTCAGCCATCTGCCAATGAACAAGTTCGTCGTTAGAAGAGGTTACGACATAGGTCCCCTTCCGGACAAGAGAGGTTACCACCTTTTCCCACGTCTTCGACCGAGGCCCTACAAACAAGAGAACATGGGTGCTCTCTTGTTTGATTCGATCGTCCCGAAGAATTTGTGCAATCTTCCCATGACGCTTCCAGTCCGAATGAAAGACCTGCGTCTTGATACGGAGCGATTCGGCCCACTCTTGGAGGTAGATCGAGGAATGTCCCTCTGACGGTAACAAGATCCGATCGGGAACGCGCCCGCATTCTTGAAGAAGAGGAGTGAGAACAGTCTCTATCAGAGATTGTTCCGACTGCTTATTGGTGTGCCCCAGGACCCCCATGATGAGTGGGACTGGAGTAACAAGCGACTCGTGTAATGTGGAGGAAGCCATGAGGGGACAATCTTTATCGGGTGAGAGGACGAATTCAATTTTTACATCAATGACGCATATGTCGATGAAATATAACGTGCGTTGTGATATCCCATTTCCTGAAGTGCATCCGTTGCCATTCTTGCTCGATGCCCGGTATTACAATACACGATGATACGTGTATCCTTGTTCGGATAGTCAGCCATTCGGGTTTCCAAGTCAGCACGCGGAACATGGATGGATCCTGGATAATATCCCAGCGTAGAACGTTCCATATCCGTTCTCACATCAAGAACCAGGTCGATATTGTTGTTCTGTATCATGTCCTTCGCCTTTTCACTCGATACGCGATAGATAGAAGAGACTGCATATTGATAGCTTCCATAGACAAAGAACGCCGCCAGGATGGCCATGATGATACATAGGATCCTTGTATTCATAGATCCTTTCGCCATCTATTGTGATATGAGATAGGAAAGGATCTAGGTAGACTTGTCATAGGCCTCCTGAAGGCTTGCGAGGTTCACCGTGCGCTTCTGAATCTTTCCCGAAACGACGTAGAGGGAATTCTCTGTCAGCACAATGAAGTCCTCCCCCACCTTATAGAGTTTCTTGATGAGCGAGGTAAACTCCTCTTTCGACTTGACCAGGACACGCTCTTTGGTGGCACCGTCCTCTCCCAAAAATGCTTTGCCCTGGGCCGTTTCCACATAGTAATCCAGCATGATGGCACGATCCTGCTCCATCGCCAGCTTGGCAGCCTGAATAAGGGTCTGTGGGGTGGGGGCCAGCGAAACGGATGCGGTTGCGGTTGCGGTTGCAGAGGGTGCCGTAGAGGATGCCTGTGTAGCCATGTCTACGTCTGACAATAAAATATAAATCCTTCTTTCCGAATGAACGCGGGATTTATGCATGAGGCGCGTAGAGGACCATCGCATGGTGTCGATCAAAGACGCCGTTCAAGAACTCATAGGCGGTTTCAATCTGATCCATCTTCCGAGCGCCCGTAATGATGATGCGCCCTGTTCGGAAGATGCTCATGGTGATCCGTTTGCACTCTCCTTCGCCATTGCCGGACCCCTGGCCCTTACAGAAGTTCTCGCACTGACAGATGCCGTTTCCTGTGTGAAACGTATTGTAGTAGAATTTCGTATTCACGCCTTGATAGATGGTTTTCTCCAGTGTGCTGGAGAGATTGTATTCATTCACCAGCAGTTTGTGGAGAGCATCTTGGTTGATAAACTTGTCCAGCGCATAGTCCGTATTGATGAGCTGAACGGAGAATCGCTCCAGACTTGCCTTCCCTTCAAAGGGGGAGACGGGGAGGGTCAGAATCGTCTGAAGGACCCACTCCAGGGACCGATAGGCGAATTCCTCGGACGTTACACCTGTCATCTGAATGCCTCCATTCGCAAACAGTTTTACGTTCACTTCTTTCCATCCTTCACGGTATGTGCCTTCATGGATCACGCGACGAATCACCAGCGTGGACTGGTTGAAGAAGGACTTGGGCGTGATCTTTCGATTGGTAAAGATGTCCTTGTGACTAGAGCCGAGCACTTTGTTCTTGTGCTCAAATTTCAAGATTCCGATGTCGGGATACCACATGGGAATCATGATGGGGGGCAGTTGATCAAAGAGAACATCCAGATGAATGGGTGTTCCCCAGTGACACGTGATCACCATGGTGGAGATACGAAGAGCCGTGCGCTCATAGGGACGTGCCTCGTGCTCTGCCATGGAAGAAATGGGAAAGAGGGTGCCCTTTTTTTATTCCCATTTCGATTCAAATTTTTGTTTATATTCTCTGATGAGTTGAATGAGCTGCGCATGGATCTCTTGTTGTGGGGTCGTATCATCCACCAATAAGGAGTATACGGTATTGATACGAGCGATCCACGTTAGATCTTGTAACTGAAACATATCGGAGAGAAGCAAGAGTTCTGTAACAATTGTATGATCATCCACGTGTTCATCGTAGATTAAAGAGGATTGCTCTGAAGGATGGCAGTGAAGATACTTCCATAGCCGAGATTCCATGTGGGCCACACGCCCCTGTTGACGCAAATCGCCTCTCATAATGGAGGATGCCATGGTAGATTTCTCTTGTGACTGGGGAGGGTCATATCGTATCTTGAGAAGTCGCTGTCTTAGTTTGGGATGGATGCGACTTTGGGAATTACAAATGAGAATGACACAGATCTGTTGAGGGTGCGTATTCAGGATGGTCTGGAGAGAGAGTTGCGCCGCTTCCGTGAGAGTTTCACATTCGTCTAAAATAAGGAAACGAGGGGCGGTTTCTGCTTCCGTTCTCCAATCCACACGGAGAAAGGGGAATACTTTTTGACGAATGGACTCGAGACTGCGCTCATCGGCGGCATTCATGGAAATGCACATGAGTGACTTTCGGTTTCCCCAGATGCGATCCACAAGCCACGCGGCACTTGTTGTTTTCCCTGACCCAGGAGGGCCAAACAGAAGAAGATGTTGGAGGGTGGCTGGGTGTGTTGAAAACATGGAAAAACATGTCTGAACCCGCTCGCACCAAAACGAGGTGTGGATCGACATCTAGAAAGGGGACTACGTTCTATGCTTAAACCCTGTTTACCCCTGCCCGTGTGGTCTATGCGAAACAACCTAAATGAACGAGCGTGTCTTTGTCATAGTATCATGAGCGGAAAAGGAAAGGGAAAAGGGAAACGTGGGAAGGGCTCGGAGGACACTAGCCCGTTGAATGTGGTGGTGACCATCTCTCCTGTAGATGTGCCGAGTGAAGTGCCGAGTGAAGTGCCGAGTGAAGCACCTGTGACCAGTGCAGAATCCATGCCAGTAGAGTCAGAGAAACCTGCACGAAAAGTCAGCAAAAAGAAACAGTTTCCCGTCATTGCAGTGATTACACCCGAAGGGATTGAGGGAAATCTTCTTTCTACTCGCCGCCCCCTTATTGTTCATCTTCCTCTTCAGAGCAAAGAGGTGCCCCTTCACGACATGCCAATGATGTATGATCCTAAGCCGCCGACAGAGGCACAGCCCTATGATTCGCATGCCGATCACCCGTTTTACATGGAGGTGGAATCCACTGCGCCGAAAGAGGAGCCTGCCCCCAAAAAGATGGACAGGTCAGAGAAACCTGTTGCGGAAGTGACGATGGACTACTATTCAGTCAAGTCTACCTTTCTCGTTCAATTTAAAGACGCTGCAGAGGTGAAGCAAATTCCTGCTCGATCTGATGCAGCATGCTTCTGGTGTTGCCATACGTTTCCTCATCGTCCTGTGGTTCTTCCTACTCGTGACACGGGAGAGCACCTCCAGGTCATGGGGAACTTTTGCTCCCCTGAATGTGCCCTTGCCTATCTGTTCGATATGCGTGTGGATGCCCATACACGATGGGATCAATTGTCGCTGTTGTATCGCGTCTATGGAGAGGCGTGTCGTGGAAAGATTCATCCTGCTCCTCCGCGGGCTAGTTTGGTGATGTTTGGGGGGACGCTTCGCATTCAAGAATATCGAGCCCTCCTTGTCTCTCAACATGTGCGAGTGGATGTTCACTTGCCCCCTATGGTGAGTATTTTGGCCACGATGGATATGAAGCCCATTGATTTCTACGATGCCAGTTTGACGAAAAATGTCAGTGAAACCGTGAAGGAGCGCCTTCAAAAGGCGGAGGAGGTGCTTCGTCTGCGTCGCACGAAACCGTTGAAGGCGTGGGAGTCTACGTTGGACGCGTGCCTTAATCTGAAGATCAAACATGAACCTGCCCTACTTTTGTAATCGGTCATAAAATTTGACGGACGGGGGTGGATAGAAAAAAGGCGTATCCCGCACATCATGTCTATCGCTTCTGCTCTGATTCACGCCACCATGTCGAATGTCACTCGTGACATGAAACAATTGGAACACTGGTTGGGCTCTTTGGCTGCACCTTTGGCTGCACCTTTGGCTGCACCTTTGGCTGCACCTTTGGCTGCTGCGCCCTCAGAAGTCTCCTCTACGACTTCTGATGACATCATGCGATCTCTCCATGCTCAACAGGCCCTACTGGAACAGCTCCATACGACTCTTCAGGCTCAACAACACACCATTCATCACCTGACGGATCGCATTCAGATACTCGAAGAGTCACGCGCGGCTCCAGAGGCGTGGATGGATCCAGCGCTTGTTCAAGAGGAAGAAGAAATTGTTCCCATCTACATTGTTCGCAAAGCAGAGGAACCTGTTCAAGAGATTCGACAGGAGTCCCTTATCCAGATCACTGGTGGATCCATTTGGAAGAGAGAGGCTCAGGAAGTCCGAGAGGTCCAAGAGGTCCAAGAGGAAGAGGTCCAAGAGGAAGAGGAAGAGGTCCAAGAGGAAGAGGAAGAGGTCCAAGAGGAAGAGATCCAAGAAGTCCCCGTGAAGCAAGAGCCCGTGAAGCAAGAGCTCGTGAAAGTGGAAGCCCATGTGAAGGTGGAGGAAAAGCAGGAGGTCCAAGAAGTCCCCGTGAAGGTGGAAGCCCCCGTGAAGAAGGAGGAAAAGCAGGCGGAAAAGCAGGCGGAAAAGCAGGAAGTCCAGGAAGAAGAAGGAATGGAATTAGAAGTCATCACCTTTCAGGGTGTCTCGTATTACAAGGACGAAGAGGGATTCATCTACTCCATCGACGAAGAGGAGCAGCCCTCTGAAAAGGCGATCGGCTACTGGAAGAAGAAAGCGCAGGCCATTGCCTTCTACCGCTCTGAGTAAGGAACTTAAATCATTCGCACTCATTCCCTTACAAGATACGATGGTACACCTTCGGACTTATTTTTTAATCAAGTTCATCACCCTATGGAATACTGTGCGTGCCTGGAACATTCGTGGATGGTATGACCGTGTATGCGACCTGTTCTCCACGAGTGGATGGCTTCTTCTTCCTGGCCACACCCTCCCTCTTGCGCTTCACCACGTGCCTCGTGATCAACGATCGGATCTCTCCCATCTCCCTGTCCAGTGGTGCTATCAGTCCTCTCGTCTCGTCTTCATGGGCGAAACCCATGCTGTTAGTAACAATGTTCAGAAGGCCTATCGTCTCTCTTGGCTGTCTGTCAAACTCGTTCTAATGGGTCCCCAGACAGGTGTCTCCCGAACCTATGATATCGACTCTTTCTTGGAAGGGCTTGTCATAGAGACATCCTCTACCTTTCCTACCCTTCACGATCTCTATCTCATCTGGTGTGCTTCCATGTCTACATGGTCTTCCTCTGATGTTCAGGTCCAGTTTCACATCATCAATCATCTAGGAGAGGATCAGACTCTCCGCATGGATGAGCCTCATACGTTTGTTGCACGCGGCTCCTTGTTGGATCTCGAAAAAATTGATTGATCCGGCCGCATCTAAAGAAGCTGCCCCAAGTATACGCTAAGAGTAGATTGAACGATGGCTTCCCAGGAAGCATCGCCGATCACCCTCGACACCCCCTTCCCGACAGGACCTTGGACCCTCTATTTCCACTCCGCTGAAGAGACGAAATGGACGCTTCAAACCTTCCTGTCTCTCGGCTCCATGACCACCTGGGGTGACTTTTGGAGTGTCATGGAGGGTCTTCGAGTGGAAACCCTTTCCGAGGGGATGTTCTTTCTGATGCGTGATCCCTCGCCGCCGTTGTGGGAAAGCCATCACCATATCCGCGGAGGATGCTACTCCTTTCGTTGCCCCAAAAAGGATGTATGCGACGTCTTTCTGACCTATGCGATCGCTTGTCTTCTGAATACGGTCACGACGACTCCTGATCATCGCTCCAATGGTATCTCTATCAGCCCCAAGAGAGGATTTAACATTATCAAGGTGTGGAATACGGATGCACAACAGTTCCATCTTCCGTCTCAACTTCAGACGCAGTTCTCTAGTATTCGTGAGAGCGACATTATCTATACACCGTTTGTTCAGAAGAAAATGTAGATGGAGGCGCGGAGCGCCCCCATACCCCCTTCTTATGGAGAGAGCGTGACTTCGCCCACATCTTATAGAGCGGATAAATACCCGTATGCCTATCATGTTCTATTTTTTATAGAATATGAGAGTTGTTGATCCATTCTAATGGAGGGGGGTGTGGGTTGCCTCCACTTTATAGAATATGAGAGTTGTTGATCCATTCTAATGGAGGGGGGTGTGGGTTGCCTCCACTTTATAGAATATGAGATGTTGATCCTTTCCAATGGAGGGTGTGGTTTACGAAGTTCTAAGAATGCCTCCACTTTATAGCCTTCATTTATCGCTTAGTTCGCAGAGAGTTTCTAGAGCGCCGAGAATTCCTAGAGCGCCGAGAATTCTTAGAGCGCCGAGAGTTCCTAGAGCGCCCATTCTTACGACGTATTGTGTTACGTGCACGGCGTTTTCCACCATAGCCAAAATAGGAATGAAGTCCATACCCTAGATCTGGATTATTGTGTATACTTGAAGCAGGGGCTACAGGGGCACGAGCAGGGGCTACAGGGGCACGAGCAGGGGCTACAGGGGCACGAGCAGGAGCAGGAGCAGGAGCAGGAGCTACAGGGGGGTATGATACATCAAATTTGTCATCTAGTAGATTCTTATATGGGTCTAACACTTCCTGTCGAGTTGCAGAATTGTCCCTATGCGATCCAGGCTCTATCACTTCTGCTCCAGGCTGTTGACGTTCTGAATCTAATAGGACATGTATTATAAATATATCATCGCCGTATGTAATTTCGAATTGTGGCTCAAAATGAATTTGATCTATCGTATATGAAAGTATAAATGTATATTTGTTATCTTCTTTTATATCTCTTACAAGATGCCCCCCCTTATTGGATATTTTTTTATTACCGTAATAGTGTTCGTAGTCGGCATCTAGTATGTATGTAGGGATATGATGATTAAACCTTTCTATAACGTTAATGTTCTTAAATAGATCTTCATCAGTATTGGATCGCATGAATAGACCTAATTTGCGTGCCTTCAAATGATTCATTTGATATTCATATTCATTCTCTGCGATCCGTCTACATGTCGTTAATCCCGCAGGCCTTGGACGAGGTGAAGAATTTCCTCTATTTTGGTAATATTCTCTGGCCATCTATCTATACTATTTATAAAAATATCTCATGTTCTATTGTGCAAAATAGAAGACGAGTTGTTTTATTGTTATGCCCCTTTTAACTCTATAGGATACACGTCTCCATGAAGACGGTGAGATACAAGTCCTCTCCATGGGAGAGGGGTATGGGGACGCGAAGTGTCCCCATGGGGGTATGGGGACGCGAAGTGTCCCCATTTATTTAGAAGGTCGTCCAGGAAGATCCGTCTTCTGCTTCTGCGGCGCCAGCACAAGCCGAACTTCTCCCAGATTCGCCACCATATATCGCAGCACCAGCGGATAATCATTCTTCAAAAAGATCTGAATGCTCGTGCACAAATTCGTGCACTTCGTAAACAGCACCAAATACTTCAATTCAAACATCCCCTGAACAATCTCATTCGTCTTTCGCTCCACTTCAATCCCACTCTGTTGATTCGACATCATCACCGTTTCACCATCCACAAAATCGCCCACACACCGGAAAATGAGATCTGAATTAGAACTCGTAATCTCCAGTTTCTCCGCCAGCGCATTAAAATCACGGCAAATCTTCTGGAAGTCCGTGGAGGGCATATGAATGATCGATGTAAACGAAATGTTTGGAAATTCAATATTCTCCACATTGGTATCAAACAGCTTCATCATCCATGTGTTCGTTGTGCCCTTCTCCGCATTCTCCGCACGAATTCCGAGTTTGTTCGGATTGCTCGCGGGAAGAAAGAGAGATAGACTGTCGTTGTTTGATAGGGTTTTAATCAGCTTGAAGAGGTAAATCATGTTGATGCCGAGCACATACTTGGCAGGGCAGTAGAAATACTCAAACCGATCCGCATGAAGACGGAGAAACGTCAGGACGGTATGGGTCTCATCCACATCAATCACCTTCATCCCTGTCGAATCAAACTCTAGATTGGCTTCTGTTAGAATCTCCTTCAGGGCTTCAATCAGTGTGCGAAAAGCGGCCGATTGCACGGTGCGGATCTCAAAGAGATTTCCATTTGCATTGGGGCGCGCGGTGGGGGTGACGCTCATTGTCTGTAGTTCTCCGTCATGGCTTTAGACTACTCCTATGCCGTAGGGCATTCTTTTTATGTCTTTTTACCTTTTTTGGATCGAGTCATCCACTTGTATCCCGCAAAGAGTGATAGGGGAACAATGTATTTCGAGGCGGCCATACAGAATCCCTCCATGATCGTGGGGACAAATCCTCCGCGTTGTTTGGTTCGCTTAGAACGCTTAGAGCGCTTAGAGCGCTTAGAGCGCTTTGCTTTCTTATTACGCATAGTGCCTCCACCAATACGAGGGCGAATGACGGATCCTGCGACCATGTCACTTCCTTCTGGAACTGGCATACCGATCTGCGGGGCGCCCCCAAAATAGGCCAGAGGCATCGGTGCTCCACCCCTAGAACGTTTGGATCGTGTGCGTTTCATCTATTCCCCTGTTTGATAAAAATTGATCCATGGCGTCTTCCTCAGAGAGGGTATACCTCCACGTCTATCCACGTCTCTCCATGTCTACCCCGAACGCGACTGCTGCTGTTTCTGCGACTGCTGCCGCGAGTGCCGCAGTGAGTGCCGCAGTGAGTGCCGCAGTGAGTGCCGCAGTGAGTGCCGCAGGCACGCAAAAATACAAGAAACATACCCATCACCAGCACATCCTGGAGCTTCCTGATACCTATGTGGGAAGCACCACAACCACTCCTGATACGCGCTGGGTCTACGATGCGACCAGTGGAAAAATGGTCTGGCGCACGCTTTCCTTTAATCCAGGCCTTTACAAGATCTTTGACGAAATCATCGTGAATGCTCGGGACGAATATGTCCGCTCCACGATGACTGCAGGAATGACTCCTGTGAAACACATTGACGTTGCGGTGGCATCCAATGGCGAAGGTGATACGATCCTCTCGGTGGAAAATGATGGGGATGGGATTCCGATTGAAAAGAATGAGGAAGGTGTGATGATTCCTGAAATGATCTTCGGTCAACTTCTGACCTCCAGCAACTACGATAAGAGCGAAGCAAAGATTGTGGGGGGAAAAAATGGATACGGCTCAAAAGTGTCCTGTATTTTGAGCAAACTCTTCTCCATCGACCTCAAAACGCCCTCCTCAGGAAAGCAATACACCCAGTCGTGGTATAACAACATGTTTCAGGTGGAGAAACCGACGATCAAAGCCTACAAAGGCGCCAAAGGGTCCGTCAAGATCACCTTTCTTCCTGATCGCTCGCGCTTTTCTGGAGCCTTTGATGAAACAGGCATCGTGAGCGACATGATCGCATGCTTCCACACACGCGTGGTGGAGCTCGCCTCCCTCGTAGGAAAAGATGTCAAAGTCACTTGGAATGGCACTGTCATGGGAAACAACACCTTCGAGAAGTATATGAAACTCTTCCTCCGCGATGGCGCAACGGGCTACGCCTACGAACTGGCGGGTCCGCGCTGGGAAATGGGCATCGTCCTGGCACGCCACCTGTATTCCGACGAAGAGGAACTGCCCGAAGACAAACACCTGTCTTTCGTCAATGGCGTGAACACCAAGAAAGGAGGAAAGCATGTGGAGTCCGTCACCCGAAAGGTCCTGACCGACTTCTGTGAAGTGGCCAAAAAGAAGAAGGTCGACATCAAGCCTGGACAGCTCAAGAATTCGGTGGTGCTGTTCCTGAATTCCACCATCGTGAATCCGAGCTTTGACTCACAGAGCAAGGAGTATCTCACGACACCGCCCGCCGAATTCGGTTCTCGTCCCGAGTATTCAGGCAAACTCATGGACGGCCTTGTGAAACTCGGGCTGATGGAAGAGGCCAAATTCCTCTTGGACGCCAAGACGATGCGCGAGGCGAAGAAGACGGACGGAAAGAAACGGACGACCATTCGCGGCATGACGAAACTGGAGGATGCGCTCTGGGCGGGCACGGCCAAATCCCGCGAATGCACTCTCATTGTCACGGAGGGAGATTCAGCAGCCACCTCGGCTATCTCAGGTCTCAAGGAGGTCGGACGCGAACGCTGGGGCGTCTTTCCTCTTCGTGGTAAACTTCTCAATGTGCGTGACATCACCGTTCAGAAGTTCAACGCAAACGAAGAGCTCACCTCCATCAAGAAGATCTTGGGGTTAGAGCAAGGCAAGGCCTACAAGGACGCCTCTGAACTTCGCTATGGACGCATCATGGTCATGGCGGATCAAGATCACGATGGATCTCACATCAAGGGACTTCTGATGAACCTGTTTCACACCGAATGGCCTGGACTTCTTCAGGCGGGATTCATGTGCACGTTGCTGACGCCGATTCTCAAGGCCACCAAGGGAAAACAGACCGTGTCCTTCTATTCGCTTCCTGAGTTCCTCTTGTGGAAAGAGAGTTTGGCGCAGAGTTCTAGTGCCAATCCCCTCACGGGCTGGTCCATCAAACACTACAAAGGATTGGGAACCTCCACGCCCGCAGAAGCTCGCGAATGGTTCAAGACGCTCCACGAGATTCAGTATATCTGTGATGAACACACCGATGCGTCGCTTCTCCTCGCCTTCCACAAGAAACAGGCCGATGACCGCAAACGATGGCTCGCGCACTACGATCCGCATCAGATGCTTCAGGTGGACGCCAACAAAGCGACATATTCCAACTTCATTCACTCGGAACTGATTCATTTCAGTCACGCGGACAACATTCGGTCCCTGCCCCATCTCATGGATGGCCTCAAACCGTCTCAGCGTAAAATCATCTATTGCTGCTTCAAGCGGAATCTGAAAGCGGAGATTCGTGTGGCCCAATTGGCAGGATACGTCTCAGAACATGCCGCCTATCATCACGGTGAGGCGTCGCTGAATGGAACCATCATCGGTATGGCACAAACATTTGTGGGGTCCAACAACATCAACCTGTTGCGTCCGATGGGACAAATGGGATCGCGTCTTCTCGGAGGAAAAGATGCTGCTTCTCCGCGGTATATCCACACGTATATGGAGGACATCGTGCGATACATCTTTCGCAAAGAGGATGACTGCCTCCTGAAACACATCGAAGATGAGGGTGATCTCGTCGAACCCGAGTATTATCTCCCCGTCGTTCCGATGTTGGCCATCAATGGCTCCATCGGCATCGGCACGGGATACTCCACAGACATTCCTCCGCACAAACCCGAGGACATCATCTGTCTCCTCCGTCATCGGCTCCAAGGGTCCATGGATACGCTCGCAGGTCGCCCGCAGGATCCGTGGTGGTTCGGCTTCAAGGGGAGCATTCACCGCATCGATGACATGACGTGGCACACGAAAGGCATCTACGTGTTGGATGATGACAAGCATACCGTGACGATCACGGAACTCCCTGTGGGCACCTGGACCAAGGACTACAAGGCCTTTCTGGAAGAGAAACTGGACGTGGAAGAGAAACGGAACAAGGATGCCAAGCGGGAGGCCAAGAAGGCGGAGACGGAGAGCCAGTCCTCTTCCAAGGAGGATCCCTGCGGCTTCAAAGGGTGCGATGATCTCTACAACGACGTGGACGTCTGCTTTGTCCTCTACTTCACGGAGGAGGGCTACGATGCGATTAAGGAACATCCCGAGGTGTTTGAAAAGCAGTTCAAACTGACAACCTCATGGAAAACGACGAACATGACGTGCTTTGATGCCACTCGCACCATTGTAAAGTATCGCACGATTGGTGATCTACTCGAGGCGTTTCTGGAACAGCGATTGCCCCTGTATGAGGCACGGCGTCTTGCGATCCTGGGCATTCTCCATGCACAAAATGTGGAACTGGATGCGAAACGGCGATTTCTCCAGGCGGTATTGGACGAACGTCTGATTCTTCAGAAGAAGACGGACGAAGAGATTGTGAGTCAGCTTCAGGCGTGTTCGATTCCTCCCTTATCCTGTGTGGAGAAACCGGATGCCTATGAGTCGTATGACTATGTCTTGCGGATGCGCATGGATCGTGTCAAGCAGTCCGCGATTGATGAATTAGACGCGCAGATTCGGGAAAAAGAGGTGGAGATTGCGAGACTGGAGGGAGAGACTGCTTCCTCGCTGTGGCTCTCTGATCTGGCGGAGTTGGAGCAGGCATGGGGTCGGATGTCGGCCGCTCGAATTGCTGAGTCGGTGGCGGTGGCTACGTCGGAATCTGCTGTGAAGCCACGAAAGCGTCGGCCGACTGTGGTGAAGCCATAGGCGACCCAAAGCCATAAGCAAAGCCATAAGCAAAGCCATAAGCAAAGCCATAAGCAAAGCCATAGTAATCATAAGAACCAGTAGAGAGATGGCGCATGCACTCGGTGAAATGTATTATCTTGCCGGTCTGATGGAAGAGCGTAGGCAAAAGCAAGAGCAGCAAAAGCAAGAACAGGGTCCCCACATCCATACGGGGCTTGTTTTTATTTCACCTCGTGTCCCCAAAGAGTTCGATACGATTGTCCCAGCAGATACGGGTAAACCGACCGATGCGACGGATGACTGGTGTGTGATTGCATAATTGCATGATTACATCATCGGCTGGAACGGGAGCGACTTCGTGCCCGCACTAGACATGCTAACCGGCTGCTCCATAGGGACAGGGAGGTGAGAGATGTCATTCAAATAATAATTGTATTGCTGAATCTCGGAAAGGATACGAGGAGCGGCCCATTGGACCACCATGTCATTCAGTTCTCGGATCTGACCCTCCACATGAAAGGGATTGTTCTTGGCATACTGCAAATACATAGCACGCATGATCATTTTTAGTTCATCGACGTCTTGATTGTCGATCACATACTTTTTGGGACCACTGATACGGTAGACCTCGCTCTTAATCCGATGCTGGATTCCTTCCGCATTCTTACGGGTAAAGAAGGCATCAGACAAGGGAGTATGCTCCCAATTTCCCCGGAGCATGTCGCCTGCAAAGGAGATCTCTGTTTCTGTGGGATGACGAAAGCCCGCCGCATCCGGTACGCCTACACCGGTTGATCCGCCGCGAAGATTGACGCGGCCATTTTGCCCAGGGGCGTGGCTGGTATACGGGAGTTGAAAATCAGGGAGTATGGAAGACATTCTATCTGCCTTCCTTGTTTTTTTTCTTCGCCCTGAATATAACATGTCGTCTGTCACTCGTTTCATTCGCCAGGTCCCCGTCTCCACCACCTACTACAACGCTGTTACCGTTCTTGGCGCTACCAGCACCATGGTGTTCGAGCTCGTCCCGTCAGCGTCCAACATCGTTGCCAACTACCCGCCAGGCTATGTTCAGGTGGCCTCGGCTGCTCTCCAGGCTGGCATTGCCGCGATGGTCTCCCTTCATGGCGCTGCGAACCTCGTCCTCCGCGACATGGGCAAGACCATCTATGCCCAGTATGGCACGGGTCTTGCCGCGGACCCGTCGGCCTATTTCCGTCAGGTCCAGCTCCTCCAGCCGGCGAGCGCGGGCGGCTCTTTCGGCGTCCTCGGCGGCGCGAACAGCCCTGATGCCTACACCGACTTCCTGACCTTCTACATCCCCGTTGCGGTTGCGGGCGTGAAGGGCCCTCAGGTGAACACCCAGGCCTTCGCCATCGCGGGCGGCCAGATGTAAATCGGCTTACGGTATCAACATAGAGTATTTCCCTTATACGATCATTCTTGTGATGGTATAATGGAACCTAGTCTATACGCGTGAGTATTAACTTTTGGCCTATCCCGTAGTAGAGAGACATGTTCAACATCTATATGGCGATCTTTATCATCGCGGCGATTGCGATCGTCGCAGGAGGAACGATGTATGTCAACAGCATGAATAAAGGAACGGCCGCACTTCTCTATGGCATTGGATCCCTATATCTCATGATCATCTACGGAATCAAATGGTTTAGCAACACATCTCCTTTCACTCCCCCCGTCGGTCCATGGCCCGCCACGATCAACACCTGTCCTGACTTTCTTACGTCGTATACACGTATCATGTCTGATGGAAGCAAGCAGGAAACCTGCATTGATACAATTGGAGTGTCTAAGAATGGAGCGCTATCCGTGTTTCCCTCAGGAAGAGCTCCCCTAGCAGATCGCTATTACTTCTCATTAAAAACGGCAGCTTCTGAACCTGCTAAGAAGGCTGCCGAGTGGTGCTCGAATGCGCTGAATGCAGGGCTGACATGGGAGGGGATTACGAATGGAGAGAGCTGTGTGTCGTCTGATGGATCAGCCATGCCACCCTCTAGTGCATCCGGCGCAGAGTGCCCCACGGCATAAAGGCGCGTTTGGTTCGAGTGAAAACCTTCTCCGACCTCTGTAGGGTTCGCCCTCTCCAGCATCCATAGTTTAGTGGTAAAATGGCTCCCTTCCAAGGAGTCGTCACGGGTTCGATTCCCGTTGGATGCATGATACTCTACGATCCATGATATTGGTTGGTAGAAATCACAGTGTAAAGAACGCCCAAGAAGACCACCCAGATGGGTCGCACCAGTATCACAGAACAGGAAACATCATGTCTTCATCCTGAAACGGAGGCGTTCATGGGGCAATGGCTCGCGAAACGATCCCACCCCGCCTTCCTCCTGATCGGCCCCCCTGGCGTCGGTAAAACAACCATGGTCTACCGTGTCTGTGCACAAGCGCGCTATTGGATTCAGGAGTTTAATGCGAGTCATACGCGAACAGGATCCAGCTTTCGCCAAACCATTCTCCCTCTTCTTGTGGAAACAGGCGTGAGCAAATGGATTCATCCTACCACCCCCAATGGGCGCGTGGTGCTCCTCGATGAAATGGATGGCCTCTCCCAAGGAGAAAAAGGCGGTCTCCAAGAGCTCCTGGATTATTTAAAATCAAAACGGAATTTTGCGGACGACTGTCCATTGATTCTGATTTGTAATGTGCTAGAGGGCCGTGTGATGCAGCAACTCTTAAAATATTGCTGTGTTCATTATGTGAACATGCCCAAGAAAGAGAAATTGGTAGAGTATTTTAAAAAGGAGATCTCGGATTCTCTGTATTCCCTGGGGGACATTCGCAAAGTCTCTCAGAGTTTAATTTATGAAGATACGCTCCATACGGGTGTCAAGGGAAAAGACGAATTGCTGGATCGATCGATTCATGTGGCCATTCGTGCCGCCTGGTTCACGCTCTTTGAACACTGGGGACCCAATGACGAACTAGATCTCGAGACCAAAGATGCAAATCTCGCGGGTCTTCTCTTTCATCAGAATCTTCCACTCTATCTCACGTCGGCCGATCCCGCACCCTTTGAAGTCTATGAGGAGATTTTAGAAGAAATCCGATGGAGTGATCGTGCAGACTTTTGGGCGTTCTTTCATCAATGCTGGAATCTTCTCCCCCTGTCCTATCGTCTGAAACTCAAATACCCCAATCAGTCCCTTCAGCGCTATGCGAAGCCCTCTCCCATCCCTGAACCACAGGATCTTCAATATACCCAGGTCTTAACAAAACAGTCCGCACTGTTTAATGCGTGGAAGGAGATGAATCGGGTGGCGAATGAGAACGACATTCCTTTTCGGTGTGTCACCCAGTGGGCCTCTCACCAAACAGGGAAGCGTCTCGATACGCTGGGTCTACCCATGCTATCTGGTCTTTCTGGTGTAGGTCTTATAGGGGGATCTCCGATTGAAGCTGGAGCACCGTCAGCGGCCCCGTTCGTCCCAGCCGTTGCGCCGAGTGAATCAGCACCTGTCGCATCTCGTATACGGGCAACTCGTGGAAAAAAACCAAGTGCGTCATCATAGGAAGGGACCATCCGCGAATCCATTCCATGTTAGAGACAAAGAGAACACGTGTGTGGCCCTCTTGGAGATTGCGAATCGTTCGCTTCATCGAAAACATGTTATGCTCTACACGCTCTGCATAGATCCCAAGCGCACGAATATCCTCAATGAGTTGATAATAGATGTTGTCAAATGCGGAATAGATGATCCATGTGGCATCAGGGGTCGTCCGAAGAAGATCCAGACAGACCTCTTTTCGGCTGCGCATGGGTGCATGAAACAGAATCGGTTGGACACCGCACATGCTCGCCGCACTGATCGGCTCGCGGCACGTGGGGCATCGTTGGCTCATGATCGCATGCTGAAGAAGACACCCTCCACAATAGAGCTGATGACAGCATGATAGAAAGGTGGGATGGACACAGTTGTCCAAACAGATCATACACTCATTCTCTTCCACTTTGCGTTGAATGAGTGCATACTTCGTGGTCGGCTGATGGGCCCGATACTCTTGCCAGTCCTTCTGCTCCACATGAAGTGCATGAAACAGAAGGGGAACCGATTCAGGAGAGATCGTCGTAGAACGATGCGTCACCATTCGAAAACTACGCAAGGACGTAAGGGTTACCGTGGGGCAACATGTGATTGTGCGGGTGACCATCTCGGGCAATCCCATACTCGTTGTAAGAGATTCTACCCCATTTCGTAGGACCATTCGTGATCGGTAGGGATGGAAAAACGGAAGATAGTCTTTAAAGAAAGAGGACGATGCAAGGGTTTGTTCATAGGGGACCGTGGGATCTTGGAGAAGCCAATGTTCTGCCTCGGGATGAAGAAGGACACGATCCTTAAGGGCGTAGAGGTTACTTTTCATAATGATCGGGTGTTTAAAGAGAAAAGGGATCCACTCATTGGTAATCAGCCATAGAAACTGGAAGCGAATGGGAGTGGACATCGAGGGCAGATAGATCGACGATGCCTGGTCAATGAATACCTGGTTCCATTCAATCTGATGTTCTACCGCATAGTCCTGAACCGCTTTAAAGCATTTGTTGGTCGTAATCACAAGTTTGTGCTCTACCATGTCCTCCGCGAGAATGGCATGTTGGAGCTGTCGTTTGTTTTCCACGAGAACATGAGGAAGTGTCGTATAGGTTGTAATTTCTTTTTTCCATTGTTCTATCAATAAATGGGGGACCACGATCAGATGCGCAGAACGTGTGGCGGAATGACGGCACATGTCGTGAGAGAAGAAATAGGTGGACGAGGCGGGAGACAGTTCTGACGTCATCGTGCCATGCGAATAAAAAGAATAGGAGGCCAGATAAGCCAGGATGCTTCGCATCTTTCCTGATCCTGCGGGATCCGCCACGATGCCAATCTTTCCATTCATGATGGTAGATCCCACCATATAGCCGTGTATCATTTTATCACGATATTGATGCATTGCGCGAACCATGTTCTGCTGATGCGGATAAAGGGAACCACGAATACGAGGAATAGGATGAAAAGGCTGATCGCACGGTGCAAAGGATTGATGATACACATCATTAATGAGAGAAAGCGTATCGTAGAGCGCCATATGGTCGTGCCTTAGTGGCTCTTTGTTATATGCCATTCCCCTATGCTTTAGGTGTGACCTTGATACCAAGAAAGAAGAATGGGGTTTGTAACAAGATCCTCTAATCGGTAAGAGAGACGCTTCCATGTGGGTTGACTGGGTGACATCTTCTCTACCGTGTTGTCACTGTGACACATGACCAGAATGGTCTTCTTAGGATCTAATTGAATCATGGGGGAATTCTGTAAAAAAGATGCCTCTTCCGCATGCGTGACATACTCGTCATATCGATGGAGATCGGAATATCGTTTTCGCCATGCCATCGTGCCATTGGTTGCGTGACGGGGGCCAAAGGGGCCCGAAGAATAGAGACGCTGGGTGCTCATTTCATATAAATACATTTCAGACGAACCCGCAAGATCACATGTCGGATTCTTCTGAAACGCGTCCACGACGGATTGAATCCGATCGGGCGGATAATAATCATCATCGTCCATGGCGATAATCAGTTCTCCACGCGCCTCTTGGTTTAGGCGGTTTCGTTTGGCGCCGATGCGCATCTTTTCGTCCTGTCTGATATACCGCAGATGGGGGATAGTCTTTGCTGCTTCTTGAAAGAGGTCTTCCACGGAGTCACGGCCGTCATCCAATATGATCCATTCCATGTGCTCTTTGGGGAAAGTCTGGTGACGATACACTTCCAGAAGGGCGGGGATAAAACGGCGACGCTGATAGGTAGGAGTGACGACGGATACGACGATCGTCATTTCTGTATCTACATGCGAGAGTGTTTAGATTCCATTCCACAACCACCCACCTGAGGTGGGACTTCTTGTTTTGATCGCTCCTCCTTGGGTTGCGTTGGGTTGCGTTGCGTTGCTTTGAGTTGGAGACACAGGGCGTCGCACGAGAGCTGGCATAGTGGGGATTGCAGGGACTGCATTGGGAACTGCATTGGGGACTGCATTGGGGACTGCATTGGGGACTGCTTTAGGGACTGCATTAGGAACCACATTGGGAACCGCTTTGGGAACCGCTTTGGGGGCTGCCTTAGAGCCAGAGTCCATTGCTTTAAGAATATTCGCCTGAGTGGAGGTAGGGGTAATCACGCCAGGAAGTGCTTTGCTAGCAGCATTGCTAGCAGCTTTGCTGGCGGCATTCGAGGTAAGAGGTATCACGGCAGGAAGTGCTTTTGACTGCGCGTTGCTTACTGCATTGCTTACTGCGTTACTTACTGCGTTGCTAGCCGCATTGCCAGTGACCTTCTGAATAACGGCAGGGAGGGATGGTCCTTTGGATCCAAGGGTAGGTGTATCGGTAGATGCCGTTGGAACAGAGGGAACAGCAGGTGCTTGATGCATCCGTTTCATATTCTTTTCTATCGTGGCATATCGTTCTGCAAAAGGTTCTGACCCTTTCACCGTTTCCCCATAAGGGAAGGATTCCTGTAATGCCTCCATGTATTCATCCATGATGCTTCCCTTCTTATTGCCATCCGTTCGCTCCAACTCCTTTCGATCCTCCTCCGTTTTGGGATAATAAAAGGGATACTTGAAGAACCGCCCTACGAATGAAGTGGCAGGAGTTGTAGCAATGGGGAGAATAGCAAAGATTCGTGGGTAAATACGGATAGGCGTCGTATCTCCATCACGATCTTCCAGCTCATTCCGATAGTAACTGTATCCCGCTTTGACAAGATAATAAAAGACAAGAATCACTGTTGCTGGAGAAAACACAGAACACAAGACAAGAACAAACAGAAAAAAGAAAAATCGCATCGGCGCTGGATACACAATCATCTCATTGGAGACAAGAGAGGCCAGATAGAGAGTCAGAAGGGGATATATTAATTGCTGCACGATGTCGATGATTTTATTAAAAATACCAGAGGCACTCACTTGTGTCATTGTGCTTGCCACTGTATTCAGAGTCGTCGTAGCAATGGCGATGACCGTGGTGAGATTCGAGGCATTTACAGATGTGGTGGACTCTTTCGATAGCTTCTCCAGATTTTGAATCACATTCGTGATCGCACTGACGTGAGATTGATCCCGTTTGCTTGGATCTCCTTGAAGCAGTGTGCCTTTCAGATCCTGAAGAATGGCAACACCATTTGTGAGTGACTCACGGAGCCCTTTGGAGTCTGTTGGCAGCGCCTGAAGCTGTGATACGACATCTGTGAGAGATGTGGCGAGCACGGTATAGTTTTTTGGCTGCGCATGATCCGCAGGTGGAGGATCCGCAAAGGAGTCCGTAGACCCCTTACCCTTACCTGTGTCCTTGTCCGTGTCTTTACTCTTGGCTGTCTCTTTGTTTGTCTGTGTGTCTTTAGAGAGAAAGGGAATCTTCTGTGCGATATCATTTGTCGCCTGTGTCACACGAGAAATAACCTTCTGAAAAGACTGAAACATGGACTCCTTTTCTGTCTCCTTTGACATTCTATGTCCACAACGGATTTTAATGAATCTGTTGTGGTCACGCCTAGGAGCCATAAGAGAGTTTACAGGGCATACTTTAGACCCCCCATTCCAGAGGTGATCGTCACCCAATTTAAACTCTCCACATACAACGTGATGTTATACTGATAGAGGCTATTCGCAGGAAGCGGATATACATTGAGGTCCACTTGAAATAGTTTAATACGACTGCTATTAATGCTACCATCGGGTTGAGGCGTCGGTGAGGTTAGTCCAAAGGGATACACAATCATTTCAGAGTCGGGAAGACCTTTCAGATATTTCCATGGAACAATCTGATTGTAATAAGTAATCGGTTTCTCTTCTTGAAGGGGATTTCCGTCTCCTAAGATGGACAAGGCACGAACAATCGATCGCTGACCATTCAGGACCGTTTGGCCCGAAGAACCTGCCTGTGCCACATTCGCAGGCCATCCTCCAGAGGGAAGAAAAGGAGGCTTGGAAGGATTCACCCAGTTGGTCAGATTCCAAATCTCATTCCGATAGGTGATCGTATCGGAACGTCGTGGAAGAATCAGGATGCGCTCCACAGGATTGTGCGTATCTAATTCCACCAGTTGTCGTGAGGAAATGGAATCGAACTGGTAGGTTGTTACTTGCCGAACCAGATAGGAAAGAGATTCGGAAGAAAACTGGAGACGCTCCTCATCCGTGACATAGACATAGGTCATCTGAATGCGCGGCTGAAAGGCCCATGATTGGAGAAGAGGGGCAGGCGTTCCAATGTCCGTTAGGAATTGACTGATCGTTATGTCGCTGATGTCGGACACCGAGGTATAATACACATTATCGGGCTGCGATGGGATCGGAGACGGGTTGAACTCATACCCTGGAGCCACTTGAACACCATTCCGATCGAGGATGCGATAGAGTTCGCGAATGGGACGCAGGGTAATCTGAATTTCGCATTCATGATACTGGAGCGCCACAAGAGGGAGAGCCTCGAAGGTGGATTCTGCAAACCAGAAGGGAAGAGGGACGGATAGGCGGCGGCCTGCAATAGAGGGACGGTTTACATTGGGAGGCGTGGTGGTGGATCCCGTCGGGCCATTATTATTATACACGGTGGGATATCCACTTTGTGAGTCTCCACCATTATAGAGACCACTCGCAGGATCATACAGTTCGGGAACATCTCCCACAAGGGACTGCCATTTTTGATAGGTGCGTGAATCCATGTCACATTGTGCCTTGGCAATCAAATACTCGCCACCACATTCTTGGATCTTTTGGCCACCGATGAAAAACGCCATGTTCTGAATAATATGACAACCGATATACCGTGTCCATGCAAAGTTGTATTGAGCCTGTCGGCCTGATGCGGTGGGTAGATTGATAAACTTGGAATAAATATCGGGTAGGTCAAAGACAAAATAGATGTCACGGACGAGATCGGCAATGCGCTGGAGCTTAAAGCGAACCTGGACGGGCTGGTCGTAAAGGAGATCCTGTGGGCCATCCATGGCGAAGGTCACGGATTCCTCCGCAAAATGCGCATATTTCTTGTAGGTTTTATAGAAATAGGTGAAATCTGGATTGCCACTAAGGAGGACATTTTGTGCTCCGTAGGCGACAAGGGAAAACAATCCACCACCTGGCATTGGTTTTACTAGTATAGAACAAGATCCTTTAGACCTATGTGGAGGCGCACAAAGCAGTCCCGCAGGGGCTGCGGGCCTTGTGAGCGCCCCCATACCCCAGTGGAGACGCAAGCGTATGCTCCACAAACACACCCCTCTCCCATGAAGCGGACTTGTATCTACATGATCTCCTATGGAAAGGGGTATGGGGTTTACGAAGTTCTAAGAATGCCTCCATATTATAAAAACACATGTTGATTCATACCTCGTCCCTCCACATAGATAACGGGATACTTCGTAGGGTCTAGATGTCTGGAAATGATTTCAATACGATCCACTGTATGGATTAACTTAAACATACCAAAAGGGCTAGCATACACACATCCATTTGCAAAAGAATTACATATTTTGTCTGATAGAAGGTTCTGATTGGATGGTAATTCGGCACGATAGCCTCGAATGGCACCATACGTAAACATGGGAGCGCACCAATAGCGCAAGAGAAGAGGATTCATTGATTACATAGTGATGTATGTGATTTAAGTAGGGTGGAGACGTTCCGTGTGCTCCACAAACACACCCCTCTCTCATGGAGAGACATGGAGTAAACAATGGTGTCACGGTAGACAATATAACATGATAAACAATAGGGTCACGGTGAACAATGGGAGAGGGGTGTGTTTGTGGAGCATACGCTTGCGTCTCCACCACGGTGAACAATGGGAGAGGGGTGTGTTTGTGGAGCATACGCT